CTTTTGCGCTTTTAGCTTTTGCGCTTTTAGCTTTTGCGATGTTATCGTGCTGTGACTTAGCTTTTGCGCTTGTCTTGTCTTTCGACTTAGCTTTTACTTTTGTCACTTTGACAACTTCTGCAACTTGTTTTTCGCTATCTTCTTCAAACGTAACGAATTTTTTGTCTTTCGTTACATTAAAAAAGAATTTCGCAAAACGTTTTCTTAACGTGCAAGTTTCACGTGTTGTTGTTGTGCTTTTGTCTAGCACTTCTATGACGTTTGCAACGTGCTCATTTAACAAGTTAGAAAATTCTTTTTTCGTATCAGAACTTTTCAACTTGCTTGTCAATTCTTTGTCAACTTTATAGTTGACAATCTCAATACGATTGACAAATTGTTTATACACGTTAAAAGTGACTTCATTATTTTTTATAGTGAAATCACGCTCAACGTCAAGTCTTATCGCTATAATTCTTTTATCGTTTTTATATATAGCGATTTTATCTTTTAATCGTTGCTCGTCATTGTATATCTTTGACATCATCTTATCAATCTTCATTATTGAAGTTTTCACGATTTTTTACTCTCTCTCTGTGACTATATAAAAAACAAAAGTATATTTTTTTATTCTGTTTTTATTTTTCTAAACTGCAAGCATTTATTTTTTTTGCTTATTGTTTTTCGTTGTCGCTCAACGTATTATGCTTTAAGCTACTTATTTTTTACTTGCTTATCTTTGAATGAACTTCTTTTATACTTCTGTATAGAGTATATCATATATATACTTTTAGTCAAGATACTTTGAAAAACATAATCACTTTGAAAAATCAAAATTAAATTTATTTTAAAATAATACTTGACAAAAGACATTTTATTATAATTTTTTTTACTTAATATATATTGATATAAATTATATTTAATTTTAAATCAAAAAATTTTTGACTCACGAAAGTATTAAATATCCCCCCACGTTTTTTCTCGACGAGAATTTTTCTTTTTCTGCGATTTCACACGTCTACTGTATCTTACACGGAGTGGTCCAGTTTTTTTCTACACTAGTATATCATATATATACTTCATTATATGCATCATAATCCGCTTCACCAGAGCCCCGAGACCTAAGAATTAATGCGTAATGCGCAAGTCCCGAGACACAAGACCTAACGCACAAGAATCGAGATACAAAACTCAAGACTCAAGACTCAAGGCATGAGTGTCAAGGTGTAATATTTAAGACCTGGGTGTTGAAGCGTTATAGTTGAATGTCTGGGTATCTATTATAAGGTGTAAATACTCGCTTCTCCCTGCTCAAGTTGGAGTAGTGGTTAACAAATTATTTTAAATTTTACTTGACAAAGATGTTGTTTTATGATATACTGTGTTTAATCATGAAGAAAACAGTAGGTGGCTATACGCCGACATATAGTTTTACGGAGCAACCGGTGAGTGGTTCGTTGCGTAAGTTCACGAAGAGGTACTATAAATCGTGTTTAACGTGCGGTCACTTTGTCGAGGGCAGGGAGAGTAAGGTTAGTGATTGCGAGTTTAAGGAAGATATGATGGTGTGTAAAGAGTGTGGGAAGTATGAGAAGGGGAGATAATGGGTAAATTATTGTTAGAAGACTGTTTAACTACGATGCATAAGAATGAGATTTGGTATAATTATGTGTTTTGCGGACCGCCTGATTTTGATGAGTTAGGGTGGAACCCGGGTAAAGATTGGGGTAAGTATTTAGACTTTCTTGAGAGAGTGTTTAAAGGGTTTAAGATTGAGACGGGTGCGGTTACGGTTGCTATTACGGATAGGAAGTATGATGGTGGGGTAATTGAGAAACATGCTGAGATAATAAGGATAATGCATGAGTTAGGGTATAAGTATATAAGTCAGAAGATATGGAATAAGTCTGATAAGAGGAATTTATATAGGTTAAATTATTCATTTGTGATGTCGTTTGGGAAAGGTAAGATTAAGCAGAATCATAATGACGATTATGAGTACGATGTGTGGAGAGTAGATAATGATAAGTATGATGGGTATAGCTATGGATTCCCTACGGATATAGTAGAGAGGTGTGTGAAGAATTTCACGAATAAAGGCGATACGGTGTATGACTGTTTTATGGGAAGCGGGACAACGGCGGTAGCGTGTTTACGGACGGGCAGAGATTATTTTGGGAGTGAGATAGATGAGGCGACGCATAAATTATCAGTAAAGAGGCTTGAAGAAGAGGAGAAGAAGATACTATGAAAATTAGAAAGAAAATCAATTATGAATTTGATGCTATTCAGTATACAGGACTTAATTATGATGATATTGTAGAATTTATTAAGGGTGATGGTCAGGCGTGGGTGTGCGGTAAAAAGATAGGGTTAGATACAGACTATGGTAGAGTATATGCTTCTAAAAATGATTATATTTTTAAAGATGAAGATTGTGGTGTAAGAGTATGTAAATCAAGATATTTTAAGCATATTTATGAAGTAGTTAAGGAGTAAAGATGAAAATAGAACGGCATGAATGGAAGATAAAAGATAAGTTTAAGGGTAAGTTACATCTTGGTACACGTGAGCGTAAGAGAAGAATTAAGCAGATTGAGAGTGGTGCGTTGAAGAGCGATAATGGAGTGAAAGTATAAAAAGGAGGACGGAATGCGGTGCCCATATTGTAATAGCGATAAAGAAGTTATTAAAACAGACTACGAAACGTTACAAGTTTATATGTGTAGAGAATGTTCAGGGACATTTACAGTTAATGAATCGTGTTGTAGTTACGAGTGTGGGTGTAGTAGCGAAGTATCGCATACTGATAAATTATATAATTGGGGTTCGATATTGTGGTCTGCTTGGGTGAGGGGAGATAAATCTACTGAGATAATAGGATGTTTTCATGAAGATGGGAGTATGTATAAAATAGTTGTTCCGCAAAGGCTTAGAGACACAATAATCGAGATACAAAATTGGTTGTGTAATATATATATTGAAATTGAAAAACTCAAAACAAGAATAATAAGTTTAGAAAATATATTTAAAGAAGTGAAGTAGTAAATAAACCTAGCGTTGGAGGTGCGCAGATGCGAATGGGTGTATCGCAGGTAACTTCTAGTGTAGAGACGATAGAATTTTTTAAGAAACAAATTATAAGAGAGACATATATACCAAGAAGTTTGAGACAAAGTTTTAAGATAAACTATGATAAAAACGGGAAAGTTGTTTTTAGTGAAAAGAAATCAATATGGAAATAATTGATTATATAATAGATGGAATAAAACTTGATATCGGGTGCGGTAAACATCCTCGGGAAGGGTATGAGCATTTAGATATACAACCGCTTGAGCATATTGAATATGTTTGCGATGCGAGTAAAGAGTTACCATTTAAAGATAATAGTTTAAGTGCTGTGTATAGTTCAAATACGTTAGAGCATTTTTCGTGGAGAGATGTAGACAGTATTTTGAAGATGTGGGTTAGAAAGTTAAAAGTTAAAGCTAAGATAGAGTTAAAAGTTCCATGTCAGAAGAGTGTCAGTAGAGCGTATTATGAGGGTAGAATAAAAGCAAAAGAGTTCTCAAATGCGACGTATGCTGACCAAGACGATTATACGAATTATCATAAGTGTGCGTTTGACCCAGAATGGTTAAGTGAGTTATTAAAAGATGCTGGATGTAAAGACATAAAAGTAACAGAAGAGTATAAAGATGAAGTTGGTGAGTTGACCGGGTTTTTAATTGAAGGGGTGAAAGCATGATAAGACGTAGCGATGGGAGTAGAGTACCACCACCAGAAAATTTTGGTAGTATCAATATAACGGCAAGTGACGTACTTGAGAGAGGTGATGCTGTTTTTATGAGTGGGCATACATTACATGGAAGTAATACGCTAACACTTAATACTTTAGAAGAAGCTAGAAATAACTTCCGAGAGTGGGGTAGCGTTGTTCCTGACTTAGGTATGATTAGTAGTGATATTAACAATCAGATTAACGAACAGATTATAGTAGGTTTAACTGACGTTGCACCGCATAGTGTTCAGTTTACGAATAAAGAAGGTAAAAGAATTAAAATAGACTTTAGTGGAAATGAAGTTAAGTATGAAGGTGATATGATAATGAGTGATGCGGCAGATTTGTTCTTTAACGCCGTATTCCAGAGGTACTTTAATCATGCACAAGCACGGGCAGTATAGTGAAATAGTATGCGGTGACGATTGTGAATTTTTAGATAAAAAGAAAGAGTTTTGTAATAAGTATAAGAGTAAGTTAGAGTGCGATATACCAATGTTCTTTTATAAACTATATCAATGTAGAAATAAACATGAAAATTAAAAATATAGATAAGATGCGTGAACGACACAAAAAAGAAATTGAGCATTTACAGGAACTGTGTCATCATGAAAATATTAGTGATTGGACGGAGTACATGTGGGCAGTAGGGCATTACGGGTCACCAGTTAAGTACTGCTTATTTTGCGGTAAGATAATAGAACAAAGAAAGGAGAATACGTGGACAGTAGTTTAAAAAAGTATATTTCTTTTAGGAAACAGTACGAGAAGTGCTTGATGATGAAGAGTAGACAGAAACAGATATATTGCTATCATTGTGGTAAAGATATAACCCTATGTACTAAGTATAATGATATTTGTAGCAGTAAAAAATGTTTACCAGAAAGGTTAAAAGGTAAGTATGTGTAGAACTTTTGTTTCAGAGATTATTATATCCGAGGGGTGCGATACTGTACACGAATTTTTTAAGTCATTAACACCGTCAGAAAACAAAGCAATATTCTGTCAGAAAAAGATACCATTATTTGTGACAGAAAATATAAAAAATAAATTCAAGGAAATCAAAAATGCACATCAAAACAGAAAAGGGTCTTGAAGTAGATTTAAGCCCTGAAGAGTTAAGACATTTTAAAATAAAAGATTCACGTAGTTTAAAAAGTTTCGTATCAGAGCTTGCTAATGAAGAAAAGATTAAAATTGGGTTTACATCTAACGATAAATAATTATTGCGGGATAGTGCAGCCAGGTAGCACGTCAGGTTCATACCCTGAATGTCGTGGGTTCAAATCCCACTCCCGCTACCAAAAACTGAGCGTAGGCTAGTCTGGTCAAGTCGCTTGTTTTGGAGACAAGAGTTCAAAGGTTCAAATCCTTTCGCTCAGACCAAAAGAAAAATAAAAAATAACTTGACAAACTGCATTTTTTATGATATACTCATTTCATAAGTAGATAAGAATTGAATCTGATTATAAAAAGGAGAAAATATGGAAGAAAAAGTCATTTTAATAGACGCAACATGTAAACACTGTGGGAATATATGTCAAATTGATTATATAGACTTTCTATTATCAATGAGAGCGAATCATTTTTATAGAATGACATGTTATGCAGAAGGGTGCGGGAAGCAGACTTTAATAACGTATCCGCATATAACAGTTGCTATTGAAAGAGGACAGAAACCAGAGGAAGTTTTATCTACTATAAAAATAAATGACTATGTAAAAAAGGAGGAGACTAAATGAAGTTAATTGAAGCTATGCATGGTACGAAACATACGTTACGTAAAATGGAAGATTTACGTAAGAAAATAAGTATGTACTGCGCTGATTTAGACTGTATGCAGGCTACTTATGGAGACGCAGACTCACAGAAGAAGAAAGTTTCAGAATGGTTACAGATGCACCATGATTTGGCGTTGAATCTGACTAAACTTAAGAAAGATATTCAGAGGACGAATCTAGAAACAAACGTTACTATAAAAATCGGTGACGAACCTGTAACTAGAACTATTTCTGAATGGGTTATACGTAGACGTGAGATTATAGATTTCGAGATACAGTCGTATAGTATTCTTTCAGATAGAGGGTTGTCAGATAAGTCGATGTTAGTTAGAGGATTGGACACAGATAAAGTAAAGCAAGCTAGAGTCAGGTTCTATTTCGATGCGTCAGAACGTGATAAACAGTTAGAGTTACTTAAGACAGAAAAAGAGTCAATAGATAAAGTTTTAGAGATAGCAAACGCTACGACAGACGTAATTGAAAAGTAATACTGCGAAAAGTGATACCTTGTTCACAGATATGCATATCTGGTATAGCTGAGTAGCTTATACGGAATTGATGTGTGAACTAATCTAGAGTAGCTCTCTAGCGATAAATCAATTCCAATTTAAAAAATAGTTCTTTCACAAAAGTCTCAGATAAAGAGATAAAAATCGGAAATAATAAAGCGTATTCTGCGACGATAAGCGGATTTAATTGTTAATTACGAATAGTAATTATTACAAAACGGATATCGTCCTAATCAGACGAATGTTATTGTTATGAATAGATACGTCAGTATCTACTCTGCGCATGGGGAAAAGTATCCCCGACCTAAGACTTAAGATAGCAAGCTTTAAGGCTGAAGTTAAGCAAGAGTAAAGGGTAACGTATCAAGACTAAAGACAAGTGATAATTCACTTTGGGCAACACTCGATGAGAGAACCTGATGGTGAAGTTACACGTTAATTGTCAAATGTCGTAAGTAAGTTAGGTTCTTTGTTAACGTCCGAGTTACTTCTTACGCTTCCTTTATTTGGAGATTGTGAAAGACATAATATGAGAGGTAGATTTAAATGAAAGAGATGTTTACGAAAGAATATATAGAATTTTTAGAAAAGAATAAATTACTCCCAATCAATGAAACAGCGAAGATGTTAAATCTTCACCCGGCCACATTACGTAGTTTTGCGAAATCAGACACTATAAAGCATGTAAGAATAGGTAAAAAATATTACTTTAATCTAGAGGATATAAAAAATAGTAAAGTCGAAGAAACTATTTTACCGAAGGGTGTTATTATTAACAATGGGTATATTAAAATACACGTTGGTAAAGATAATAACTTAGCTGATGCTAATGGATATGCTTTATTGCATAAGATGATATTAGAATCCCATTTGGGGCGTAAACTACTCGAAAACGAGAGTGTTAAGCATAAAAATGGGATTACGTTAGATAATCGCTTAGAGAATCTTGAAGTAGTATAGACAGAAAGAAAGAGGTGAAATATGGTTGATATCGCTAAGTTGAAAGAATTGGGAATGACTAGGGTAGCAAGTGATATTGAGAAAGCGTTAGAATTTAAAAGAAAAACGATGATAGCTTATGAACGGTTTAGATTTGTTACGCCAGATAAGTTTGTAGATTTTAATACAAAACTATATAATAAAACAGTTAAAAAACCTAACAAATATTCCGAATCTTACGATAAGTTAATATTCACTAGAATAGACCAGTATACTAAAGTACCGCCAGCTGATGTTTTACTTAAACTTGAAGAAGCGCAAAACGTTAAGTTGGAAGATGGTTCTAATGTATGTGTTTTTGATACGTATGAAATAGCACACATACAAAGTATTGTTGAAAGAAAAGACCCCATACTTTTTGGATGTATAACAGGTTGCGCTGATAAGTTTTTTATAGCTCAATGGGACGATGATGTTAAAATAGAAGATATTATTAATGAAAATGAGGGATAATAATAGTGTGGAAACCACCCAAGAAACAAGACACTATTGATTATAGGCAATATGTAACTTCAAGTGCTATGTCATTTGGTGCGATGCATGATTTTGTTTTTCGTGGGGAAGAGGCTGTAGATAAAGATTTATTTACTAAGCGTGTGGAAAAATACCGTAAAAAATATGAAAAAAATAATGATGGTAGCCCCTTAGAGTTAATGTTTAAAAAAGTATTTGGTTAAAAATAAAGGTGAATAATGTATAAAGAAGAACTAATGAAAAGATTAGATGAGAGCGGGTTGTGTTTTATATGTAAAAAAGTTCTCGAAAAAGAAGATATGCCAGTAGAAATATTTGATAAATTTTTTGGGAAAACGGTAAAGGTGTGTAAAAAACACTATAATTGTTGTGGAGGGGAATAATGCCTTATGCGACAATTAATGACTTACCTGAGCATGTAAAAAAAGTAAAGAGTAAAAAGAGACAAAGAATGTGGCTTGCGGTGTGGAATAGCGTCTATCGAAAAACTGGTAGCGAGTCACGAGCGTTTGCGGCTGCAAATTCTAAGCTAAAAGAATTCAAAATAATGACATATAGAGAGATAAAAGAATTGATAGGGCATTATATTAAAGGTACTAAAAAAGGACCGTATGATAAAAAGAAAGATTTGGAAGATTAGTATATGAGCGATGAATTGAACGACGATATAAGTGATGATATGCACGATGCGTTAAGCGGAGAGTCTGTAGATTTTAAAGTAGATTTAAAAGATATTAGTAAGAAGTCTACTCCAGCGGCTTATAAGTTTGATAGTAGTAAAATATCAGATTTAAAATATCTTGAAGATATTTTTTCAAAAGAATATGACCAGTTTAAATCATTAGAGTATCTTAAAAAGAATCACGATGTTTTAATTGCGCAAGGATATCCACAATCCCCTACCCTTAATGAGTATCTTTTTTGGACGACATTATCAAGAAGGATGCAGATTATATACCAACTTCAGCATAAAAGACAGATGGAGACTATCAACGATTATTCAACATTAACCAAAGCTGAGGATACTAAGTTTTTAGGTGATATACAAAAAATAGCTGACCATATAACAACCTTACAGAAAACACTTGATTCCACGTTACAAACAACAATGGAGCTTAAAGACGTTGTTGATTTACATAAAGAAACATGCGAAAAAGCCGAGAAATTTCTAAAAGCACATTTCGGTGAGTATGTAAAAGCTGACCCAAATGCTAGTGGTATAAAAAATATTATTGATAAGGCATATTGGTGCTTTACTCAAGATTTTATATCTAAAGATACTGGAAAAGAGAATATAGCTTATGTGTGGTCTGAAGAGTTAAAGTATTTATTTGATAATAAATTAATACCATTAGAATATATGGCTTTTGTGCTACGTACAAGCATTGAAGGATTGTACAATACAGCTAAGCTTAGAAATGATAGTTTAAGTGAGATTAATAGAGAAGATGCTGAAAAAAAACTTAAAGAATTAATGCTTCCATTTGAACAAGAAAAACATGACAAAGATATGGGGATACTAGAATCTAGTGTTCAATTAGTAAAAATTGATGATACTAAGATAGTATAAGAATTTGGTAAAATAGATGAATTTTAATAAATATTACTGCGTTGGTTGTCATAAAGAGTTATCTAAGTGGGCTAAAAAAAATAATAAAAAAAGATGCACTTCTTGTACTCAGATAAGAAGGTTTAAAAACCATAGCGAAAGAGAGAAGATTAGTCTATCCCAGATAAGAAGATTTAAAGACCCTGAAGAAATATTAAAAATAAGCATAGCTACAAAAAAAGCACTAAATAACCCCGAGATAAGAAAAAGAATTAGTTTAGCTCAAAAAATAAGGTTTAGCAATAAATTAGAGAGAGATAGAAATGGATTACTGATAAAAAAAGCATTAAGTAACCCAAAAACAAGAAAAAAAATGAGTTTAGTACAGAAAGGTAAAAAACACTCATTAGAATCAAAAAGAAAAATAAGTATCAGTGTTAAAAAAGTTTTAAGCAATCCGTATATTAGAAAAAAAATAAGTGACGCAGGGGTTAAAAGATTTAGTAGTATTAAAGAAAGAAAAAGAATGAGTAGAATACTTGGCGGTACGGGTAATTTAAGTAAAACATATTTAAAATATGGCAAAGATTTTAATAATAGAAATAAAGAATTAATTAGGAAGCGAGATGAATATAGATGCCGCAGTTGTGGTCTTGGAACGATTCAGAATGGGCGTAAACTAGATATTCATCATATAGACTATAATAAAAAAAATAACAATCCAAAAAATCATATATCACTTTGTAAATTCTGTAATGCAAAAGCTAACTTTAATAGAAAATATTGGAAAAAATATTTTAAACAAAAAATTAAAAAAATATATGCAAAAATTAACGGATGAAATTCGTGAAGCATTATGTTATTACGTGGTGATGAACCACCCCAAGGAGTTTTGTAATTTTTTTGGGCCTACATGCTGGAGAAAGCCATTTTTTCTACGTTATTATCAGTATCAATATGCTATTGTTCCAGAATGTGTTGTTATTGGTGGTCGTTCATTCGGTAAATCTATAGTTTTAGAATTTACAATGCTCCAACAGGCATTACTCATATATAACGAAGAGAGTCTATTAACAACATTCAGAAGAATGCATGTTAAAGATAGATTTGAAAAAGTTATTTCTTATCTTATTAGAGTTCCATATTTTAGAAAATTCTTAAAGGGCAGAGGCGATAAGACCACTAAAGATTCAATAACTCGTACGCCTTTTTATTCTATACATTTGCGTAATGGGCATGATTTAAAGGGTATAAGTGTTGGAGATGACCCTCTCGCAGTTTCGATACAATCGACTCACCCTGTGCGTAGATATATTGATGAAATGCAGACATACCCAAAAGAAGCATGGATAAAGTTTCAGTCAACACGAGACCCCAAAGGTAGTTTTGATAAATATTTCGGATGTGCAGATGGAAGATTAGATACTCCATATTATGAATTAGATAATAAATCTAAAAAATTCCACAATAAAAGATTTCATGTAGCTAGATTAATGGAGCCATATTTTAATCAAGAAGATAAAATTAATTTAATTCAGACATTCGGCAGTGAATCAGCGAATGACTATTTACAACAAGTTTTGGCACTTTGGGGGGAACCAGCGTGGTCGGTGTGGCCAGAACAAGCTATGCGGGCGTGTATTGATAAAGAAGAAATAAAAGCCGGAAGCGGTATATTAAAGAATCATATTGAGTACTTTACGATATCAGCTAAAGATTATAATTTAGTAAATTCACCCAGTGCTTTTTTGCAGAATATGAAATTACCAAAAGGAGTAACGGAAGTTATATTAGCTATTGATGCTGGGTATTCAGAACCTACAGTTATATTACCATTTATGCATATAAATCATAAGTGGCATCTATATAATATCGTAGAGTTGATTGACAGAATGATACCCGACAATCAAACTGAGATTATAGATTATATAGCTGATTTTTTTAATGCTATGATTATACCAATAGACTGTTCTTCTGCTGATGGTAGAGCTGTAGCGAGTAGCTTACAAAACCCTAAACGTGAAGAGTATAAAGATAAACACTATGACAAGCGAGTTGTGTGGGTGGAATTTCAGAAATACTTTGAAGTTGGAAAGAAGATGGATGAAAAAAAAGGTGAAGAAGTTGCTATAAAAGAAAAAATTAAAGATAAAACAACGACTCTTTTAAGACAGATGTTCTCAAATCAAGAATTTTATATGTACTTTTCTGAGGATTTATTACTACAATTTAATGCTGAAAAACAAAAACGCTCACAAAGCGGTAGAACTGAGATTATAACACCTGATTGGGTACATATTCCAGAGGCTTTTAGATGTTTTGCGGCAGCGTATTATGAGAAGTATGTTATTATGAAAAATGAAGAAGTTGATGACGAACCTGATGAGATGGCTCATGCTGAAACCGTTGAATTAGGTTTTGAAGTATTTCAAGGGAGCAGTGATAATAATGAAAACTAATAAAAAACAATCATTGACATTAATGGCAAAAAGATATATATTTAAAAGCGATAAGATATTTAATGATAAGTCAAATACCCCCGTAGCAGTATCTGTTGATGATTTTGATATAGGAGATATAGGATTTGTTGATGATAGTATGAATTATCCAGTAGAGTATAATGATAATTTTTTTATATTACCAGGTTTTAGAAAAATCTTAGTTAAAAAAAAGGAGAGAAAATGCAAAAAACTCAAGAAGAAAGAATAAAAGAGCTTTTAGATAAATACGCCGCTTTTATTCATCAAACAGATGCTGAAAAAGTCAAAGTTGTTAGACTTTGTGGAATATTATCATATTTAGAAGCACTACAGCAACAAAATATTACAGTTGACACTGCTGTTAAAAATTTAACAGAATTTTTAGATAAAACAGTTATAAAATATACAGGGGGTGATTCTAATGGCTAAAAAAGGCGGTAAAAAAGGTGGGAAAGGCGGTGGTTGTGGCAAATAATGTTAAAGATTATTTAACAAAATATCTGAATGAAAATCTTAAAGATAAAGTTTTAGGGTTATATTCAGAAATAGCGGAAGATTTTCAGCACTGGCCTGCTAGTATTAAGTTTCATCATAATTATCAAGGTGGTCTTGAGAAGCATACGTTAGAAGTTATTGAGTGTGGTTTAAAAATATTTAAGATTTTTGAACAAGAATTTAGAAAGAAATTAATAACAGAGTCTGATGTTGTTTTTGTGTGTTTTATACATGACCTTGAAAAGTTAACTAAGTATGTAGATAATAAAAAATATGATTCTGAAAATTGGCAAGCAAATGTCTATGAGTTTGAGTATAATTATAATAAAGTTGATTCACATGATAGTGCAAGAGTCGTAAATGTATGCGCCAAGCATGGAATATCATTATCTGATAAGCAATTAAATTCCGTAAGTTATCATCATGGTGGTTGGACTAAAGATGGTGGTAAAATGCATGCCTTAGCTGTTTTGCTTCATATGGCAGATTTAATGAGTGCTAACGTAATAGGGGGGAATTAGTATGGCGTATTATTGTAAAAAACCAAACAATAAAAAATGTGAATTTTTATACAAAGGGGTTACTGTTGGTACGGATAGAAAATTATGCAATATTTTATCAGATACTAAACCGTGTGATGGGGATTTTTTAGAAAAAGTATCATTTATTACAAAGATTAAAAACTTTTTCACGAGAAAAAATGGATAAAAAAATAGATGTACTCTTATTATCTGGTGGGTGCGGGAGCAGAGTCAAGAGTAAAATAGGAAATACTCCAAAAGCACTTATGCAATATAACAATGATATTGCAGTTAACACTGTGCTGTATCCTTTTATGCATGGGGATAATGTGGGAGTTTTTAAGATAAATATAAATATTCATAGTAGTGAAATTGAATATTTTAAAGACTTAGGGTACAATCTATTAGTTGAAGATATTAGAAATGGGAATGCGTATGCTATTAAGAAATTTTGTTCAAGTCTTTCAAATCCATTTATTGTTGTGCATAACGACGTTAATTTGCTAGATATTAATCTTCAGAATTTCTACATATCACATTTACAAAACGATAGTATGATGACTATGGTTGTAAAAAATATAGCAGAAACAGAAAAAGAACGTGGTGTTATAGTAAAAAAATATAATAAAGTATTAGGATTTACAAGAGAACGATGGGTTAATTGTGGGTTATATTGTGTAAATCATAGCGTAGTAGAGAATATTGAAGATAGTTTTCAAGATATAGATAACAATTTAATTCCTAAATTAATAAGCATTCATCAGTTATGTTGCTATGATTATAATGGGAAATATGAAGATTGGGGGAAGTAATAATGAATTTAGATGAAATTTTTGAGATAGTAGGTAAAATCCCAGGTACTGCTGGTAGAAAAGATGATTATGTTTCTCCGTTAATTAAGATTTGTGAAAAATTACCTGATAATGCAGTTATAGTAGAGATAGGGTCGCATTATGGTGGGTCAGCGTGTGTGTTTGGGTTAAAATTAAAAGATAAAAACGTAAAAATATATTGTGTAGACCCATGTTTTGTTAAAGATGAGCAACGCCCAGAAAGATATAATAAGTATGAATGCGTATTGCCATGTACATTAGATGCTACTTTATCAAACATTAAAAGATTAGGGTTAGAAAATAACATAACATGTCTTCCGGGTTCAAGTGAAGAAATACTATCTAAATGGAATGGTGAAAAATTTGATATGCTTTATATAGATGGTTCGCACACATATGAAGATGTTAAAATAGATATGCTGTGGTTACAACACGCCAAAGATAAGTGTATTCTACTTTTAGATGACTGGATAACGGGTGTTGAGAAAGCGTGTGTTGAACAAATAGTAAAATTTCCAGGTTTTACGCAGAGAACAGACCACACGTTCTGGCCGATGTATTATACTAGAGGATATTAATGTTTATTATAAGAAAAGAGTTTTTAAATAAATGGAAAAAATATTTAGAAATTGATAAATGGGATAGTTTTGGTGGTGAAGGGTTTAGAGTTTGGGGTCATGGTAATTTCCCATTTGTAGCATCATTAGTTCCTCAAGAAGCTAATAAAGTTCTTGAGATAGGTTGTGCAGATGGGTATTTGTTGCATCTTTTAGAAGAATCTGGGCATGAAACTATAGGTTTAACATATAGCACCGGTGAGCAACAGGAATGTCTAAAACACGGGTTGAAGGCTATTGTAGCAGATATGCATGATTTACCATTTGACGATAATATATTTGATGCTATAGTTTCAAGACAAACATTTGAACACTCATTGTCACCATTGATAGTACTTTATGAGTGCAATCGAGTACTTAAGTCAATGGGATATATGGTTGTTCATATACCATATAGTATTGACGGGACTGACTACCCGAATGATTATCATCATCACCCTTTCTCACCAACACAATGGAAGTTTTATTTTCATAAATCTGGGTTTAGAAAAATATTAAAAGAAGGTAGTGACGTTGAGCAGAATTCATATTATTTCGTATTACAAAAAACAGAACAATTAAAGTGGGGTAAAGATGTCACAAAGATTTAATGAAGAATTAAAGAAGAGTGGAGATAACCGTATTGATTTATATAAATTTGGCGGTTGGATATCGGATACGGATAAAGACCGTCTCATTCAGCTTTTATGTACTCATTTTAACCCCGAAGAAAAATATAGCGTAGCTGAAATTGGTATTTTTCAAGGTGGAGATGCTCTCATAATTCTTCATGCATTACCAAATTGTCATTTTCATGCTCTGGATAATTGGTTAGGCGGACCGGCGTCTCCCGGGTTTGCTAATATTCGAGAGGGTTTTGTACATGCTATAAAATCAACAAATACCGAGAATAGAGTAACGATACACGATGGTGATTCATTAAAAACAGCACCTAATTGGGATATAGAACTAGACTTGTGTATCGTTGACGGGAATCACGACGAACCATACGTGACGAGCGATATAACAAATATGTCTAAATGGGTTAAAGTCGGTGGTTATTTACTTGTTGATGATTATGATATGTTGCAAGTTAAGAGCGCAGTAGATAAGCTATTGTTAAATAATAGTAACTGGCAAAAAATTGAAGTTACAGAACAGATTGATAAATTAATAATGTTCAAAAGGATATAATTATGAGCGTTGACGTTTTATTTATTCATCCTGGTAATCATAAAAAAACATATCAGGAATTATCAAATAAATATACAGCTATAGCTCCGCCAACATGGACGTCATTATTAGCAAATTATGTAAGAAAGAATGACTTTTCTGTAGCGATACATGATGTAAACGTAGATGGGTTCGATGCAACACGTGAAATAAATAAATACTCACCTAACTTGGTAGTAATAATGGTGTATGGTCATCACCCATCTGCGTCTACTCAAACTATGGATAGCGCATCGTCTATAGCTAGAGATATAAAGAACTACAATAAAAATATACCAATAGCTATGGGTGGAACTCACCCATCAGCGTTACCAGAGAGAACACTTAGAGATGAAGCTATAGATTATGTCATAGTAGGAGAAGGTGCATATCAAGTAGTTGATATCTTACATTATTTAAATAGTGATAAAGAAATTAAGAATATATCTGGTATATGGTATATAAAAGATGAAACAATACTATTAAATAAACCATCTCCAATTATTAAACATTTAGACATAACGCTTGATAATTATGCGTTTGATTTACTCCCAGATTTTAGTAATTATAGGGCTCATGATTTTCACACATATGGCTATACAACACGCTCTCCATATGTAACATTAAATACATCTCTAGGATGCCCATATAGCTGTGATTTTTGTTGTATTAATTCTATCTTTGGTAAGCCGGGCATAAGGTATTGGTCACTAGACATAGTGTTTGATTGGATAGATGAGTTAGTAAATAAATATCATGTACAACATATAAGATTTGATGATGAATTATTTATTTTTGATATTTCAAGAGTTGAAAAAATATGTGATTTTATAATAAATAGACGTTACGATTTAAATATTTTTGCATATGCTAGAGTAGATACTATTAATGAAAAATTATTAAGTAAAATGAAAAGAGCTGGGTTTAATTGGTTAGGGTTAGGCATAGAATCCGCAAGTAAAACATCACTTAGAGGAGTTAATAAAGTAATAAATAAAAATATTGTATCTATTGTAAAAATGATAAAAGATAATGGTATAAACATAAGTGGTAATTTTATGTTTGGTCTTCCAGATGATAATATTGAGACAATGACAGATACATTTGAGTTAGCCGTTGAACTCAATTGTGAATCTCCAAACTTTTTCTGTACTATGGCTTATCCTGGTTCTAAATTATATAACAATTATAGTGACAAACAAGAATTATTACCAGAATCATGGAATGGATACTCTCAATATTCTTACGATACAAAACCACTACCGACTAAATATCTTGAATCATGGCAAGTACTAAAATTTAGGGATAATGCTTTTAAAACATATTGTTCAAATAAGAAATATTTAGATTTAATGAGTTATAAATTTGGTGAAAAAGTAAAGAATGATATAAAAGATATGCTTAAAGTAAGTATTAAAAGGAGATTATTTAGTGATTAATATAAATGATTTGTATTTAAAATCAAAACAAATACGAAGATGGGTGTTTGATGTGTGTGTTAATGCTAAAACTGGGCACTTAACGTCATCATTATCATGTGTCGATATACTTGTAGCATTATATTATAGCGGGATATTAAAATATGACTCATCTAATCCAGATTGGGATAAAAGAGATAAGTTTATATTGAGCAAAGGACAAGCTAGTATTGCTTTATATTCAGTGCTTGCTGATTGTGGGTTTTTTGATAAACTTCAATTACTGCATGTTGCACAACTTGGTGGAATTATGGGTACACATCCTCAGAGAGGTGTTCCGGGTATAGAAATAACATCAGGTTCATTAGGGCACGGGTTAAATGTCGCAGTAGGTATGGCATTAGCTAATAAAAAAGATAAACTATGCAATACTATATTTACATTAATTGGTGATGGTGAGTGCTATGAGGGGTCGATATGGGAAGCGGCTATGTTTGCAAGCCATAATAATCTTAACAATCTTGTAGTTATTATGGATAGAAATAAACTTTGTGCTACAGATTTTACTGAAGAATGTCTCGCCATTGAACCACTTATAGACAAATGGAAATCTTTTGGGTGGGAAACGTGTAGAATTGATGGGCATAATATGAGCGAACTTATAAGAGAACTACAATCATCTCATGCTAGAAGTTCATCTAAACCAAAGATTATTATAGCAGATACAATAAAAGGATATGGTATACCAAGTATTTACTATCAACCGTTGTGGCATTCAAGAACCCCAACAAATAATGATGAGATTGTTAAATTTAGAGAGGAGATAGCGTATGAGTAATCTACAACAAAGAGACGCATTTTTTGATGTACTCTATGATTTAGCTAAGAATGACAAAAATGTTTATCTTGTCAGTATTGACATGTCAGCTCCATCATTAGATAAGTTCAGAAAAGACCTATCGTCGCAATATATTAATGTTGGGATAGCAGAGCAAAATGGTATCAGTATAGCTTCCGGTATGGCATTACAGGGTAAGAAAGTATATGTTTATGGGATTTCATCTTTTGTATCAACTAGATGTTTAGAGCAGATAAGAATTAATTGTGGAATAATGGGTATTCCATTGACAATTGTAGGAGTTGGATGTGGTTTTAGTTATGATGATGCCGGTCCAACTCATAATATATTTGAAGATGTATCTTTGATACGAGCTATACCCAATATAATTATTAATAATTGTACGGATTCAATTATGGCTGAAAAAATTGCGTTAATGTCGTATAGTTATAAACAAGCTAATTATATAAGATTGGATAGAAGCAAAACAGATGATATATATGAAAAACATATTAATCTTGATGATGGTTTTCATATCTTTAAAAAAGGTAGTCGTAATATATTATCAACAGGTATTATGACGCATACAGCTTTAGATATAGCGTCTAGAATAGACGATTTAGGTGTAATCGACGTGCACACACTACCATTTAATAATAAAAAAATGCTAGATGTATTAAGTGATAGTGGTAGAATTATAACAATGGAAGAACATGTATTAAATGGTGGTTTAGGTGGGCACATTAGTGAATTTTTACACGATAATGATATATCTCAAAAATTATTAAGAATAGGAATTAAAAATAATCATGGGTACTGTCATAAGTTCGGGGGAAGAGAAGATGTGATATGGGGGTATTACGGAATAGACAACAAAAGTTCTTTTATTAGAATAAAAGAGTTTTTAAAGGAAGAATAATATGAATTTAACACTTTTAACACCATTTAGACCTAATAGAGCAGGTTATGGTAATCAGTATCAAATGACGCAAGATGATAATGGTTTATGGCATAATGGGGATATCTCAGGTGAAACAAATGAAAATATAATGGGGCAAGACCTTATTATTAGATGTTTATCATCTTTAAATAAAAACTCTTATTTTAAACATAAAATCATATTAGTTTATGAACCAGATGTTATATTTAGTGAAGTCTATAAAGATAAAATAAGAAATAAATTTAATATAGAGTTCTTTAAATCAAGTAAGAAACAATCATTGTTTCATTCTATGAGAGAAGCGTTACTTTTAATCCCAGATGATACTATTATGTGCTATAATTATAACATAGACTTAGTTTGTGGCAAGAATTGGGATAAATATGTTAGCGATGCTCGTTCTATTCATGGTGATGATAAGGTATATACTCCTATATGGGTAGAACCTAGACAGAAAATGACAAATGCTCATATGCCTAATTGTGGTGAAAAATATAAAGATTTAAGTTACAATGAAGAAACAACGTTAGATTCTATATGGAATGTATGGAGAAAGTTAAACTGTCATTCCCTAACAATGAAATTCCCAATAGATAAAGATTATATTACAGAAAAAGAATTGGATGATTGGAGTAATATTTGTAATCAGTTCGACAAAAAAACAATTATAGAACCATGTGGCGTTAGAGATTATGGATATTACAATGCCATGATAGCAAATAGTACTATATTTAAACAAGCTTCTGATTCTTTACTAACTACAATAGGTGCCCCAGATTTAGAGTTTGATAATAATTTAAAAAGAGATAAAGTTGTTGTGACAAATTCTCATTTATTTCATTTACATTTTAAATGTGAACTTGATAATATAGAGGTTGAGCATGAAAAGTAAGTGGTTATTAACAGGTGGCGGTGGATTCGTTGCGTCTCATTTTATAAATTTCCTATTAAAGCAAAATGAAGATGTAATAGTTACCACAAGATGGAATGAAGATACATCTAGAATTGAACACGTAAAAGATAAGATAAAAATAGTACAAGCTGATTTATTAGACTTAAGCAGTTTAATAAGAGTAATTGCTGATAATAAACCAGATATTATTAGTCATTTAGCCGCTGAAAGTTTTGTTAATTCTGGGTTTGTGTCCCCAATTATAACCATAGAAACAAACACAATAGGTACTGTAAACCTGTTTGAAGCTATACGTATTGTAAAAGATTATATTGATAAAAGCTATAACCCTATAATACACGTTGTTTCATCGAGTGAAGTTTATGGTAAAGTTGATATAAATGAAACACCAATAAATGAAGATAATCAAATAAGACCAGGAAACCAATATGCAATAGGTAAAATTGGAGCTGATATGACAGCGCAGTTTTACTGTAAATATTATAATTTTAATGTTATAATAACTAGGATGTTTACACATTTCTCTATTGGTAGAACAATGAAGTCAGCAGAAGTTAATTTTGCTCAACAAATAGCTAAGATAGAACTTTCGTTACAAGAACCAACTGTTAAACACGGGAATTTAAACTCCGTTAGAACATTTGCAGATGCTAGAGATGCCGTTGAAGCTTATTACATGTTAATTAAAAATGGCAATATAGGTGAAATCTATAATATCGGTGGAGAGGAAGTCTATACGATAGAAGAAATGCTAGATTATCTTATAGAGTTAAGCCCAATGAAAGATAAGATAAAAAAAGAACTTGATGATTCGCTAATGAGAAAATTAGATATAAATTTACAGATTGTTGATATTGATAAATTTAAGAAAGTATGCCCTGAGTGGAGACCTAAAATAACATTAAAACAATCATTAAAAGAATTACTAGATTGGTGTAGAATTGAAGTTAAAAATGGGAAACGATTTTAAAAATAAATATAGAGGTCTACATGATTACTATAGAAAACACTACATTATCAGGAGTTAAATTAATAAAACCCACTTGCTTTGAGGATTATAGAGGCGAGTATCTACAGATATATAACGATAAAGAGTATAAAGAGCAGTTATCGGAGCTAACTAATGAAAATTTCATAGAAGATGATATATCCGTATCTACAAAGCATGTGCTTAAAGGTATACACGGCGACAGTATGACATGGAAGTTAATATCTTGTTTATATGGTAAGTTTTATCTTGTAGTTATTGATTATCGCATAGGTGATTCAAATAATACGATAGAGAATAATCAATTTGGTAAATGGCAGGGGTTTACGTTGTCAGATGTAAATAAATATCAAGTATTAATACCTCCAGGTTTTGGGAATGGACATATTTGCTTATCAGATAAATCAATATTTCATTACAAACAAACAAATTATTATAATCCAAAAAATCAATTTACGATAAAATGGAATGATAGTAATTTTAATATTAGATGGCCTATAAACAATCCAATAATATCATTAAGAGATGAGTTGGGTGATATAAAACATATAGGAAAATAGATGATTATTACACGTACACCATTTAGAGTGAGTTTTTTTGGGGGAGGTACAGATTATCCTTTATGGTATAAAGATAATCCTGGGGCTGTTCTCAGCACCACTATCAACAAATATTGTTATATTATGTGTAGGTATCTACCCCCATTTTTTAAATATAAATATAACGTAAGATATAGACGTACGGAGAGAAAGAAATATATTTCAGAAATAAATCATCCTACCGTACGAGAATGTTTGAATTATATGAATATTAGTAAGGGAGTAGAGTTAGTACATACAGCAGACATACCAGCTTGCTCGGGTGTAGGTTCAAGCTCATCTTTTACAGTTGGTTTTATAAATGCGTTATACGCCTTACAAGGTAAGATGGTAACCAAAAGAATACTTTCTAACGATGCTATTTATGTTGAGCAAAAACTAGTTAAAGAAAATGTCGGTTCACAAGACCAAATAGCCGCATCTTTTGGAGGACTTAATAAGATTAGTTTTAATGGTGATAGTTATGTGGTTGATAAAATTATTTTACCAAAAGAAAAAGTATTAAAACTTCAAAACAATATCATGATGTTTTTTACGGGTTTTTCAAGAACATCATCAAAAGTAGCTGGGGAATATGTCCCCAAATTACCAACGAGTAAAAGAAAAGAATTACGTGAGATGTATTCATTAGTGGATGACTCAATTGAAATATTAAAGTCTAATAATATAGATAATTTTGGTAAACTAATAAATGAATCATGGAAAATTAAAAAAAGTTTTTCAAATGTAATATCTAATAAAAAAATAGATGATATGTATGATTGTGCTATGCGAAATGGAGCCTTGGGAGGCAAACTCTGCGGAGCTGGAAATGGAGGTTTTTTCATACTATATGTCCCAGAAGAATATCAAGATGAAGTTAAAAGAGCTATGAAAAAAGTATTGTTTGTTCCGGTTAAATTTGATGAATTAGGTAGCCAAGTAATATTATATCATCAGCAAGATTTTTAATCGCTGGCCCTCAATCTAGCGAGAGACGTTGATAAAAATAAAAATAGTATCTGGCAACGTCGGTACTTATAGGGGGAAGATATGTATAGTCAAGGGATGGTAGTGAACGTAAAAATCAATGATAGAACCGTAGAAGAAAAAGATGGGAAGGTTGTTATCCCATTTAATTCAGAATATAGTTTATTATTGAAGAATCGGAATGATAGGAAAGCAGTTGCACGTGTGTACATTGATGGGGATGAAGTTACTGAGAAGGGGAGACTTATAATCGACGCAAACTCAAGTGTTAATCTAGAAAGATATATAGATGACGTTGAGAGAGGTCGAAGATTTAAGTTTGTTCCTTTATCAAATAACAAAGTTTCCGACAAAGGTAACTCAGAAAAAGGATGTATAGAAGTTAGATTTCAGTTAGTTAAACCAGTAGTGAATAACGTTATAGTACATGAAGAACACATATATCATCATCGTCCACATTGGCCGATAAGATATAATGGTCCATTCTATGTGGATTATGATTATCCATTATTTGGGGGTACTGTTTTCTGTAATAGTGTTTCTAAGGGGCTATCGTCAGGTACTTTAAACACAAGCGGTAACAGTAATTTTACATCATTCGCTACATCAATAGCAGGTGCTGGTGAGATTAAAACGCATGATGATGCTTTTATACAAGACAATCATCTTGTTGAAGAAAAAGGTGCTACGATAAAAGGTAGTAACTCATCTCAAAAGTTTTCTTTTGCATACATTGGTGAGTTAGAGAGTAATGAAATTGTTATCAGATTTCAGTTGGTTGGGACTACAGATAGTAACATAATATCTAAGTATTGTAAAAAACACTGTCCATCATGTGGTAAGGCATATGGGGTTAACGATGCTTTTTGTTCAGTGTGTGGCGTAAAGAGATAGCAACTAAATCATTATCATTGAGGGCCAGTGGTTAAATTAGTTTACTGTTTAGATTGTAAAAAATTATTAAATCAAAATGCTTACTTTAAAAAAAATAAGAGATGTAGGTCGTGTAGTCAAAAATATAGGTTAAGAAATATTGAAAAACACCCAATGTATGGTAAAAAACATACATTAAAAACTAGAAAAAAAATAGGTTTATTTCATAAAGGTAAAAAACTTTCACTTAAGCATAGAGAAAAATTAAGTTTATCAAAGTTGGGTAAAAAAAATCCAAATTATGGTAAACGATATTCATTAGAATATAGAAAAAAATTAAGTTTAGCAAAAAAAGGCAAGAATCACCCAGGTTATGGTAAGAAACGTTCATTAAAAACTAGAAAAAAAATGAGTATTAGCCAAAAGGAGCGTTTAAAAAATCCAAAAAATAACCCGGCGTATAAAGACGGTAGAACTCTCAGAAAATATTATTGTGTTTGTTGCGGAAAGAAATTAAAATCATATACAGCTAAGAGGTGTACATTTTGCTATTTATTAAATAAAAATAGAAGACAAAGATTATTTGATACAGATATAGAATTAATAGTAAAGAAAGAATTATTAAAGAGAAAAATAAAATTTAAACATCCTTACCGTATTAAAAATCATCCAGCTGATTTTTATATTACAAAATATAATTTAATTATAGAATGCGATGGGGCGTATTGGCATAATAAACCTGGAGCGAAAGAAAAAGATAATCAGCAAAGTTCAATGATGCGTAATGCTGGATATTACGTAAAACGCTTGAAAGGTGAAAATATATTAAAAAAAAGAATAAATTATAATGAACTGTTGGAAAAATACAAACTATTGAATGGAGAATATGATTAAATTAGTTCAGTATAGAGTTGGAATTAATCCTAAAGTATATATACAGAAGTTAGTGGATATGTTCGGGATGGATAATGGGCAGATAATTATAAAAGTACAGAATAAAAAATTTATACATATTTCATTACAACCTTCATTCAAGCCGGACGAGATTGTTGATGTGAGTGATGAAAATATTAAAAAATAATAAAAAATAACTTGACAAAACACGATTTATGTGATATACTTATAGTGTATAATAGTTGCGGTGAAGACCGAGCTACCAGGTAGGTGGACTCGGTTTTTTTTAATGTCATATTTTGGAGGTTATATATGGGAGTATTGAAACATATAACGCATACTACAGCTTATCAAATTTATACTGGTAAAAAGTTTATTGAAAAAGCAACATTACAAGGAACTGGGAATGCTACTTTAACAATTTATGATGGTACCGGAACTGATGGCAGAGTTATAGCTGTGGTTGGGTGTCTAGCTAATAGTTTTTCAAGTGATGATAATATAAATGAAAAATGTGTAACTGGAGTTCATGCTGTTATTACAACTGGAGCTGGTTTAGCTCAAGCTGTAATATACGAAAGATAATATGTCAAAAAAGAATACAAAAAAAGCATATTTAAATAATGATGACTCGTCTAGAGAACTATACGCTGATTTTGGTAATCGTGTAAAATTTGGGTTAATGAGCGCCGCTGATGAGAATAGATATGTTAAAGGTTCTATATGTAAATCAAATAGAAGTGATTACGGAAGGGCGATAGATATAAGAATTCCTCAGGGGTATCATGCACAAGTAAAAAAAAGTTGGGAAATGTATGAACTTGATAGACTTTTTAGATATTTAATAGATAGACAAGTTGATTTTGCAGTTAATGGTTTTGAGTGGGAATTACCATATACAAAAGAAAAGAATCAAGGCTGGTGGGAGTTCATACAAACTCTTATAGGAAAAAAGAATAAAACAGTAGAAATAATTGAAAAAGAAAGTAAATTTTGGAATAAATGGTCAGCTACGATAAATAAAGATGTTCCTAATGTTGTTTCTGGTTTAGATGAGGTTACGAAATGGATATTTAAATCTTTGAAATTAAATGCAATGGCTCCATTAAATTGGGAATGGGGAACAATTGTAATAGATAAGATTGAGTATAATGTTCCTATAAGAATGACATTACAAAATTGTTTATCAACTGTGCTCGTGAGAGAAACATCAAGTTTTGTAGATGAACAGTTTTGGGTAAAGTTATCACCACAAAAAGAGATAACTGAAACTAATAAAAATACAAATGCTATAGCGAGTTTATACGAACACCCTACTGAAGGCGCATATTGGCATAATATACCAATTTTAAATACACAATCTGGGGAAGATAGTAAAGAGCAAGGATTTGTGTTAAAGTATCAATGGTCTCCGTCTGACAATACTGCGCTTAATCAAGGAAGAAGTATAACTATTGGACAGGGGCTTTACCCAACACCACCTTATGTTGGGATGTATGATATTTTAATGTTGCGGAGAGCATTATCTGCGGCAGATTTATCAATATTAGATGGAGTTATAAATTATGTTTTAGACTGGAGTATTGGTGATAGCACTCAGGATAAGCAAGGAAGATTAGTTAACCAACCTAGAATAGCGAGAAAAGATTCTAGCGGGAATGTTATTGAAAAATCATCAATACAAATGGCTAAAGAAGCTATTACCAATGATAATCGTGGTCCCGTAATGCAAATATTCCATCCATATTATTATAAATTAGAAATAAAAACCCCAGATGTAGAGTCACTCATATCAACTGATAAATATACTCATTCAACTTCAGAGTTATTATCAGGTTTTGGTATTTTAATTGGTCCAGTTAGTGCGAATAATAATTTTGATTCTATTAATGTACAGAATTTTGAAGAAGACATTAATAGTATGAGACATCATGTTAAAAGGTTCTTTGAAAGTTTATGTGGAGAAATCATACGTCGTAACGAAGACAAGTTGACGGTAACCCCTAATATGATTTTTAATGTTCTTAATACGAAGTTAGAGGCTTTTAGAACATCAATTTTAAATTTAATGAAGATAGGTAAAGTTTCAACAAAGACGTTATTACAAGCTCATAATTTAGACGATAAAGTTGAAGTTATGAGAATAGGTAAAGAAATAGCTTCTGGCGAAAAAGAGCTAACTGATAGAAATGTTCCAATAAGCTATAAGCAGGTTGCTGTTGGTCAAGATGGTGAATCTATTGATACAATACAATCTTCAGGTAGTCAAGGTGGTCGCCCATCTGGAGCAAAACAAACGAAAGCTGGAAAGAATAAGGAGGAATAAATGGAAACATTAGATAAGGTTGACGTTATTAAATTAAGTACTGATGAGTTGAGAGCGTTAAAAACTCGTCAAGATGTTTTGATGAATAAGAAAATAGAATTAAATTTACTTCAAAACGAATCTGATTTACACTGGTTGTCGCTTGTCAAAAAATATAATCTTGACGAAAGAAAGATTTATAATGTAGACAAGGACGGGATAATATCTGAAAAAGAAGCACCACAAAATGCGTAATAGATAGCATAAGGTCAATATGTTTATGAGTGAAAAGAAATTAGATTGGTGGGAGTATCTTCGATTTGTTACCCCAATATTTGTAACAATTGCATTATTCCTAATAAGTGGGGTTAAGAGCGATGTAAAAGATATAGGTGATGATGTTAAGAAAGTAGATTCTAAAATTTTTACACATTTAACGAATGATGAAATACACGCACCAAGAACATTGTTTGTGACAAAAGCTGAGTTTGATTTAGCGTGTAAATTAGAAGAGAATAACATTAATCATATTAAAGGTAGTATAGATGATATTAAAGGTAGTATAGATGATATTAAAGTACTCTTGCTTGAAGATAGAAAAATATTAAAAAATAAAACATAATATTATTAGGAGAAACATGAGTAAAGAATTACAAAAAGTACAGTTTGATGCTCAACTTGATATAACTAAGACATATGAGGAAGATGATAAGTTATATGTTGAAGGTTATGCGGCTACTGTAGATTATGATGACCAGGGTGATATAATTACCCCAGAAGCTATAAAACAGTCAGAGAACGACCTTTTAGAACGCTCCACAGTGTTATTTAATCATGACAAAGAACGTCCTATAGGTAAGGTTGAAACTGCTCTAGGTGATAGTAAGGGATTAAAAATAAAAGTATTAATCTCAAAAGCTGAACCTGATATAAGACAAAAAATAAAAGAAGGAATTATAAATAAATTTTCAATACGTGGGGCAATATTAGAATCCACTAAAGAAAAAGTTAAACAGGCTGGTAAAGATATATGGGCTAATATAATAAAAGCTATGAAGCTCATAGAAGTAAGTATGGTTTCAATACCTGCTAATTCTCAAGCTAAGACATTAGCTTGGTATATGTCGAAAGCTTTAGATAGACATGTTGAAAATATTTCACACGAGGACATGTTAAAAGCTATTGGGATAGACCCCAATAATGCATCGTATATGCGTGTGTATTCTAAATATATTAAGGGTGTGAAAGATAGAAAGTTAAATGATAGAGTAAAAGTTAATGTTGTTGGTTCTATAAAATCAATGGAAGCGTATGATGATACTGATTCATGTTATATTGAAATTGAAGAAGGTGAAATAACGGAGGTGGAAAAGTCAATGGCAGATATTAAGAAAAAAGATGGAACTCTTTATACACAGGAAGAAATTGATGCAATAGAAGTTAAGTTGCAAGCAACGTCTAAAGAGATGGAAGATTTTAAAGCGTCTTCTATAAAAGAAAAATCTGAAGCTCAGGCAAAAATATCAGATATGGAAAAGAAGATTACAGAATCTGAGTCAAAGGTTTTAGAAGCTAATGCTAAATTAGCTGAGACTGAAAAGAAGATTGCTGAGTCTGATGTAAAACTGACTGGTGTTCAGAAAGAACTTACAGATATCAAAGCAAAACAGGCTGATGAAGAAATCAACAAAAAAGTTGATGCTAAATGGGCTGAACTTGAAGGAAAATCTTATAAGAAAGAGGATGCAACTGTTATAAAGTCTATTCTTAAAAAAGGTTTTACGAAAGAGTCAGTTACTGCTGAAGAGCAGGATTCTCTTATATCTAAAAAGATGCAGGGAAGCGTTTTGAAACTTGGTTTTGAAGAAGTTAGTGGAAGTGGTGAGATAACAAAAGAAAGAAAAGATGAACTCGTGAGGTTTGCGGGAATAAAAGTAAAGAAAACATAAATTATTTGTATATGGAGGTGTTAAGAAATGTCAGATTTAAATAGTGTAAATGAAAGAAGTTTTGGTATGGCGCTTACTTCTGGCGCATATTGTGCTCCCGGGACATTGATGCACATTATGAGCGGAGCGGCTACGCTTTCCCCAGCTAATCATACAGGTGGGTTGTTTGCTCATGGCGTAGCTACGACTTCTGGTGCAGGAACAAAAACTGCTGGTATTAACCAGTATGCAACTCTTGTTAGATGTGCTAGGGTAGTTAACGCTGATTGGAGTTTTGCTAAGGGTTCACCAGTGTACTTATCTACTACGGCGGGAGAGTATAGTCAGACTGGTACGCAGAAGGTTGGTTTTGCAATAGATAGTGATGAAGTATTCGTAGACCTAGATTTAGTGTCTATAACATAAATATAAATATTATCGGAGGTGAATAGAAATGGGTGTTGAATTAAGAGGTTTTACTACAACTGATGGAATTGATTTGAATGAAGTGTATTACAATACAGTTCTCCCTATACTTGACATATATAATGCCGAGGAAACGCTTGATATCAGAAATATGGTATGCGTTGATGGAGATGAATCGTATTACAAGTTCCCTGTCAATACATCGAAATGGAAGTTTCGTAAACTTGGGGAAATAGAGAAACCTACTTCACATAAGATTGTTTATGGGAAGAGGCAGAGAGATACTGAAAAGTATGGTCTCGGTATAACGTATACGTTTGATTGGTTGATGAGCGAACAGTCGTCTTCAACTGAAGTTGGGAAGCTTGCGGCTAAAGCTTTAGCTACAGATAGAGACCTAGTTACTGCTGTTATTATAGAGAATTCTATGAATAACGTCAGTTCTAATGGTTTTTATGCTGGTGCGGCGTATTATGATACTGCTGAAAAGCAAGACAGACCACCTATATATGGTCAGGCGTCGTTCCTTACAACGCATACTCATTATGTTTCTACAGGTTCGGCAACTCTGAGAGTTTCAGATTTGACTGCGGCTAAAGAGCATATAAAAGAGCATGGTTGGGGTGCACCGTTTGTGGGGTTCTGTAATGCTGATTTCATAAAAGACCTTGAAGATTTGATTGGTTTGTTCTTGACAACTACGGCAACATATGCTAATCTTGGACAAGACTTACCTAATCAGGTGATGAGAGAAGGTTTCAAAGGTTCTCTGCTTGGTATAAATTGGGTTGAAACTCAGTGGATGCCAGATGGGTATTTTATGATAATTGGGACAAGACCTGGTGAAGATAAACCTGTAAGATTTATTCAGAAAAAGAATCCGTCTGCTCAGGGGCTTCTGCTTACACCTGGAAGTTATAATGCGGCATATCCGTTGATTGAAGCGTCTTATCTAAGATGGTTCACAACGCAAGTGCTGTATCGTGCGGCAGGGTATGTTGGGTATATATCGACCGATGCGTATACTGCTCCATCGTTAACAACTAATGTATTGGAGTAACACGTCGTCTAGTTTGAAAGAATAATATTATTAGGGGGTGAGTTTTTACTTACCCCCTAATAGTATACAAATGATAGGGGGAAAGAAATGGCTAAGAATTACAAAATTATCAGTAGCTTCACTTACAAAGGAGTTGATGGTAAATCTAAACAGGAAGATTGGGTTAGAATAGGTCCAGGAGAAGAGGTCCCTAAATTGAATAGCGATGAATTGAACAGATTTCTTAGGCAAGAAAAAATAGCTGAAGTTAGTTCTGAAACTGGGGAAGTTATACAGACAAAAAAAGTAACAACACTTAATGATATTGAAATAGAGCGATTTATAAGAAAAAGCCCAGCCGCAATAATTGCCGCTATTGGGAGTGAAGAGCTTTCAATAGAAACTCTTGGTAAGTTAATAGTTATAGCTGAACGAGAAAAACTTGATATTAAGATACGAAACATATTAGAAGAAAAGTTGAATCAAAAAACATCAGCTTAATAAAACGATAGAAAGATAGAAATAAGGAGTAAAGATGGGAAAAGAACAAAAAAAACGTTTATTAATTATATCCGACTCCCCAACACTTACAACTGGTCTGGGGAGAGTATGTAAAGAAATTGCAACTAGGCTCTTTGAAAAATATGAGTTAACAATAGCTGGTTGGCATCAACAACATACCAGTAAGATTAATCTACCATTTTTTATTTATCCATTAATAAAAGAAATATCGCAGGATGCTGAGAGTCAGCTTAGATATGTTATCTCTGACGCAAACCCAGATATAGTGCTATGTATAGGGGATATATGGGATTTCCTGCCTGCTAGTAGAATTTTTTCGCAGTGCAGAGATATAAACCCAAATTTTAAGTCAGTATTATGGGTAACAGTTGATGGTGAGTGGACCGATTTAGGATGGGTTGAGATTTTGAGACAATTCGATTCTGTGGCTACAATGTCAAAATTTGGTGTAAATGAGATTAAAAATATATCATCAAGATTTAATGATGTGCCGGTTATATACCCAGGCGTAAACCACGATATCTTTAAAAAATTAAATGCAAAATTAAACGTTAAGGAAACAAAATTAGATATAAGTAATACGTTCACAGTTTTAAATATCGGTCAAAACTGTGATAGGAAAAATTTCCCAGCTACTTTGGAAGCATTCGCTGAATTCTCTAAAGATAAAAATGATACATTTTTGTTTCTAGGGACAAATCCCGAAGCCCCAACGGGGTATAATTTATGGGGAGTTATAAAAAGAAATAAACTTGAGCAAAAAGTAAGCGTCGTAAAAAGTATAGTTCCAGTAAATGGGATAAGCGACGAAAGAATAAATTTACTATATAATATATGCAAGGTTAATGTTAACTCATCAATAGGTGAAGGTATTGGGATGCCAATACTTGAAGGCATGTCAACTGGGTGTGTTCCCGTTGTTACAAATTATGCATCAACCCCTGAAGTGATAAATGGTTGTGGTGAAACTATTGATGTAGCTGAGACTATTTATGGGGCGTATGGGGTTATAAGAGGCATAGTTTCTAAGAAAGATTTAGTTGGTAAGTTAAATAAACTATATACTGACTGGAAGAAATTCAAAGATTCAGATAATAAAGAAGATAGTTTATATTTTAAATATAGTAATAACTGTATAGAACAGTCTAAGAATTTTACATGGGAAAATACAGCTAATACGGTAGAAAAATTAGTTCAATCTACTCTTGAATATTCACCCAATAGAGACTTTATAAAAAATAAAGTTAAGCTTGAAGATTTAAAACTTTTAATGGTTATTCCATCATGGGGTAAGAACTGTGGGATAGCACAATATACTAAGAGTTTAGGTGAAGCGATAGAAGAAAATAAAACAAAAGTTGTTATTTATCCAAGTAATAACTTGCAAGAACTTGAGAAAAATTTAGATAAATTTAATTGTATATATATACAACATGAATATTCGTTCTTTCAGAACAGAGTAGAATTAGAGCAGTTTTTAGACAAGACACGTGATAAAAAAGTAAAGACTGTTATTCTAATGCATACTTTTTCTCCATTATATCCATACCTTAATATGGTAATAGACAAAGCTGATGCTGTTATATTCCATAATGAAACATTTAAGAAATATGCGATGAAACAGCGACCAGATGCAAACAATATATTTGTTATTCCAATGGGGTGTGATAAGAAATTTATTGAGAATAATTCTGATATAAAAGAAAAATTAAATATAAGTAATAAGTATCCGATAGTTGGCTCGTTTGGATTTCTTAGAGACCAAAAGGGGTATGAAGAGCTTATAGTAGCTATAAAAGATTTAAAGCAAAAGTTTAATGACGTTCTTTGTTTAATAGTAGCACCACCGCATGAATTTGGAAGTAAATCTTACGATGAAAGATTCTTTAGATTTATAGAAGATGAACAGATGCAAAATAACGTGCTTATAATAAGAGATTATCTTGACGATAATACTCTATTAAAAACGTTAAATGCTTGCGATTTGTTTGTTCTTAATTATAAAGATTCACCAAATATGGGTGGAAATTCAGCGGCATGTAAGACGCTATTAAGATTATGTAAACCCATAGTAACTCCATCTTCAATAGCATTTTTAGATGTTGATAGAGAGGTTTACAAAGTAAGCAACTTAAATAGACAAACGATAGTGTCGAGTATAGAATTACTATTAAATAATAAAGAGCTTTGTACACAAATTTCACAAAACGCTGAGGCGTTTTTAAATAAGAACGAATGGACAAAAGTAGCAAAATCGCATTTACAGATTTGTAAAGAATGATAGATAAATAAAGAATGGGGGTGCTATGGAACATAAGGTTTCGATAGGAATACCTACGTATAATGATTATGCCCGCATAAATAATCTTCTTGCGAGTATATTCTTATACACACCTAATAAACACAACTTTAAGATTGTGGTATTAGATGATGGTACTAAAGATGTTGAAATGGTCAACAAACTAGAAGAAGTGTGTTCAAGTTACGGTGTTCCGTTAATAAAACATGATAAAAACATGGGGATACCTGCTAGTTGGAATGATTTAACAGCGTTTTATGATGATTGCGATATCCAGGTTTTATTCAATGATGATATATGCATAAATGATGGTAACTGGTTAGAATCAGTTATTTACTTCTTTGACAATAACGAAAATGTAGGTAGTCTTGGTTGGAATTTGATTCAAATAGACCCCAAGACAGGCAACCCTAATAAGCAGTATACTCTACCTAATTATGATGTCCCCGTGGGGCGTGTAGGAAGTCCAGTGGGATGTTGCTTTACGTTTAAGCGTGAAAACTGGAAAAATGTAAAGTATAAAGACGGTTCATTTGGGTTCCCAGCTAATTATATACGTTCATTTTACGAAGAGACATGGTTTAATTTTCAGCAATGGAGTAATGAGTTATGGTCGTTTCATGTGCCATATCCAGCTATGGAACATTGGGGTTCGCAAACATTTTCAAATAATAGAGAATTATCAATAACAGAGTTTAATAGTTTTTTAGATAAAAATGAATATATTGATATTATGAGTAAAAGTTCTAAAAAATTAGCTTTAGATATAGAAGAGCATAAACGAATAGCAGATAAAGGTTTTGCATATAGAATGGATTATTCTAGGGTTATTTTTGCTAAGTATTGGGGATGTAGTGATTTTTGGGATGTACCTCAAGTTCAAGTACACGATAATATTTTAAAAATAAATGATTTACCAAAAAGAGTAGTTAAGTATCTTGACAGAAATATGATGGAGTGTACTTGTGAAGCTTAAGATTAGATGTAAATGTGATAATTGTGGAAAAATAGTGCTTAGGCATAAGTACCGTTTTAAAAAATCAAAGTTGCATTTTTGCAATAGAAAATGTCTATCTGAAAACAATATCGGTAAAAAAAGGTTACCATATAGAAAAATTGCTAAAATAAAAGTTAAATGCGATAATTGTAAAAAACACATCATTAAGCGTGTTGACCATTTCAAAAAACAATTAAATAAATTTTGCTCAAGGAAGTGTTTTCATGAATGGAGGTTTAATCATAGTAGAGTTAGCGTAAAATGCGGTTATTGTTTAAATACAGTTATAAGAATAAAATCACATAAAAATAGAAACGATAATCAATTTTGTAGTCTGAAATGTATGGGGAGATATTACTCAAAACATCATATTGGTGAAAATTCACCAAATTATATTCACGGTAACTCAACCTTATCATACCCGACAGAATTTAATAAATTTTTAAAAGATAATATTAGACATCGGGATGGTTATAAATGTGTAGAGTGCGAGGTCCCTCAAAAAGAACTTATTAATGCACTGGACGTACATCACATAGATTACGATAAAGAAAACAATGATGGCATTAATTTAATTTCATTATGTAAAACATGTCATATGAAAACAAATGGAAATAGAAAATATTGGCAAAACCATTACGAACAGGTACAAATCGACCGAAAAGTGCATTTATTAGATATTAAATTAGAAATGGAGGAAGCGATAGAATGAAAGTACTTTATTTAGTTGACCCCCAGCAAGATTATCTAACCAGTATGGTTTTTGAAGGACTATGCGACTTGGTTGGCGAGAGTAGCGTTTATGTCTATCCAATGTTAAAGCGTTGGAGGACTGGAGCACCGGACGATGATTATATATTACCAGATGGTAAGACTGGGTGGACTGGCAAAGTTGATTATGAGTTAATAAGACCACATCTACCAGAACTTACTTTAGACCAGATATGTGAGCAGATTAACGATTTTGATTATATAATTTTAGCATCGCCTAGAGAGTACGTTGTAAAATCTTTTAGATATATTAAAGATAAAGTTAAGTTATTAGCTAATAAATTGGTGCTTATTGATGGTGAAGACGGAGCAAATTTACAGACTCAATTAATTAATGAGTTTAATCCACAGTACATATTTAAACGAGAAATGATGTACGAGACATCGTATAATGGAATAAGAATATATCCATTACCATTCTCTGCATTTTTGAATAAATTACCAGAAATTAATGATTTAAAAAAAGATTTAAATGTGTTTTCAATATTAGGTAACACAAATCAATTACGAGTTAAATTAGTACAAAAGTTTCACGAGTTTAACATTGATAATAGCGTAGTAGATATTGATTCGGGAGTCGCAGATTGGGACAGAAATAAACCTCGCCATGGTAAAATGGCATACAAGGACTATATGTCAAAGATAGCGAGCTCTAAAATTGGACTCTCGTGTATTGGTCACGGAAAAGACTGTGTAAGATATTGGGAGATACCATCGTATAATACTATGATGATGACTATTGACCCTAAAATAATCATACCTTTTCCTTTTAAGGATAAAGAGACGTGCGTTATAATTAAAGACGACCTATCTAATTTTAACGAACTTTTAGAGTACTATCTATCTCATGATGATGAGCGAAACGCAATAGCGATGGCAGGGCATGAGCATTTAATGAAGTATCATACATGTAAACAGCGAACTATGTATATGTTAAGCATTCTAGAAGGAACAATATGAAAACACTAGATGAGATGATAGTTGAGGATAAGAAAAATACCCCTGTAAAATCAGATGTGTACTCTAAATTTAACGACCATAGATATAAAGATGTTCGTGAGCAATCTAAATCTGACGGATGGTGGGACGGTCCGCCACGTTATCAGTTCGTAAATCGTAACATCCCATCACAAATACAGCGTGATTCGCTATTTTTATTTACTCAGGCAACATGTAAACATCTGGGTGTAGGATTAGGTATAGGCGGAACCCCAATATCAGGGGTGCTTCACGTTAACGTTGGTGTTGATACTTGCGATGTAGTTGTTACTGACCACAATTTGCCATTTGAGACTAACAGCGTAGGGTATATTATATCTAGTCATACTTTAGAGCATATCCCGAATACTGACTTAGCACTTGCAGAATGGATAAGAGTTTTAAAACCTGGTGGTCTGATAGCAATAACAATACCAGATAGAAGATTTTTCTTACATGATAATGGTCCGCATATAGGTAAATATGATTATGCTTATTGCGAGATGAATCCCGATGAATTGAAGGCTTGTCTTGATAAAAGAAAAGACGCTGTAGAATTACTATTGTTTAATACGAATGACAATGGGTTTGATATAAATGCTTTATTACGAAAGAAAGATGTCGAGGTGCGAAAATGAAAATTCTAGTAACGGGAAGTGCGGGCTTAATAGGCTCATGGATAGCCGATGAACTTACAAAAATGGGGCACGATGTTGTTGGAATTGATAATCTTTCTGGCGGCAATATACGTAATACTACAAACCATACATTTAGCGTTTGTGATTTACGAGATAAAGTATCTACTGAAAAGCTTATACAAGATATAAAACCAACTCATGTATTTCATTGCGCCGCAAGCGCACGTGAGATAGGTTCGCTGTTTGAACCTTTAAAAAGCACAGAGGACAACTATCTTTCATATATGAATCTTCTTAATGCGTGTATTAAAGTTAAGTTTAAGAAGATGATAATGTTTAGTACTATGGCAACATATGGTCAGCAGATACCACCGTTTAATGAAGATATGGAGTGTAGACCAGAAGATATATATGGAATCAACAAAACAGCTATGGAGTGGTCAACTCAATGTTTAGCTGATATACACGATTTTAAGTATACAATAGTTAAACCGCATAATGTGTTCGGAGAGAGACAAGCGTTTGATTTATACAGAAATGTTTTTGCTATATGGATGAACAGAATTATGTTAGGTGAGAAACAAATATATGTGTTTGGTGATGGGAATCAGATGCGGGCTTTTAGCTATATCTCATTTTCGTTGCCTTGTTATGTGAAGTGTCTAGAAGAGTTTACAGATGGTAAAATTTATAACATAGGTGGAATTGAACCAATAACATTAAACGAAGCCGCTGAGATGACGTTAAAAGCTATGGATGTTGTTGGAAAAGTTAATATTGAACATTTACCCGCAAGACCAAAAGAAGTGAAATATGCTTATTCTACTTACGATAAAAGTGTTAATGAGTTGGGGTATAAAGAAACTAGGTCTCTTCAAGAATGTTTGAATGAAATGGCTGTGTGGTGTAAAAGTATAGGAGCACAGGAATGGTTATGTGAACCTTTGGAGTTATGGAATAGCAAGGCACCATCTATATGGAATAAAAAATGAAGATAATGTTTAAATGCGAAATTTGTAATAAATTGTTTGAAAAACATAAACATGATAAACAAAGATTTTGTAGTAATAAGTGTCGTGGAAAGTGGGTATCCGTAAGCAATGTTGGCATAAAAAACCCAATGTATAAAGATAAGATTAAAGTAAAATGCGACACTTGTGGTAGTGATTTATTGCTTACTCCATATAAATTTAAACACAATAAACACCATTTTTGTAAAAATAATTATAAATGTTACGGAGCATGGTTGTCTAAAAATCAAGTGGGTGAAAAAAATCCAGCCTATACAAAAAGGATAAAATTTAATTGTGATAATTGCGGGAAGCAGTGTGAAGACCCAAATTATCAATATAAAAATCAAAAAAACCATTTTTGCGATAGAAAGTGCGTGGGTGAATGGAACTCTAAGAATAGAATAGGTGAAAATGCGAGCAACTATATTAATGGTAATTCAATTTTAAATTATCCTAGAGAGTTTAATGACAAGCTAAAAGAATTTATCAGAAAACGAGATAGCTATAATTGTATGGAGTGTAGCGCACCTCAAAGAGAACTATTTACGAAATTAGATATTCATCATATAGATTATAATAAATTTAATAATGATGGCGTAAATTTAATATCATTGTGTCATAATTGTCATATGAAAACAAATGGAAGTAGAAAATATTGGCAAAATAGATACGAACAAATACAGATAGAGCGAAAAGTACATTTACTGGACATGAAACTAGAAATGGAGGAATCGATAGAATGAATAAAAAAATAAATATTGGTATTTGGGGAGTTGGGAACGTTGGTGAAGCAACCGCTAATTTGTTTGAAGAAAAAGCACATGAAAATATAAATGTAATACGCTATGATAAGTATAAAAATATTGGGAGTAGGTCTGCTATTGTTGAAGATGCAGATTTTCTATTTTTATGTTTACCTACTCCTATGCGCATAGATGGCAGTATATGCTTAGACTATATAGATAATTCAATTAAGGATATAAACTCCTTAACAGATAAGAGGAAAATTATAATTATCCGAAGCACCGCAGTATCTGGTAGCACAGACAGATTATCTGAAAAATATCCAAAATTTGACTATGTTTTCTGCCCCGAATTCCTTACTGAGAGAAGTGCAAATGATGATATGTTAAACACATCTAGAATAGTGATAGGAGCAAACTCTGATACGATTTACGAAGCGGTAAAATCTATATTTTATTACGCATATGGTGATAAGATAAATTATATAAAATTAACCTGCACCGAAGCCGAAACACTTAAATATATAAGTAATATTTTCTTAACAGGTCAAGTTATGTTAGCTAACGAATTATATTTTATATGTAAAAAAATAGGCGTTAATTATGATAAAATTCAAGATTATTTAAAATTTGATGGTAGAATTGGAACGCATAGAAAAGTTCCTGGGCATGATGGGGATTTTGGTGTTGGCGGAAGATGTCTAGTTAAAGACCCCATGGCGTTTATTAAGTTAGCAGAAGACAATGGTTATGACCCCGTTATATTAAAAACTATGATGCAGTTTAATGACAAGATACGTATAAAGAAAGATTGGTTAGATATACCTGGTGCTGTTGAAATGAATAAAAACTTCAAGAGGAGTGAATAGAATGAGAGCATTAATAACGGGGATAAGTGGCCAGGATGGAAGCTATCTAGCAGAGTTACTTTTGAGTAAAGGATATGAAATTCACGGAATCGTTCGTCGTGTTGCAATTGAAGACCCCGACCACAGATTATGGAGAATTAAGCATTTACTTGATAAGATAACGTTACATTCTGCTAGTTTAGAATCTTATCCTAGTATATGTGATGTAGTAGAAAAAGTACAACCCGATGAATGCTATCATCTTGCCGCTCAATCGTTTGTATCATATTCTTTTGAAGATGAGTTCTCCACGATGAATACGAATATTAATGGAACGCATTATATACTTTCAGCTATAAAAAAATATGCTCCGAAATGCAAGTTTTATTTTGCCGCAAGTTCCGAGATGTTTGGTAAAGTGCATGAAGTACCACAAACAGAGAATACTATATTTCACCCACGTTCAGCTTATGGTATATCAAAAGTCGCAGGGTTTGATTTGACTAGAAACTATAGAGAAGCATATAATATATTCGCATGTAGTGGGATACTTTTTAATCATGAAGGCCCACGTAGAGGGTTTGAGTTCGTAACTCGTAAAATAACCAATGCTGTAGCTAAAATTAAAGCGGGTAAGTTAGATAAACTATATCTCGGTGATTTAACAGCTAAACGTGATTGGGGTTTTTCAGGAGATTATGTAGAAGCTATGTGGCTTATGCTTCAGCAAGAATATCCGGATGATTATGTAATAGCTACGAATGAAGTGCATACTGTTCAAGAGTTTGCAGAGGTAGCATTTTCAGCAGTTGGTTTAGATTGGAAAGATTATGTTGTAAGTGATGTTAAATTTTTTAGACCGTCTGATGTGAATTTATTGATTGGTAATTACGATAAAGCTAAAAACGCATTAGGGTGGGAGCCAAGAGTAAAATTTAAAGAATTAATACATATAATGATAAAAAATGATTTAATATTAGAAGGTGCCGATAATGTCAATCAACGAATCTCTATATCCTAGCTATCCTGGAAATCCACAAAGATTAGACCCAGATTATTCTGAAGGCGATGATACTGTTGCTGGAGCTACGGATTACAATAAACATGATGATGAGATTTTAAAACATCAATTATTATTACAAAATTTAAATATTATATCTGGAGCTAGTTTACAAAATCTTTTTGATAAAGTTAATGTTGTTGGAACTGATATTACAGCTAATTCATTAACTACTACATTAAATCTACGTACTGGTTCTGGAATTGCGTTTAGTTCTGATAATATTACAAAAACAATGACCATCTCAGCTCTCAATTTCACACCGCTTAACATTAATGGTTCAAATGCTAATGTTGATATTGATATTGGAAACAATTCATTTAAAACATCTGAAGATTTTTTAGGAGCGTCTACTACAGCAGAATATTTTGGAGACTCCGCAACAAATGGAACATGGAAAATAGTCAGAGATGGGGAGAATTTGTCAATTTTAAAAAGAATTTCTGGTAGTTATATAGAACAAGCAAGATTTGAGGAAGCATAATGGCCATACATACTGATAAGCAAATAATAGAAAATACAAGTGGCTCATTCATATATTTCAAAGGTACAGAAACGACAAACGCTACATCTAATCTTTCAACATTAAATGGTGCCGGAGCGTTGTCTGGGCCAAAGGATACAGGTGGGTGGGTGTTTAGTGGAATGATTAAAGTAACTATAAAAAACAATGTTGGTACAGAAGTTGAAAAATGGGTTCCTTCTTATATACCCGGATAATGCATGGCTATTAATGCAGATAAGATTAAAATAGAGCAATCTTCAGACTCTTTGTTACAGTTTAAAGGAACTGAAACTTCTGACCAAAATAGTAATATTTCTACTAAACAAGGTTCTGGTAATAAGCAATTCCCCAAGACGGGTGTAAAGGGCTCTACTGGTTGGCAGTATTATGGGATGATTAAGATTCAAATTAAAGATATAAATAATAATATTGTAGACAGATGGATACCGGATTATAGCTATTGTTCATCTGACCATTGTGGAATAGAATGCGCCTGCAATATTGATTGTGCTTGTAATACTGATTGTGGCTGTGAGGGCGTTGATGGGTGTGCCCCTAACTGTGCTTGTAATGTAAATTGTAGTTGCAATACTGACCCATCTTGTGAACCTAATTGCCCATGTAATGCAGATTGTACTTGTAACATTGATTGCAACTGTAATACAAATTATGGATGTGGGACCAATTGCACATGTAATGCGGATTGTTTTTGTAATGGGACAGATTGTACTTGCAATACTGACTGCAACTGTAATACAAATTATGGATGTGCAGATTGTGCTTGTAATGCAAACTGCAATTGCAATACTAATGCAGGGTGTGGCGGTGCTGACCCCTGTGCTCCTAATTGTGCTTGTAACGTAAATTGTACGTGTAATAGTGATTCTGGCTGCGGAGGGGCGGACCCATGCTATCCTAATTGCGCTTGTAACGCTAATTGCCCATGTAATACAGATTGTAATTGTAACACGAATTATGGATGTGGGACTAATTGCCCATGTAATGCAGATTGTGCTTGTAATGGGGATTGTAATTGTAATACTAATTATGGATGTGGGGCGTGTAATAGCGATATGGGGTGCGGGTACGATAGCTGTTCTTGTAATTCTGATTATGGGTGTGGCGGCGCTGACCCTTGTTCTCCCAACTGTAGTTGTAACGTAAATTGTACGTGTAATAGTGATTCTGGCTGCGGAGGGGCGGACCCATGTGCCCCTAATTGTGCTTGTAATACAGAATGCCCCAGTGATGTTTGTAATTGTAACACGAATTATGGGTGCGCTAATTGCCCATGTAATGCAGATTGTACTTGCAATACTGACTGCAACTGTAATACAAATTATGGATGTGCAGATTGTGCTTGTAATGCAAACTGCAATTGCAATACTAATGCAGGGTGTGGCGGTGTTGACCCCTGTGCCCCTAACTGCAATTGTAATGTAAATTGTAGTTGTAATATAAATTGTTATTGTAACATAGATTATGGGTGTGGCGGTGCTGACCCTTGTGGCCCGAACTGTAATTGTAATGTAAACTGTACCTGTAATAGTGATGCTGGGTGTGGTACAGATTGTTATTGTAATGCAGATTGTTATTGTAATATAAATTGTTTTTGTAACACAGATTTGGGTTGTGGACCCGACTGTGCTTGTGATTCAAATTGTCTTTGTAACACAGACTATGCATAAAAGGAGAGAGAATGATGGATTTAAATAAGCACCCGCTTCATATTGAAAGTATTGATGTAGAAATAACATCAAAATGTAATCTCAGATGCCCATACTGTTATGTCGGAACAGGGAAACACCCCATGGGGGACATGTCAGACGAAACGATAGAGTTGGTGCTTGATTTAGTATTTAAACATGGGGTATCACATCCAATTAATAAGGATGCTAATGGTAATAATGTTAATATAAAACCAACTACGATTACATTTTATGGTGGTGAGCCGTTATTATCTTTTGAAAGAATGGAGTATTTCATACTTCGCTCCATTAAGCGTAATATGAGATTGCATTTTTCAGCGTTATCGAACGGGACAACCGGTACGCAAGAACAAATAAATTTTTTAAAATATTTTAATATATGGACGCAACGCTCAATTGATGGGCATCCTGAAGCACAAGAAAAATATCGCCCCAACTCAATTGAAGCGTATAAAGAAAAAAATAAGCTGTGGAAGGATTTCGACCACTCACGCAGAATGACGGTGCAACCAGAATTCGCTAAAGATTTACTAAAGAGCCAAAAGTTTTTTGAAGAGATGGGGTTCGAAAAAGGGATATCCCCAATGCCAAATTATTATACTGAATGGTCAGAAGAACATATTTGTGATTTTGAAAAGTCATTGGAAGAGTTAGGCGATTATTATATAGAAAAGTGGAAAACTGGCAAGGCTTTTTATAATTATTATTTATCAAAAGAAATGGTTGCAAGATTTTTAGGTCAAACTTCTTTCGGGTGTGGTGGGGCGAGAGGGCTTCACTGCGTTTCTTGGGATGGGCATATGTACATGTGTCATCGTTTCAGTAAAGAACCTTATGACCATCCATTTTATTATGGGTATATAAAAGATGTATTAGCTGGTACAGCTAAAGGGTATGATGAATTAGTTTATGATAGAGTTGCTCAGTATCAGAAAAATACACGTAACGAATGGAATGAAGAGTGTAAAACATGTATAGCAAATTTAGGCTGTGAAAAGGGGTGTATGCATACTAATTGGCTTACAACTGGTACGATTAATAAGATGCCCGAAGTATATTGTAGAATAAGAAAGAAAACAGCGCAAGTTGTATCTCGGATAGATGAAGTGTTGCGAGCAGTTGATAGAGAGTGGTGGAAACAAGGAAATAGTTTAGTAAGAAGCAACCCTATATGTAATCAGAATATTAAAGATAATAAATGTAAAAGTGGTTCTTGTAAAACAGGGTGTGGTGTAAATATGTGCCAAGAATTAGTATAAGGAGAGAAATATGTCAAACGAAACCAAGGTGATAGAATTAGCTGGGGATAGGTCGGTAAAGATTTCAGTAAAACGAGATGATGTTCAAATCATGGGGTTATCATCAATACAAGGTAGAATTTCTGGAATAAGAGAGGATTTAACTGTTTGGGAAAAAATATTAGCTGACGCAATAGAGTTAGGGTTAAAACCATAATATGAAATGGGGTAAGAAGTGGGGGAATAAGTGGGGTATATACGCAAATAGAAGAACGAAGACTGCTTCGGAACAAACACGTTTAAATTCGTCTTTAGAGCAGACTAGATTACAAGATGCTTCTGAACAAGTTAGATTAAAAAGTGCAAGTGAACAGTCCCGTAATAAAACTGCGTCAGAATCAACACGAGTACCAAATATTTTATAGCGAGGTGATTTAAAATGGCTATTTATGAAAAAGATTTAATGCCAGCATTAGCAAGACAAATGGGTGATACAGACGCATCGGCATATACATATACCGCTAACCAATTATTCTCGGCTATAAATGATGGATATGCTGAATTAAATAGACGTGGTTATAAAACTCAATTTTCAGTTACGGGTGCTGGAGATGTAGCGTATTTTTCACCAGACCCTGATAAGGATGAGCAACGTTTAATAGTTCTTTGCGCCGCAATGGTCTTGACAGAAGGTGAAATACAAAAAACAGCAAGAAACGCTATTATGCACCAAAACATAGCAGGTAAAACTGATTTAACAAAAGTTACTGAATATTTAATTAAAATGCGTGATATATTATCAGAGGCAATAGATAATAGTATAGATGCAAGTAATAATGCTACAAATTCAACGAGTAACGATGGCGATACGTTAATAGAAGGCGCTGAATTAAGGAATACATCTTCAACGCAAGCTGATAACTATAGCGAAGGGCTTGTTAGAACAGAGATAAGTACTGGGATATAATATGTTAACAGAATCTCAAAAAATAAAATTAAAAAATATTAGGTCAGACTTCAAGACTTTACCGTGTACTTTATGGACAATAAGTAAATCTGGTAATAGCTCAACTGATTTTTATAGAAGGGCTGTTACTATTACAAGTGGTTCAAGACTTTTTTCTGGGGCAGTAGCTTGGGCTAATACTATTTATCGTAAAGATAGCCAGGGTGGTTTTTATAAAACAAGTGACGTAACTATCGTATGTAGTTATGATGAAAAAAATACATTAGATACAAATAACAGTTATCTAGTGTGTGAGGGCGTGCCACTCCGCATGAAAAGTTTGGCGCAAGCAACAGATACAAATGAAATTGTTATCTATTGCGAAAGACTAAATGAGTGAAAATAGGAGGATATATAACATGGATAAGCAAAAGGATATTTGGGCTGAGGGTGTAAAGGCTATTATTGGGTCAACAAAAAGGTCGTTGCTAGATTTTATTGATATGATACCTACGAGTACATCTAGAGAGAAAGAAATTGTGGGTAACATTAAAGGAAGAATTCATAACGATTTATCTTCAGCCTGTCTATCTGTTGGTATGTTAATAGCGGCGTTCCGAGCTGGCGGTGATATAGCGTCTTTTGAGGATACGATAATTAGAAAAGAAAATAATAATGTCAGAAAAACAGCGGAAGAATTTTTTAAAAAATAATGAAGTTATCTTTAAAATTTGATTCAAATAAATTTAAAAGATTATCAAGGCAAATAGCTGATAAGAGGCTTAAGAATTACGCTAAACGCTCTCGTGAAATAATTAAAGATTCAATGAGATATCAGGTGAATACTATTTTACCAGAGCTAATAGCAAATTACTCTCCAACTTATCAAGAAGAAACTGAATTGTTAACTATTGGAATTGATAAAAAAACTGGTAAAACTATGGGTTCTTCTGATGGGGGGAGATTTATAAAAAATCCAGACCATTTATACGTAAGAGATGCGATTAGAAATAATCTTAGATTCTCAATGGAGGATTATGGGGATGATTATAAGTTCGATATAAAATTTGAAGCTCCTGAAGATATTATTTCAGGGATTAATAATAGTATTGGTTTTGGGTGGTTAAAGAAAACTGGTAAAAATTCTCTCGTAAGAAGAGATACGAGAGACAGCGGGGCGTGGAGCGGTTGGGGAGATTTATTGTATATATGGGAGTATGGAGGAATGTTAAATGTTACTCCAAGAGACAAGAATCGAGGAGCTGTGTTACACCCAGGACCAAACAAAACAACTGTATCAAAAGAAATGACTAAGAGTATAAAACCATTTAGAATGTTTTTAAAAGGTATGTTAAAAGGTCGGAAAGCGATTAATAATGCTGTTATTGAAAGTTTAAAAAATAGGTTAAAATAATGATTACAGGAAGCGGGTATATATCTAAAACGTTACAATCTTTATATTATTTTTTACGCAATACAACGTATAATAAAAGTGGAGTTAACCATACGCTATTAACAGCTTTTGATGGTCTTGACGTTCTCCAGAATTACCCAGATTCGTTAGAAAAACTACCATTACCAACAGTTGCAGTGATGATGAACCCGGTTGGGGCTCAAGGAGTAACTGTTAATTCGGGTACAAAATTAATTCCGTTGTCATTTTCAGTTTATGGTTTTTGTGGTGGGAAACAAACAGATGGGGATAATCAAGCATTACGTGATGAATTGTGTAATGATGTGCGTGAAATATTAGAAGATACTGATTATATAAATTTATATAATTACCCAGATTTCAATACTGTTGATGGAGATATGAGTATTGAGTCTGTTGAATCAAGATTTATAGAACCAACAGGAACATTGAGTGCTGACAAATATAGATTTGTCGTAGATATAGAGTGCGAATATGCGAAAAGCATTGGATAGATAGGTTGTTAAAATTTAAAATATAATAAAAACAAATAGTGAGGTGAGCACAAATGGCTAATGTATTAGCTTCTGATTTAGTGAAGCGTAAAAAGGAAAATGTGTTTGTTGAAGGGTACGCTGTTGATTGCGCTACAGAACTTACCGGAGCAGTAGATGCTTCGTCTGAAGTTGCGCATGTATACGGTCAAGATGACGCTATAAAAGATGTAACAGTTAATACTGGGACTCTTTCGTTGACTGTCTATGATAAGAAATCTAATAACGTCCTTCTGGACTCGTTACAGCAGATAGACCCTGACGATACGGGGACTAAAGTGTATAATTGGAATAACATATATAACACTTCTGTATGGGCGAATAGATTCAATGCTGATAATACTCAGTATACAAGAGGTGTGTTTTATGGTAAATGGATTCCAGTTCCTGGGATGACAACTGGTGATACGAATGCTAAGGGTACACGTACTTTTGCTGGAAACTGCGACGTTCCAAAAGAGTACAATCAACCTATATTAGGGGAGAAGAAAAAACTTACGACTGGTGCGTCTGGAACAACTTGGACGACATCACTTTCGTATACTCCTTTACAGGTTAACCCTGGTGAGACTCCAGCGTTGTATGCGATACGTGTTGTTGCGATTCAAGAAACTAGAAGTGGAACAACTATTACTGAGATTGGTCAGGATGACTTAGTTATAGATGCAGCTATGGTTACTTCTGGTAAGACAGTTACTGTAGAGTTGGGTGATTTATCAACGTTATCTTGGGCTACTCATGTTTATGTAAATTATATTTACAATAAAACATTGGGTGTGTCTCCAACAGTTGCTAACGTTGGGATGTATAAACTAGTATCATAAGAATGATTGCAACCGACGAGAGGAATAATCCTCTCGTCGGTGTATTAAGGAGATAAAAAAATGGAAGAAAAAAAGAAAGTTAGTATATTCTCGCTATATGAAAGAGAGAAAAAAGTATCTTTTACCGATAAATCTGGTAATACGGTAGATGTGTTGTTTGTAAAAATGACGCAGGGTGAAATAACAAATTCTCTTGAGATATATAATAAAACATTGCGAGAGCAGAGAAAATTAATACAAGATAATAATTATGAGATTTCAGATATAAAGAAAATGCTTGAAGTATTATCCGATATTGAGATTGCCTCTAACGTTGTTGAAATAGAGAGTGTATATAGAAAACAATATTATGATTTATACCCTGTTGAAGATGAAACTGAAAAAACTCAAGAACAAAAAACTAAAGAGCGTGATGATATTTTTGCAAAATGGAAAAATGAACGTTTAGAAGAGCTTAAAAAGATTCCAGTTGAAGATTTGAAGAAACGTTTAATTGACTTACAAGTTGAAAGTCTTGCATCAATTAGGGCGTCCATTATGTTGAATAATTATTGTATCGCAAGTATGGCAGTTGACCCAGAAACAAGAGAAAAGATATTCAAATCAGCAGATGAAGTACAACTCGTTAAAGATAAAAGTATTATAGAAAAATGTTTAGAGATAGTTAATGATTTTCGTTATAATATTAATGAGCAAATTGTAAGAGTTGAGGCACAGTCCCCAAATTTTACTCCAGCTGGGCAATCTCAAGGAAGTTAAATAAATTTCCTGCGTATAGTGATTTAGAGGTTGTAGAATTCCCAGCTGATTTCTATAGTTTAGTTGAGTTCAGAATATATCTAGATAATATAGAAGATATAATTTCTAGCTTACGTAAAGTTTCATATCCACCTGAATATGTTAAAATGACACCTATACTATTTAATGAATGGTATAATTGGGGGAAGATAGTTGAAGAGGAGATGAGCAATTTAGAGAATATGCGTGGGGAGATAAGAGCTATGGGGGATAAGGTAGGTCCAGATTGGATGAAATATGAATTTAATTCTTATGAAGAATTTTATAAACATTACTGTGAATTACTCGGACTAGGTGAATAAAAATGGCAAGAGAAAAATTTGAATTAATTAATTCTGTTGTTTGGCAGAATGACGAAGCTAGTTTTAAATCTTTTAGAGAAAAAACTGTAGCTAGAATGAAAGAGCTTGGGTATAAGATTAATTTTCTTAAAGGTAGTGATGATAGAAAGTGGGGATTATACAGTTCAGGACCAAAAGCATCGCTTGATTATGCGATTAGTGATTATAAAAGAATATCCCGTGAAGTTTCATCTGAAATGGGGATAGTATCAACCGCTACTAAAAAGTCAACTAGTATTATTGATAAATATCAACAAGCAATACGTTTAGCGAGCGATGCCGAATCTAAAGCTAGTAATAAAAGAAAAAATAGTTTAGGTGAAGTTGCATTGTGGGCCGCCGGATGGCAAATAGCTTACGGTACCATTAATCTTGTTAAACAGTCCATAGTTGGAACTATAAAAGATTTTTCTGATTTAGAAATGGCATTAATTAGAATACGTCAAGCTTCTGGTGAAAGTACATATTCAATGCGGCAGTTTGCAGATGGAGCGTTTAATGTTGCTAGAGCTACTGGTACAAGTGTCGTAGAAGTCGCACAAGCGTCTAAGACTTGGGCGCAACAAGGTAAGAGTGTTAGCGAATCATTGAAGCTTACAGAAACAGCCGCAATGGGTGTTAATCTTACCGGTCAAGAAATGAGTATCGTTATTAGTAATTTAACTGGTATGATGAATGCTTGGGGTATGTCTGCTGAAGAGGTAGCGTATGCACAGGATAAACTTGCTAAAGTAGCTGATGCTGAGGCGGTTGAGGTCAAAGACTTAGAAGACGCATTTTTACGTGTTGGTTTAACCGCAAAAAGTGTAGGTATAACATTTGAAGAATTAGCGGCTATGGTTACTTCTGTTGGAACTATTACAAGAAGAACAGGTGGTGAAATTGGTGATGCGTTTAAGACAATTTTTACAAGATATCAAAGAGCTATAACTAGAGAAGATATACAGAATATAGCTAAAGTTCCGGTTTATATAGATGCCATAGGTAATGCTACGATGCAAAATACTGGTAAAATGAGAGACTTTAGTGATGTGATGATGGATATATCTAAAGTTTATAATAGTTTATCAGAGACTGGTCAAGGCGATTTAATGGAAGCTCTTGCTGGACAGAGGCGTACAGAGATGGGAAGAGCTATGTTTCAAGGAATAGATATTTACATAAGGACGCTAGATGAGCAACTTGGAGCTTTAGGGTATACGGTTAAGAAAAACTCTGAGATAATGGGGTCGTTTGATAAGCAGATAATTACACTAAAAACAGCATTTCAGGAATTAGGTAATGCGATAGCTCAAGCAGGACTTATAAGTGGGTTAAGTAAAATTATAAAACTTTTAACTAACTTTGCAGATGGTGTAACTGCTGTTACTAAGGATTCTTTTGCGTCAAAAATTATGCTGATATCTTTAACTGCCGCAGTTGGGGCTTTAGGAATAGCTTTAATTACAGCAAGTTTAGAAGCTGAAAAAGCTAATACAGTAATTAAAATATTAGGTGTAACATCTAAAAATGTTACCAATGCGTTAAATGGATTAAAAGCGGTATTGCTTTGGATTGGGAAAAATCCAATAGCACTTGCTTTAATATTAGCTGGTGGGGCACTTGTTAAATGGAGTGAATATTTATTAAAAGCCGCTGAAGATACGTATAAGTTTAGAGCTGAGATGGATAAAGCTCGTAAATCTTCATTAATGCTCTTTAAGGAGATGATACAGAATTCTGATAAAATATCAGATGATAAATTAATAGAAAAAAGAGCTAAAGCATATGAATATTTTAACAAACTTATGTCTGAAGGAAACACAAAAGGTGCCGCAGAAACAGCTCGTAGAATAAAATTAATGGATGATGAAATTAAGAGAAGGTCCGAAGGGAATAAATTAGAAAAGGATGAATTATTAGTTAGAAAAGAGACGTTATCTCAAATAGAACATTCTTCAAAAATGCAAGAGATAATGGGCCGTAATATAATAGCTATTAAAGTCGAAGAATTACAAAAACTACAACAGCTTGGCGATGAGTATCTTAGTAATGAAGATAAATTAAAACGTCAGCAAGAAATTATACAAGAGTATACAAGCTATGTTTATGGTTTAAAAGATGCATTTCAGGATGCTTTTACTGATGGGTTAGATGATTTAATCACTGGTACTGGAACTCTGAATGATATGTTGACGAACTTTGCAAATATAATAAGAAAAGATATTTTAAAGCAAGCTGTTGATACGATGATGCGAGGTATGTTCTTAGATTTGTCAGAAGCAGTGCGTAGCCCATTTGCAAAAGCGCATCTAGCTGGTATTGATGCAGGTAAAGATATTATAAGACAAGCACATATTGATGGTATAGTGCAAGGATTTTTAGAAGCTAAAAAAGACCCTAAAACGGGTGTAACAGTTTCAGTTTTAGAAGGAGCTGAGTCTTCAGTTACTGGGAATACTGTTCAAGATTATTATTCAAAGCTTGAAGCTGAACTTACTAAAATTAAAGAAGAAAATAAAGCTATTTCTGGGGAGAAATACACCCCAACATCAACTCAAGATTATTATAAATCCATAGAAGATGAACTTAATGCTGTAAGAGAAACAAATGCGTCAATTATAGGTACAAAATATACTCCAACATCAACTCAAGATTATTATAAATCTGTTGAAGATGAGATAAAAGAACTTAGAGAAACTAACGCTACGCTAAAAAGTATAGATGATAATACTGTTCAGTTGCCAGATTTAGCGTCAGCACTTACGTCAACATTAAGCGTTGCTAAATCAGCTAGTGCAGGTGATGCGTCTGGGGCTGTACAATCTGGTGGCGGTGCTTTTTTAAATAATTTATTCTCAGGACAAACAGATTCAGAAATAAGAGCAGAAGGTGTAAAGCAGGGATTATCAGGAGAAAAATTAAATGCTTATGTAAGCCAGAAAAAAGGCAATAGTTTATCTGGTGGGCAGGTTATGGCTGGTGTTATGACAGGGTATTCGGCATATGCTAATGCTAAACAATCTGGTGGTAGCCAAGCTGGTGCCATAGTCGGAGGAGTAATGCAAGGCGTTGGGGCTATGGCTATGATGTCAGGTAACCCATATGCGATGATAGGTGGAGCTGTATTATATATAGTTGGTACGTTAGTAAGTAGTATGGGGAAGAAAAGTAAAACTACAACAGAAGTAAGAGAGCAAACAAACCAAATAACAACAAGAATCAATGTTACTAATAAAGAACTTGAAATTGTGAATAGAAATCTTGTTGCGTTAAGACATTCGTTTGAAGGGTTCGTACTCCAGGAAAGTTATTATCTAAGGTCTAGAAGTAGAGGTGGGGTTAATGCACAAGTAACATCTGAATTTGCGTTAGGGACAAGACGTGGGTATAATAGCTAATGTCAAATTATTATTATAACGTACAGAAATGGTTAGTACAGAAGTATGATACTGGGTCATCTACTTGGGTGTCTGATACATCTATACCAAGAGGTTCAGTTAATACGTTTGCACAACATTATACATCAACAACTCAGGTTGTAACGTTAGCTGATGGTTCACGTGGCATAAACTCTCCTTCTACGAAGTATAATTACGAGCAACTTACATTAAGTTGGAGTAAGCATACTGTAACTAATGCATTTATGGCTCAATTACAAGGATATATTACTAATAAAGTAGGCGTTAAGATAACGCTTCACGATACGTCTTTAACTAAACTTGAAGGATATTTTATGTCGTTTAATAAAGAATGGAATTTTACTGGGACTACGCAGAAATATGAATTAATATTAGAATTTTTACCATTTGATGTAGATAATAGCGGTGCAATAGGTGATTAAATAATGTCAAAAATATTTCCTTATGTTGAAAAATGGACTGTGGCGACGTATAATACCGGTTCTTCTTTATGGGAATCAGATACGAGTTTCCCTCGTGGTTCAATTGAAACTTTCTCAGAGCATTTTTCTTCGACAAGCCAAGTTGTTGAATTAGCTGATGGTTCTAGAGGTATGTTAACACCTTCAAATGTATATAATAGAGAACCTATTACATTAGCATGGCATAGAAAAACAGTTACGGATGCGTTCCTTAATCAATTAACAGCATATGTCGGTAATCATGTTGGGGTTAAAATAGTTCTACATGATGATTCAGCCACAGTAATTGAGGGGTATCTTAACTATGTAGATAAACGTTGGGATTTAACGGGTAAAGACCAATATTGGTATTTACAAGCTGAATTACAACCATTTGATGTAGATAATTCTGGGGAAATAGGTAATCCATTAGGAACTCTAACTGGTTCAAGTACTTATTATACTAATACTATGTATGAGCCTAAAATAAGTACTGGGCTAACAACACAATTTTGGAGAGGAGATAAGACTTGGGCTAGTGTTCCTGGGAGTAATTTAGACCACTCTGCATTAAACAATTTAACATATGCGTTATCTGGGCATACTGGTTTTCAAGCTACTTTAAATACTGGGTCCGGAATAGCTATAATTGGAAATACTATAAATGGAACTGAAGACCAAAATATATTTAATACAATTAACGTTGAGGGTACTGATATAACAGCTAATTCAATAAATACAGTATTAAATATTAGAAGTGGTGCGGGAATAAAACTCATAGGGAACAATACTAGTAAAACACTTACAATAGAGGCTACTGACCCACAAGGCGTACACTCATCATTAACTAATTTAGATTACGCAAATTCTGGTCATACAGGGTTTCAGCCAACTTTAAATTTAGAAGATTTTGTCTACACTACTGGGTCTAATATGACTGGTAATTTAAATGTGACAGGTGATATCTCCGCTACAGAGAAAATTACTATAGGAAATGGTATTATTGGGGAATTAGACCTCACAGGTCTTGCGACAACGGTAAGTTTATTTAGTGATAATATTGTCTCTAGCGGAATAGATGGAAAAGAGTTTAATATCTATAGAAATAGCGATAGGATAAGAATAAACGTAGACCAGTATGGCGAAGGGTATCTTTATAGTAATAATGCTTTAGTCCTTACATCGAATACTGGTAATAGTGGTAGTGCATTGGAGATATATTCTGAAACTATAGATTTTAATCAATATGGGTTTGCTACTAATGGTGTTGTGCGGGAGTGGGGCACCATAAGTGGGGCTAAACATTATGTTCAATCCACAGTAGCATCTGATGGTTATTACAAAATTGTTTGTTCAAATTCTGCTATACTTGGAATGAAGATAGCGATGTCTTTAGACTTACTCACAAACCCTATCGTAACTACCGGTACTCTTGGGGCTGGGGGAACCACCGTTGATTTTTTAAACATCACAGCAAATAATGTTTACCCGGTGTATATCTATAAAAAAGATTTAGCTGATTTACAAACATACACTAATTCAGATAAACTGATAATGAATTGGTATCATATTTACAACGGTGATTGGCATAGATATTGTGATTTTGTTATTTCTGGGATAGATAGACCATCACATTATAGATTTTTAAGTGGTATTGCTAATAATACCCCAGTAACAGTAGCTACACTTGATAATAGTGGTTTTATTATCACTGGTTCAGGGTATGTGAATATAAATTCAAATGGGAGCATTAAGAATAATGCACAATATGAAAAACATACTACAGTAACTGATTCTTTATATACAGTAACAGAATTTGATAATAAAATTTACGCCAATGCAGTTAGCAATCCTATATATATTGTTCTTCCATCATCTTTAGGTGAAGGGAGAGTATTAAGTATTAAAAAAATAGATTCATCTTCTAACTCTGTATATATAACTGGCTCTGGGGTATTAATAGATGGTTCTCAAATGGTTGATATAGGAACACAGTACAATAGCATGACGGTGCAAGATATTGGTTCTAATATATGGTATATAAATTAAGAGGTAAAAAATGAGTTTTTTTGGTTCAATATTACAAGATGTAAAAGCTGATTCTGGCAATAGTTCAGTTACTAATATTACTTCTGGAGCTATGTTTACCGGGGTAAAGCATACTACTTTAGGTGTTGCGGGGATACAGGTTTCTTTAAAGACCGATAAAAATTGTTATGTATACGTTGACCAAAGCCCAGATGGGGATAATTGGGATATAACAGATACATATATTTATTTAAATTCTTTAGGTGGCGATAGTTGGACTGTACAAGCTGTAAATTCTTTTACTAGAGTAAGAGTTAAGAATTATGAATCATCACCAACAACATATTTAAGATTACAGACAGCATTGTGCCCTATAGTTGAAGCTATCCCTAGAAGTTTAGATTCAAGTAATAGACTAAAAACTTCATCATATATTGAAGATAGTTATGGTTTTGGAGTAGAAAACACTCCTATGGGCGAGATGCGAGTATCGCAACTTACAAAACTTGTTGGTTCAACGTTTAACCCAGATTCGGTTGGACTTGATACAAATTTCTTTTCAACATCAGTTGCAAATAATGGAACAGTTATACAGAGTAATGGGGTTGTGACTTTATCTACAAACACAACAGCTAATGGCTCATCTAAATTTTATTCTGTGCGTAGAGCAAGATATTCAGCTGGTTCTTCAATGAGATATAGAGCTATAATACAACTTGGGGATATTGGAGTAACTGATAATAAAAGACGTTGGGGGATAGTCGATACAACAAGTACAATGCCAACAATTACAGATGAGGCATATTTTCAATTAAATGGGGGAACGTTTAGTGTAGTAACTATGAAGGGTGGTGTAGAAACAACTGTTAGTAGTGGTAATTTTAATGGAGATTTAGGGGCATCATATGTTCTAGATACGGATGTTAAAACATATGAAATATATTGGACTAATTCAAAGGTATGGTATTCAGTTAATGGTAATATTTTACATATAGTATCTGCGGCTAGCTCAACATGGTCAAATTCTATAACACCATATTTTTATATTGACAATGTTAATTCTAATGGGGTTAATACAAACCAAACAATAATATGTAGAACTGTAAGCATATATCGCTTAGGAGCACTTCTCACACAACCTATATCAAAGTATCAGTCTGGGACAACAGATGCTATAGTGTGTAAATACGGTCCTGGGAATGTACATGGGTTAGCTATATCTGGAGTAAGCAATACAAGTAATATAACTGTATATGACAGTACAACTGCTACGGGGGCAACATTGTGGAATAGTGGAGTAATGGGTGCGCAAACTCAACCGTTTCATATTCCATTGTGGGGAGTACCGTTTAATAATGGGTTATCATTTAAAATAGCATCTGCAAATAGTACAATAACAATAGCATATGAGTAAATAATATGGCAAAAGCACTTTCAACACAAGCTACGAATCAATTAAATAATAATAATGTACTAGTAGATTATACGATAACTATAAACTCTATTGTCTGTAAAGATGTTATTACGTATTCAATTGATGCGAGTAGAGATTTTGGGTGTCAGACACTACAATTAACACTTAATAATGATAGTGGCAAGTATTCACCGGATGGTACAAGTGAAGTAAATTTACGTGATGACATTGTGTTAATTGAGAAATTCGCTGGGGCAACAGATACGTTTAAATCATTTACTGGGTATGTTACACAGCGTAATATAGTAAAAGATAGTTCTGGCAATATTATCAATCTCACATGTCTTGATTATATAGTTAAACTTCAAGATACAGATGTTGACCACGATTATGAAGCTACGAAATATCTAGTTGAAAATGAGGTGTTAACACCGAATTATCTCCCAGAACCTAATGAGATGTTTTCATCAATATTTGATTTCGCAAATTCTAATTTAGCAGTACAACCGCCCGTGTCTATACGTATACGAGACAAAACAACTGAGTTGGAAGACCCGCAATGGAATGGTTATGAGTTAGCTAATGAGGTGGGGCAGATTACGTTAGGGGCTGTTCTTAACGCTCGTGATAATTATGAAATAGTTGGGACATATTATTTCTACCCAAAAGGTATTTACGTTGAAGATATTATTGAAGATTTAATAACTAGAAAAGATGGGTATAATAACTATTTGTTTAAAGAAACATCACAACAAGCGGTTATAGATAATCATCTTACTGAAACATTTTATAATGTTGAGGGTAGAGCATATGATACATTGACTAGAAATAAAACCCCTGAAGTTATGGATATAGAAACAACTCTTAGCGTAGCTGTTGCTGAAGGTGATACTACGATAACAGTAGCCGATGCATCTGGGTTCCCTAACACTGGATTTAATACGTTATTCTCAGTAAATGGCGATTTAGCCGCATATAGATATATAACAGGCTCTCAGATTTATGGGATACCTTCTTCTGGAGTATATGCGTTACAGTCTCATCCTATTGGGTCATATGTCACGTATACAGCTAATTTTCCTGCAAATATGATATGGTATCTTAGTTACGATAATCTAATTTCAGTTATGAGTGGTTCTCAATTTACCCTACCACCTGGAATTACTATGCGTTATTTTAATAAACGTTATGGAAGCATCATGCTTGATACCCCGGTAGACCCAGCTTCTGATATAAGATGTAATTACAATTATGAGTTTAAAACTCTTCAAGCTACAGGGGTTGAGACAAACGGTATTAAATTTAAGGAAAGAGATATAAATAATCGTTTTGATGCAATAAGTAAATTGCGTACATTTTTACCTCCAAATTATATTATACGTACTATTGGGGATGATAAAATATGGGCATCTTATCTGAGTCAAAAAGATACCGCCGATTTTGATTTAAAGGGTATAAAGTCTATCTCATATGGTGAAGATGAAGATATTTATACTAGAACGTTATTTTATGGGAAGAACGAAAACCCACATAACGTGTTTTTTGATACTGGAGTCTCGTTTCTTAATACAGGAGAAACGTATACCGCTGTTGCTACAAATAGCGAGTTATCTTATTCTACAGACGATGGAGCGTATAGAGTATATGTAACAGGATTACAGAGTGGTAAGATATTGGGTGATATGATGTCAACCGTAACTGGTTCGGGTTACTCACCTATACCTCATCCGGTAGTATATATCAATAATATTCCAATAGACAATAACTTGCATGAAGTTATACAAACAGATGTATTAATATCTACAAAAACTACATCCACAACAAAAGTAACCGATGGTGGTTGGAGTAGCGGACCAAAATCTGAAGAACATACATATTACGAATATAAGATATATTTTGGGCACCGGGGGTTAGTTGCTAACCAATTAGTTAAAATTTACGGGGCTACTGGGAATTTACTTTTTACACTTGGCCCAAACGATTCAAATATTGATTATGAAAATGGTATATGGATTATACCTGGAACTGCTGAAAATTCAAATGTTGCCGCATGTTCAAACGCATCATATTGGATAATGTATTCTACGGATGATTTACAGATAGACTTTTCAAATGTACAGTTTAAAATTAATAGAAGATTAATACCAGTAGTTACAGAAGCAATTGTACACGCTACGTTTGAATATAGTACAGTAGCTACCCCAATAGAGAACGCTGTAGCTTGCTTTGATGGGCGTTGGGATACGCAAACACAAACTATATTTTATGCTAAGCCACCTCAGGGGTTTGTATATGGGATTGTTGATTTGGGGGAGATAAAAGATATACAACTTATTGATATTATAGCAGGTTTCTTTAAGCCAGATACTGACGGAAGACGTAAGTATGAAATGACTAACTATATCACGTTAAAATATTCACTGGATAACCGTACTTATAATGATATAGCTTCTGATACAACTAATTTTGCATTAACAAGTGGCAAAACAAAGACATTTGATGAGCAAGTATTAGGAGAAGGGTTTCAAGCTAGATATTTTAAGATTATAATAGAAGATTTAGAAAAACTAGAATATACTGAGAAAGGGCTTTGGGCGTTATCTCTAGTTGAAATTAAGGCCTATAACGATATCGTTTTACGTGGTGAGTGTAAACTTATTCCAACAACAGCGTTAACGAGTGTCTATACCGGTTCAATGTCTACACTTAACGTAACTAGTACTGCGATGTTTATATCGGGTAGCGGGTTCGCATATATTAATTCAGGAGCTGGAGTATCAACATCACGTTTTTGGTATTCAGGTAAAACAGCGACATCATTTACTGGGGTTACGGGAGCCGCTAGTATGGGATATTATACAGCTGGAACTAAGGTATACGATTACGAAGAAACTAGCACAAGTCTCTATGATGCAGATAATCTTTTAGACAAACTTTATGATGTAGTGTACAAAAATACAACTGTTAATGAATATTTAGATGACCAGACATTAGTTAATTTACGAGCTAAAGATTGGCTTACTGAAGCGTTAAAGAATCATACTAAATTGGATGTTGAACTTCTCTACGCACCTCATCTATTAATTGGACATACCGTAGCTTTAAATGACCCGTATAATAGAGTAACATCCAATTATTTCGTCGAAAGAAAGTCAACGACCAATGCTGGAACTTCAATAACCGTTGCGAGGTACCCATAATGGAACCACTTAAGATTATGACAGACGAGATACGAGATAAGATTAAATTCTACAATAAAAAGCATATAGATATAAAAGAACTTATAACGGGGTATAGTATATCTAACGAAAATTTAAGCGGAGCATATATCAGTGAACTTAATTTAGCTGGGTATGACATAAGTAACTGTAATTTATCCAGAAGTAATGTAAAACTTATTCTTAATAAAGGTGTAGCTCGAAATTGCAATTTTTCATATACACAGTTTATATTAGGCTCTAATTTTTCACATGCTGATTGTAGAGGAAGTAACTTCTCTTCTTGTAATGCTAGTAATATAGATTTTGTTTGTGCAGATTTACGTGGTACGTCGTTTTGTAATTCTACGTTTACGCTATTTTCTAAAAGATTTTTCAGAGCTAAATTTGATGGGATGATATTAGAACTTATGGCGAGATTTTTATCCGTAGAGGGATTAAAAGAAATAAAAAATGAAGACATATAAATCATTAGACCAGTTAGTTATTGGGCTTATAGAAAAGTATGCTAATACTACTTTACCTGGAGCAACGACTTCATCTACGTATTATAACGCATCACAGCCTTTTTCGTCTAGTAAAAGTGTTACCCCAGATGAAACTACACAGATAGTTACTGAGTTGGTTACAAGTCTTAACCAACTCGTTGTACCATATATCGATTGGGGATTTGAAATAACAGCGTCTAACCCACCAGATAATTATATCAATGTTTCTTCAGGGGCTGGTGTTGTAGCGGGGCATCATCTTGAAAATGTCGAGTCTATGAGATTAAGCGTCCCGTTTGATGGGCAAACACCAGTGTTTTATGTTAATTTTGATGGTTTAAAAGTATCAGTTGACCCAAGTAAATATGATGATAAGTTAAGACTTGGTAGAATTATAGTCCCTGTTCCAGGAGTAACCGTAAATATACAAGATGATAAACCCGATACTGGGCATGATGGTTGGATTGTATCTGGTAGAGATGCGTTCTTTGATGAAGATACAGTTTTAGATGATGATTCAATAGCTGTTCTAAGAGATAGTATCGGTAAAATATTAGCTGATAATCTTATAGGCAATGTAAGACTTAGTGAAGATTTAAAAATTACAAACACACAAGGTACGCTTGAGTTAGATAGTAAAGAGTTAAGATTATTGTCTACTAGTAAAAATATCGTAGCGAAGTTGAATAGATACGGTAGTTTCTTTTACGATGACGGTGGGGCGTTAGTTGCTAAATTCGGTACTTCAGAAGCACGAGTTGGGAATATATCCATAACAGGAAACTCTATACAGAGTACAAATTTTATTAGTGAACATAGTGGGTTCCAAATAAAAGATACAGGGTATGCTGAGTTTGAGAATGTACGTGTTAGAGGTAGATTAAGCAGTTCAGTATTTGAATATGATAAAGTATCAGCAGTTGGCGGTAAACTTGTTGTTAGTAATTCATCAGTATTAGCAACGGATATAAACGATGCGTCTACCACAATAACAGTTGATGACCCAGTATTTGCAGAAAACGAAGTGTTGCGTATGAAAGACGGTAATAATGATGAATATTTCATGATTACTAATATCTCATCTGCTCCAACATATAATATTAACCGTGATTTAGCTAACACATATTCTGGTTCTGGATTATCATACCCATCATGGAATAAAGGTACTGCTGTTGTATCATACGGTAAAGTATCAAGTTTAACAACTACTGGTAGCACAACCGGGTTTATATCGTTAGATGCATCATCTGCATACTCACCTTTTATTGATGTTTATAAAAGAGATTCAGCTATGTATAATGATTACAATATAAGAGCAAGAATTGGGACGTTAGAGGGTATCTATGATTCTGCATTTGGAGGATATCTCACAGGTTCTGGAATATATACAAACAATGCTTATCTTAAAGGTGGGTTATACAGCGTAGGAAGCGGTGTTGGGAGTGGGAGTGGAGCTTATCGTAGAGTTAATATACAGAATGGATGCATACAGGCAAATGAAGCAAAATTTGATAACCCACTTTGCTCTTGCTGTTATTCGTACATAGATGCTGGTATGTTAAGATTTAATGATGAACTTGGTTCTGTTCCGTATGTTAAAAGAATAGCTAGTGGCACTGCTGATACTGGATGTGTTGTTGAACTTAATGGTTGGAAGGTTGCGCCTAATGTTATAGTTAGTGTAAAATCTTTATGTAGTTATGCGGCCGCTCAATCAGCACAAAATCAAAGGTGGAATGTTTATAATGATACACCAGAGTGCTATGTTACGAGTGCAACATGCTATGGGTATTGTTTTGTCATACATGCTTTATTGGAATTAGCTAGTGGCGCAAGTAATGAAATAGCTAAAAATATAGCTATGGATGCGTGTGCAACTACGGAAGCATGTACGTGCGCATCGTGTTTTAGATTTAATTTTCAGTATTGGTGTAATGGTGCGGCTCCCGATTGTTACTGTTATGGAACATTGTGCTATGCGATATGTTATAAAACATCAACTGCTGACCCTGATGTTTGGGAGGGAGCGTGTTGCTATGAATACGTACAACCTCATTCTAGTGTTGGTGAGATAAAGTCAACGTCTAATACATACGCCGCAATGACGTTCCCATGCATGGCGACGTGGGTGGTTATGGCGCATCAAGTAAGTTTAACATATACCAATAGTGGAGTATGCTCATCTACGTTTACATGTTGCTGTGTGACATGTAATGCATCTTCATGTAATTTAGGTATGATGTGTTTAGGTGGTTATGATGAGGGGTGTTGCACCCAGTCAGGAACTATAACTTTTGGAGCGTCACCATCTGGTACTATTTACTGTACATGTTTATATTATTCTGTATCTGTTTGCAAATCTCAGTCAGGTTGGGCGTATCCTAATGGGGTATGCACTATTTCAAGGATAACAGCTCCGGGAATGAGTATAATTTGTAATATGGTTAACGGGCAAACACAATCAACAACACGAGTTGATTGTAATATGATAGTAGGTAATACGTCATATTGTTGCAGTTTTGCTTTTGCAGAGATGATTTGTCGTGGTTATAATATGATGAATTATGATTATTATGACAATAATATGAACTGTATTTATGGGATATGTCAGATAGTTTGTTATTGCGCCGCATCGGGTGCTGCCGATTCATGCGCAAGTAGTAATTTGTGTAGTGTAGTAAATTGTTATGGGTGCTATTGTGCGCTTGACCCAAGTGGTACATTAAATTGGTTAGCGATAGCCTATACCTAAGGAGAGAATGATATGAAAAAGAGCATTTTGATTGTTTTGTTTTTGTTACTAGCAGTAAATTGTTATGGGGAAGATGAAGAGTATCATAAAAGAATGGATAGAATAGCTAAAGTACGTAATGAGGAAATAGCACGTGCGCACGAGTTGAGAAAATTAGAATTAGAGACATATATATTAGCGCAAAAACTAGAGTTACAGCGTGATAATATATACGTTAATAATGATAGTAATCAGTATAACTCAAATAGGAATGATAACGATACGAATGTAGAAGTTAACACAAAAAATAGGAGAAATAAAAAATGAAAGAATTGATTGAAAAAGCTGAGAATTTAATATTGGTAGTAAATGGTGGTATAGGAAGAAATATTTTCGCTACATCTGTTGTTAGAAACTTAAAGAAAGCGTATAACGATAAGAATATTATAGTTGTCGCTGGGTTTGCTGATACGTTTAATAATAGTCCGCATATAAAGAGGGTATACCAATTTGATAAACCGATATACTTATTTGAAGATTTTATACAAGATAACAAGTCAATTGTATTAGACGTGGAACCATACCGTCACCCCGATTATGTTAATAATAATATGCACGTCGTTGAAGCGTGGTGCGACTTACTTGAAATACCATGTGATAATACGGTTGGGGAAATGTTTTTTACGAAGAGCGAACTTGAAATGGCATATTTACAAGTTCAAAAACGTAAAAATAAACTTGTTCTAATACAGCATGTTGGTGGTATGCAACCGCAAACATGTGATAAAGACTCTCAATTAGCGAGCAGAAATAGTATGTATAGAAGAAGTTTACCAGAGAACGTAGTTGACGAAGTTGTAAACAAGTTAAAAAGCAATGGTTTTGATGTTGGGTGCGTACAGCTTCCAAATCAATATTGTCCTAAAAATGCTGAGAGAATTAATTTTCCACCAAGAGCGATTATAGCTTTAATGCCTTACGTTCATGGTGTTATTTCAATAGATAGTTTTATCATGCACTCTGCGGCTGTAATGAATAAGAAGGCTCTTGTTTGTTGGGGTGGGACATCACCTTTGAAATTAGGGTATGAGATGCATATGAATTTAAGAAAGAAAAACTGCCCAACCCCAGAATGTCATAGACCAAATAGCTATTTGTTTGACGTACAACCAAATGGGTTTATGTGGGATTGTAAGTATAGTGATGAGTGTATGAACTATTCAGCAGATGATATATTAACTGGATTTCAAGAGCTATACGGTAAATTCGATGAAGGTAAGGTAGTTACTGCTGAGTTAGTTAATACGTGCGCAGAGGAATGTTTATGCAAAAAATAAGTGAGAAGAAACAAAAATTAATAGATGATAGACTTTGTGCATGTGATACTATACAGCAAATCAATGGTCAAATAGACTTAATAAGTGAGCTGTTAGCAATATTACAAAATCTATCTGAAGAAAATATAAAGTTTCTAAAGGATAAGAAAAATACTTTAATAGAATGTAGAATGAAAACTATATATATATTACAGCAAATTATAGGTAAAATTTCCTTAATTAATGAACTGGAAAAGGAAGGTGATGAAAATGTCAGTTGATAAGATAAATGATGGGCTTCCTACAACAACTAAAATAGAGTCCCTCAACAATCAAACACTGGAATTAGATGGGAAGATATCCGAGTCTGGATTTAGTATAAATGAATTAGATAGTATATATTCAGACTTAGGATTAAGCAGAAAGTTTAGAATCTTAAGTGGAGCTGGTAATTCCGTTGAAACATATACAAACTGGACTCACGTTAAAGCTGAGACGGGATATTCTATATGGAGTATACCTTTTACTAATTATAGACATAATACTGTTAATGAGATGTACTATAATGATAGAAAGATGACGTATAAAGGTTCAGCGGGGCAAATACTGTATACAACATTTGATAAAGTATATTTATATGATGGTTATACGTATACTGATAACACAACGGAAGCATCTTCTGAAGAAGGTATAGCGTTTAGTTTAATGGGAACTACGTCTAGTTATCTATATCTTGGTTTATCATCAACGTTTAATGCTATAGATTTAAACTTATCAGGTAAGGGTGATAATTATAGTTTAAAAGTTGAATACTATAATGGTGCTTCTTGGGTGCAGTTAGTAGCTACAACGAATGCACTTGTTGATAATACAGGTAATTTTAAATCAAATGGTAGAATAGAATTTACACTTCCTACTAATTGGGGTACAGTAGCTGTTAATAGCGTTACTAAATATTGGGTAAGGATATCTACTACAACAACTCCTGTAAATACAGCAACAGCTTTATCTATATTCCCTGGCGGCAGTGTTTATTCATTGTTACAGTTATCAACAACAAATGCTTTAAATGAACAGTGGTCGTGGTGTTACTTTAATAATAATGTGTATGTCACTATCCGTAATGCGGGAGCTAATTATTACGAAGGTAGCACATATGTAACTTCTTCATCTAGTGTTACTAATAAACAGAACTTCTTTGTTTATAATAACGCATATAAAGTCAATTATGAGCAGACATCATATATGACTGGAGCCGCTTTCGCCCCTTCGTATGGGTTTAAGATGTACAATACTGGGAGCTCTATTGAAATAATAAATTGGTCAGCGAGTACCCCTTTTAAGATAACAAATACGACTAGTGCTGGGGTTTGGTTAAGAGTTAATGGAGGATTAAATGATTTAGTAACAGGAGCGTCAACTGGTACTGGAGGTGTACCGCCTACGCAGATAAAGAAATATTTAACTATTGACGTTGACGGAACTAATTATAAAATACCGCTTTATGCAAACTAAATTGAGGTGCGTATGGAGAGACTATGCAGTAATATAGTTAAAAATATAGAATGCTGGGTATGCCACAGTCAGTTAGTAAAAAAAAGAACAAGGATATGTTGGATAATAAAATGTACAAATAGAAAATGTCAAGCTCATGCTATATTGGTGACAAAAGAAGAGCTTGACGATATCGAGAATGACGATAAACAGGAGAGTGTAATGGATAAAATAAAGAAGTTTCTGTTAAAGATTAAAGAGTTTTTTGTTAAGTTATTTTCAAGAAAATAAAATGGGGGGTAGAGAGATGCGAATGAAGAATAAAAAAGGTTTTACAGGTTTTGAACTAGTAGCGATTATAGGAGTTATAGGGCTGATAAGCTATTTTGCTGTCCCAAATATAGGTAAGGGGATTAATAGTATCGTTAGCGGAGATAAAAATCAAACTAAAGCAAGCCGTGTAATACAAAGTGAAAGGACGTTGTATCAAGTTGACCCACAACATCCTGATAAGCTTATACCTGTTAAAGATAAATATAGCGACACGTCATATCAATCAGTGGCTACTGAACCACCCGAGACGTTATGGGAGAAGTTTTGGAAGTTAGGCGCTATAGCTATTGTAATTATAGTTGTGTTAGCGTATCTTGGTCTATGGCCTATAATCACGGTATGGTGGAATAAGGTAATTAAACCTAAGATTGAAAAAGCTAAGGCTGACTTAGAGGCTAAGACAGAAGAGTATGATGGGTTGCATGATGATGCGGCTTTAATTGTCAAAAGTATTGATGAGGGGTTAGGAGCTATTAATATATCAATTGCCTCTGCTGAGGCTACAATGAAAACAGCTCAAGCAGTGGTAAGTACTGCCGAGTCACTATCTGATTCTGATACTACAAAATCTGCGACAATAGCTAGTTCAAAAGCAATGTTAGCTAGAGCAACCGATGTTTATAATGCTGTAAGTGGTCTCAAGGCTAGTTTTTTAACAGCTATGTCTAGAAAACAGGACTCAACAACTAAGCTCTTAGTAGCGACTTTAAAAAACGATTAAAAAAATAGCGGACGCCGGAAAGGAGTACGGCGCCCGCTCACACAGAAAGGAGACTAAAGTAAGACTTGTGATTTTCTTACTCACATATAGTATATCACATAATTGATGCTTTGTCAAGTTGTTTTTAATCTATTTTTTTTACGCTCAAGAGCTTCTTCTCTCAACTCAACATAGCCACACTGTAAGCATGTATATGGACAGATATATCCGCACACTTCATCTTCTATAATAAGACAACAACATATTGCTGTTGCTCCGCAAGCTCTGCATACGATATGTGGTGAGGTCATAAATCATACCTTTTGTTTCTCGATTTCTTTATCTATTAAAAAATCAATGGTCTTTTTAGCTGATTCCATATTGTTTGTATGACAAGTAATTACGAAATGATGCTCATAATTATTACCTTTTAATTCTATATAACTTATTGCACTAAAAGGGGTTGTGACTTTTTTACAATTATCATCCATACTAATCTTCCTCTAGCTTGGGGTATGGGCAACTAAAATCAACATCTGGTCTACCCTTAAGACATAACTTTACTCTTATCTGTTTACTTGCGGTACAATTCCACACTCTCCCCCCATCAATATCTTTTAAACAAAAACCGCTTAAATAATTTTCACAATCTTTACTCTTCTGTATAATCCCAATCTTCTTCTTGCTCTTCTTCATCTATTAACTCACTTTCTAATAATTTTATATCCTCTTGCTTCTTTCTGTTTCTATCATACGGTTTTCTAGAGTGGCATATTCTTGTCACCGGGCTCATACTCCACGTTCTTCTACACTTTATTCTCACTTCTTTTGATTTCGCCATGACATCACCTAAACCTCACAATGTTTTTAATAAACGTATCATCTCATCTGAAATATTAAATCTCTCTTTGTTTATCTTAAAGCTTCTTTCAATATTACCGTTAATATTCTTTTTTAAGGATGCTCGCCAATCCATTTGCATTTCGATTAAGTCCAGCATACTCATTTTGCCTATATCTCCACCATAGAATTCAGGATGATGCGAATTTCTAGAATAGTGGTGCTGTAATGTAGGCTTTTCACTATCTAATAATTCATTATACTCCTTAGTACCATATTGCGTTTTACTTAAAGTACCGAGTTTATTGTGAAAACCATTAGCCTCAATGTACGAAAACTTGCTAAGGTCGTGTCTTAAACTTCGTATTATAAGTTTATTACATACTTGTAACATATACAACATAACAAAATATTTATGTTTTATTACACCTATATAATAACGCATAAGATTATAATAGTTCATCTTAATTATTATATGCTTTTCTTTATATAGAAGTTTCTATCAAAGAAAGGTTTAAATGTCGCGGTGAACTCTGTGATTATACCGATATCTGACTGTTTTATTTTAATAATATAATAACCTACATGAGCTTGTAATTTTAGTTTTCTCATAAATCTACTTTGGTCACAGACACAACCACATAGCACACTATGTATTTCTCTAGGGTAAAATACTCCGGATTTATGCCAATGCCCCGACAAAATAACATTTGGCTTCTCTCCCCCTTGGTAGGATTCGGCAAGTTTCTGAAGAGCATAACTAATAGCATATGAACTTCCTCCACCAGGGTGCACTAATCTCATAATGCTACTACCTTTTTCGGACTTTAATTCCACATCAACTTCCTGATATCCTAAGTGTATTAAATCTTTTCTTCCATGCTCAGAGGCTTCGAGTTGTAAGTATCTACCAAAGTCTATACCTTCTCTTTGAAACCACCATCCCTCGTGGTCATCCGCAGTTATAAAATTGGTAGTTATTCCTTCTCTTTGTGGATAGTGGTCTATACAATAGAGTGTTTGGTCTGTTATACCATGCACTCTTATGTCATATTTATTAAAATTTGCTTCACCCTCAACAATGTTCCCCGCATGAAAGACTGTTTCTATTTTTCTATTTTTAAAATCATCATAAGCATGTTCCAAAACGTCGAGACGTTCATTATAACTCCCTAAATGTGTATCAGATACAACCCCAAATTCATGCTCTATTCCAACGTCAAATTTATGTTTTATTTTAGAATTTTTTTCGACTGGTATTCCGTCTAATAACTTAACGAAACTACCTTGTGTTTCAATCGTGTAACCTGAATTCTTTAAAGATTTTACGACATCAGCAACAATTGATTCGTTTATATTAATGCTTTTTGCTATATCCGATAAATATCTCCCCTCATCTCGTATTTGTTTAATAATCTCCATTCTTAATATTGGAGAATTAGAATTAGATGATGTTTTGTTGTTTTGTCGAGCTAAAATTGAACATTTTTGAGAACAGTATTTACCGCCAGCCCCAGTGTAGATTTCCCCGCAGTTTAAACACTTGTTGTTTTTGTAAATTTTACTCACAATTTTATCCTCCTATTAGTTGTTTATATCGTTCAAACATTTTATCGTAATTAATTTTTTCTTTTAATATATTTTCACCTTTTAATCTTTTGACGAAATAACCTTTATTGCGCATCATTGTATTATGTCTTGCATCTTTCTCTTCAGCGCCAGGCTTATGATGCCAGTAATAACCATCGCATTCAACTACTAAGTTATATCTTGGAATATAAAAATCTACGGGGTGACTCTTAATCCTATATGGATGCTTAAAAGATATGCCCCTTTTTATCAGCTCATCTTTAAATTTTAATTCTATGTCGGTGTCAAATACTTTTTGCTTCATATTTTTATCTAACAAAGAACACTGTAAACATTTTTTGTGGCCATATAGAAAAGCCTGACTGTTTAATAGTTTATCGCAATCGCTACAATAAGATTTCACTAATGTTCTACCATGTTTGTATGCGGGGTTATTTTCCCCAACCTTACAGCAATGTGCACATCTTTTAGATTTACTCCAGAAAGAGTGACTGTTTAATTTTTTACCACAATCGACACAATAGTAATAATATTTTTTTAGACTTCTTCCATCTTTATAGTTTGGACCATTCTCACCTTTAAATTTTAATGATAATTTTACGCCAAGTATTTTTCTTGCACAGCCAATGCATCTTTTTGCATTTTTAGTAATTTTACATCTACAATCCAAGCATCTGTTTATCTTACTTTTTTTCATTATCTTTCATCTTGTTATGTGAAAATAACAGTGCTTTTGAAATTGCGTCCGGACAACTAAAATGTATCTCTGATTTAAAATCTTTTTGCAATACACCATTATTTTTTTGCTTTATTTGTTCCAATTCATTATGTAAACTCATAGTGCATGCCTTGCATCTAATTCCTTTTAATTGTTTTATAATATCGTTAATTGGTACATTATATCTTAGTGCCAATGATATTAGCGCACCTATTGCAGATAAACAAGCATGACATCCACCCTCTTTCCCTGGGGTGATGAAGCACTCAAAAATTTCGTTATTTGAATTATGATTTACAGTTATAAATAATTTTGTACATGCGGTTTTATGTTTTATCGTGCAACCTCTTTCAACAGCGTCTCTTTCTATTGGTTTAACTTTATTCATTCACTACCTCTTAAATATTGATGCGGCCAAACTTAATAAGACAACTATAACCAATGCTTGAACGAAAGATATTGGTAATAGATGAAATATTGGCGCTATATAATTAAATAAAACCCAGAAAAGTATTGGGGTTAAAAATATTAAAAATATAGACGGTAATATCAATGCGATAATAAACACTAAAACAATAGCGATTAATATTATTGAAAATATCCCTGCTAGAATTTTCTCAAACACTTTATTCTCCTTATTTTATTTGTCAAAATGTAACTCAATTTCAACTCTAGGATTTGAATTATAATATTTTCCAGTTTTAGGAAGAAACTCGATAATCTGATTATCATCTAAAAAGTATATCCCCCTCATCGCATCTAGACAAATCTTTATATAATTGTCCAAGTCAGGCTTCTTAATGCAGAATAACAACCCACTCTCTAAAAGTTCTCTATCTTTTCTAGATAGAGATTTTGGGGGGCTTCTATAAATACTAACCATAATCTTTATTGGGCCCAGTATTAAACTATCAGGTTTACTTTTTAATGATTGCCCTGCGAAGCCTTCTTCATAGTTTCGAGTTGTTTCTGGAGTGTACATATACACAGTCCCAGATTTTCTATTAATTCTAGCTTTAGCCCGTAACTTAGACTGAGGTTCTCCAAAAACAGTAAACTTTATAACCTTATCAAACATATTTCTCCTTATTAAAAGATTACGCTAAGTCTCTTGCGTCTATCTGTTGTGCTAAGTTATCAACTTTAATTTTAGCGAGAATCTCGCCTTTTGTTAAAAGCACTAAATTTTTACCTCCAAATCTAAACTGTACCCCAGCTTTTGCGTTATAGTAAATCGTCTCTCCAATACTATAAAACTCTTTCATCGTTTCAGATACTTCAAGTATCGTCCCGAACGTTGTTGGTATTTTATCTTCCCCTCCTGAAACTATCACCAACCCACTTTCTGTAGTATTCTTTACTTCTATAGGTTCAACCAGAACTCTCTCGTTTTGTGGGATAATTTGAATCTTTTCTCTCATTTAAATTCCTCCTTTTACTTTAATTAAATTTTCGTCTTTCACCTCATAGTGAAATGTCTCAATGTTTTTTTTAAGTTTATTTTTCTCTTCTTCTTTAGCTCTACGCTGTACTCGTATGCGTTTCATCATGCTTTTACTCTTCATATTAATCCTTTTTGTCGTCTTGATACCTATAAAGTAGTCTTTCTATTCTTGATTGCCAATGACTTAATACATTCTTAAATCTATCAAGCTTTTCATACATACGCTCAAGCCTTGTTTTTTCAGTCTTGTTAATCGTTATTCTATTCTTTCTACCCTCTAGTTTTTTTACAGTTTCTACAACATTAGTAAATCTAAGTATCATTTCATAATTCTCCTCCAAAGTTAATAGACATCGCCATTTTCTTTGATTTTAGTTGCTTCGAGTTGGCTAACTTTTCTACGGTAAAACTCTAACTTACAACATTCTAAAGCACTTACAACTTCGCTATATACCCCGTAACTTTCTTTCTTACCCGATAGATAAGATTGTATTACTAACGTAAGAGCGTAGTTCAATTCTCCTGGTGTTTCTGGTTTATATACATCATATAAAGCATGTACTAATTCCGTGAATTTGGACCTATCTTCTGGTTTTATATAGGGCATCATATCTCCTTTATAACATCTTCATTATACACTGCATTATTGATTCCGCCAAAGTAATAATCTATTATTTTTTGTTTAAGAAGTTCATCGACGCTTGAAACTATTTGTGATGCAAATTCCTTTATAAATGGATGTTCCACGTAATGCTCTTTATCAGATATAACTATCACTGGCTTGTTCATTGTCCAAGCTAAAGCTATCTCTGATAGAGTACCAACTGGTGGACGTTTTTGATTAAATTCATCTAAATTAGCTATAACTATATCAGCATTTTTTATCCCCATATAATCACGAGCGAATAATGATTTAGCTGGAATTTCAGATTTTAATCCATCTGCTGTTATAGTTTTGTACTCCACTTTAGTATTAAGCGGGTCTAAAAAAACCAAATTCCACCCCTTAAGAAGATAGTGTTTGCGTATGTGTAATCTCCATTCTAGACATTCTTTAATCTTATCCCCGATTATCATACCTGCTAAATAAATAACCATTTTTTTCTCCTTTCTTTTCATAAAGACGTTTTAATATATAACTAAAATACGCAAACCAATAATCAGTGTTTGCATTAACTTCGCCGTTACATTTTCTGCATAATGTAATCAATCTTCTTTCTTCTACTTGATTTTTATTATAATCTATGTGATGAATTGGCAGTTTTTGTCCGTATAGTTTTAAATGTTTTTTTTGTGTCATTTTACATCCTAGACGTTGACAATGATATTTATCTCGTTTTCTAATATAGTCTTTATAGTTTCCATTAAACGTAAGTGGATAAGGTTTGTTTCCTTGCCCATGAATATACGTCCAGCTTTTCTTAGATGCTTGAAAATTATATTTACATTCATTGCAACAAAAACGGAGCTTACTTACATTAACACTCTTCTTAGTCAGAAATAAATATTTACCACATCCTGTACATTTTATTCTAATTCTTTTTACATAATTTGGGTGCTCATCCCCTATAATATTTTTTGATTTCCACATCGCATAACACTTAATATTACAAAAATGATGTTCGTCTCTTTTTACTTTATAGGGGTAAATGTTAATTTTTATATTACAATTATTACAATGAACTTCAATTTTTTCTTTATAATTAGGGTGTTTTGGACCATTGATATTTTTGGAACGCCAATTATCGCAACATTTTCTATTGCAAAAATGATATTTATTCTTTAAATAATGACACCTCATAACATGAATAATTTTTTTACAAAAATCACATTTCATTTTTATTTTCGCATAATGAAAAGTTATGTTATTTTTTATTATTTTATTCATTTTAATTTTAAAGTTTATGATAGTTCATTGTTATATTTCGACAGAATCATGTCTACTGATATATATAATTCACTTATAGTTCCATCGTTATATATGATATCGCTAAACTGTTCATTATCTAAGTCTGTTTCCGATGGGTGCTTATCACACTCTTTATCTCTGTCAAGTTTACGTTCGATTCTGAATATTTTAGCACCGCTTAATATTAATAATTTAAATTCATTAGCGAAGCGAACATCAGTCACTACATAATTCTTTCCTATATTTTTTTTGTCGTTCACTTTACGTAACACGCAATCTACCCAAATATCATCTCGAATCTCTCTTAATTTCATCCCAATATCTTGTAAGAGTTTGCGTCCATGGTCATCTTTCTCGCCATCCCAATTAAAATAATTTGTGGCTAACTCTTTCAATCTATCTGCGAATGCTATTCTATGAAATCCGTACTTCTTCATTAAATATAATGCTACCGTATCCTTACCTGATTGCATTTTTCCACTAAGTCCTAAAATCATGGTTACACCTTTCTTTTGCAGTGATGACAAAACTTAACGAATACTGTTGAAATCATTAACATTAATAATTTAACAGTCCAAATATAAAGTACAATCCACCCCATAAAATGTACTAATCTTTCAACTACATCCCATTGTATATTCATACTCTCCTCTTAAAATGGACAATCTTCGAGCGTCTTTTCTTTATTCAAATCATTAGCCAAACGCTTTAGTGTTATTATTATTATATCTTTATTAGGATTAAGATATTCATTCCTTACTTTATTAACGAACTCTTCTGTATATTCTTTTGAAAATGTAAATCTTACATCATCAGCTAGAAGTGTTAATTTACTTTCACCTATACGTAAAGCATGAAAAGCGTAATATAATTCTTTATTTAAACTCCAAAATCTTTTCAAAAGTTCTTTCCATATAAAAGCATCTTCTTTTAAGTCTGGTCTAGGGTCCTCAGGGTGTTTACCCTCTTTAATAATAGCCTCTACTTGCTTACTCATAGGTTTCTTACCTTTCATAGGTTTGTTACACTTCTGACAACATACTTCTGAATTTGGGAATTTTTCAAATACAAAATCAGAAACTTCTTGTTTTATATTACAACTTAAACAATTAAATAGTGCCACTGCTAGTAACCTTATCTAGTTCTATTTTGGGGATATATGATTTACTACCTACTTTTATAACTTTAATTAAATTTTTCTTACCCCAATTTACTAAAGTTTGTCTTGATACGTTAAGTATTGAACCAGCTTGCTGTAGTGTGTAATTCTTATCATATATACTCTCAAATATTTCTTCTTCTTTTTGAATAAAATAAGAAGGTCTTTTTTTACGCAACAACGATTCTATCGCTTCTAGTTTTATAACAACTATATTATAATCTGGTGTATCACGCTCGAACTCTTGTATTTTTTTCAAATATAACTTATGATACCTTATCAATTCTGAAACTGACATTTTATCAAATGTGTGCATAATCATTCCCCTTCAAACAATCCATCTGAATTCTTTTCCACTCCAACTCTAACATTCTCATTAAAATCAACGGGTGTTTCTTTAGCTGTTTTAGTATCAGCATGTCTTTTTTTGTTATCTGTTGTTTTTTCAGTTGCCGCATCTGGTAAATATACATCATCTTCTGAAGAAACAGTAGCTGTTTCTTGAACTAAATCTCTTAATATGGTTGTAAAGTTATTTTCTTTTCTATACCCATAACTTCCTAAAGCACGTATCAACCAATTTTGCGACATCCATTTAAATACTATTCTCACTGAATCTTTATCTTTATATCCTACTCTGTCATAAACATCAAGTTTTCTGAATGTTTGTGACTCCCAAAGTACTTTCAGTAAAGTCTCCCACTCTGGAAGCATCTTAAACCCTTCAATAAGGGACTGTCTTCTTTTTTCTGTTAAATTATACTTTCTTTTAGCGTCTTCTGAGTATAAGTCATACCCCATCGAGGCTTTGCAATATATACTATTTAACCACCACTCTATAAACAATACATGCTCTTTTGTAACTATTACATTCTCAAAGTTTTCATCCGTTGATACTAAGAACCCAGCTAATGAAAGTGAAAGTCTGCGTATCTTATTTTTAGTATCACCAGTCTCTATAAGTGGGAATTTATCGTGATATTTACTTAACATTCTTTCTGATACTTTAAAGATTTCTAACTCTGCATCTTTATTAAACACCTCTTGTTCTGGGCGTCTTGACCATCTCCACATAATTCTATCCCTACATGCCGGTGATGTGTAAACATGAGGAACTTGTGGAACATTATCTATTGACCTATTTATAAGCTCTGCACCAACTTCATGCTTCGCTATCGTAAGTATAAAATCCATTCTTCTTATATCTTCATCTTTAGTTATAATTTCTCGTATCGCAGAAGGACCGTCTCCGTATGATTCGAGCTTCGCGCCTCGCTTCGTATTACTAACGAATAACAGTCTAGTTCTAGCATTTGTCTTTTCATTACCATTAGCTTTGTTTACAGATACTATACCGCTTGACATAACATCTGTTAATTTTTCCATTATATCTTGTGGCATATCTGTAACTTCTTCGATAATGAGAGCCCTTTTATCGTTCATGGGGAGCAAGCCCCAGCGTAATGCCCAACGCCCGCTGTCCATTTGTATGACAGTTCCAAGTAACCCGGGTATTGTTAAACCTTGACCGCCGATACGCTCTCCAACACCGTAATGCTCACGCATTTTAGATATCAGTTCTGTTTTCCCAGTAGCTGTATCACCTATTATAAATGCGTTTACCCAACCTTTTATAATCTCATTATCATATTTCATATATAAAGGTGAGTGCATAACTAAATCAAAAGCTAACATCATATCATGTCTTCCCCAAATATGATGTACGTTACGCTCATAGTCAGTATATTCTTCTTTTATCTTATCTGATATTTTCTGCCCCGGTTGTACTTGAAATATTTTTAATCTTTGTTTTATATCATCGGTAATCTCAAATGATTCAATACTATCCATTGACGGTGTTGCTTTTTCTACTATAATCGTAGATAATTGTTTTCTAGGTTCTGGGAAAACGTACCCTTCTATGATGTGGTGTTGATTTGTTTTTATACCCTCACCGATATAATATACTGTTTTTTCAACATAATCGGTACTAGTAACGTTCATATCTACTTTTGGAACAACTCGTATTTCTTCAACATTTATAAACTCATCTTCTGGAAGTTCTATCTTACACTCTTCACATGTTACACCAATAATTCTACGCATCGCAAATTCTTGTCGTTCCTTTGAAATGTTTATTAAGTCTAGCACTTCTGGTTTTTTAGGGTCAACAAGATATTCATATTCACAGTTATGGTCTAACATAACGCACTTATCGCACTTCTTCTTTGAACCATGACAATAAAATACAATGCGTGAAGGTATCATATAAGCAGGTTCGCTTTTACCGTTAACTAACACTTCAGTTCTTATCTTCTTGCCTTTATACTTAGCGTGTGTTGTTTCAGGTAAACGTATATCAAAAATCTCTTCCTCTTCTTCAACTATCTTTTCATAATCTTTTGCGTTTTTGACATATTCAAAAAACTCTTGAGCAGTATGTTTGAACTTAACGAAAAAATCAGTTATATCTCCGCCCTGACCTAGCTCACTAGGTAATGTCACAATTTTAACAGATGCGGAATGATTTCTTAAAAAAGAAGCAACACGCATCGCTCCTTTCTTACCAGCCATGTCTAAGTCATAACAGATGTATACATTTTTATCTTTGAAGAGTTTAGCCCAATCTTGCTTGAACGTCCCTGCGCCACATGTCACGGTGACAACATCAAACCCATTCTGTTCAGCTATCATGCAATCAGTTTCGCCTTCAGAAATTATAATATCTTTTCTATCAAGAAGTTTCTTAATATTAAACAGCCTTACAGTTCCCCATTTGCACTCTTGTATGACTTTACCATTTTTATCTTTTTGCACAACACCATTTTCGTCTAAAAGTGGTCTTGAGTAGTTTAACATCTTGAATCCTCTATTCTGAGAATTCATATCATACTTCCTAATATTCATTAACTCATCTTTTTCATTAAAAATTGGTATAGTATATCTATTCATTTTGATATCGTAACCAATCATAAACTTTTTTATAGTATCAAGGTTGATACCTCTCTTAGCTACAAAAGCATCTAAATGAGTTTGTGAACTTAGTAAAAAATTATGGAAGTCTTCAGCTATTTTCTTATCAAGCGTCTCTTCTTTTTTTGGTGGTTTTCTATTGAGCGAAGTGTTTGTTTCTTTAGCCATTGCTTCTAGAGCTGTATTAAAATCACATTTATTTATCTTTGAATAAAAGTCAAACGCACTTCCTTTTTCGCTACATCCAAAACAGTTCCACAACCCACTTTTTAAGTCTACACTCATTGACGCAGTACTATCATCGTGGAATGGGCAACAGCACAACATTTTATTACCGGAAGATACATTCGTTACTTTTGTTACACTCTTTCTGAAAAATTCCTCAAGGTTTATCTTAGATATAATTTCATTTTTTGTATTTTCTAATGAATTTTCCATGCGTTCCTATTTTTATAATATAATAACGGTAGACGAACGCTCGCACATTCGCCTACCGTTATGTTTAGTTTAGACTTCTTCTTCCTGTATCTCTTCCGCTACACGCTGTCTCGCTAACGCTTCATCTTTGAAGAACGTATCATAGATTGTCTTAGCCCACTTAGCTTCTTCTTCTGTTGTCTCTCTAACCTGTTTAGCATTGTATGTGAAAGCACTTCGTCCCTTTTTATACTCTTTCTTCACAGAACTTATCTCCCACACATAACACCAGAACGGTTTAGCTGGAACTTTACCTATAACACTAGCATTTATCTTTTGCGCACAAGGAACTGAACTCTTCATAAATGTCAATATCGTAGGCATTAAATCTTTCCCAATAGCATCTGTTGTAAATGAAGGATAGTTATACATTATGTTACACTGTGATGGGAAACCCTTTGCGTATTCACACTTACGACAATTATCATCGCAACCGCACTCGCATCCTGAACCTTTAACTAAATCAAAACTTCTGCATATCGGACCGCCTCTACGATTCTCTGGGTCAAACATAACTCTATTTTTAACCATAGATATTAGTATGACTTGCACTGCTTGAAACTCTTCCCCACTCGTTGAATGTTTTATCGTCCCAGGTCTTGTTGTACCATCTTCAGCTTCTTTCGATGTTGCTTGTATAAGTCTATACCTTGGGATTTGAACATCTTCTGCATGAACGCTCTCTGTTCCAGTAGCCCTAGTTTCTACTGTTGCTACTGCTGTCTCTTCTTTTTTAACAATTCCTTTTTCATCACTAAACATACCTTCTTCTTTTTTTGCACTCATCTTTTCCTCCGTTTTCACTGTTTTCACCTTTATCGAGTTAATAAGCTACTTCTTCGCTACTCATACTGTTGTCAGCATCACCTCCCCCTAATTTTTTGTTACCTCTATTCCCTATCATTGGAACAAGAGTGGCTTGAACTCCTATTTCAAGTTCAGGAACAGGTTCTATTTTATCTATATACTCTGTCTGCATTAACTTATTCAATCTTGCTAAAGTAGGTTTTAACTTCATGATATCATCATACACACCTTTTTCTTTAAAGAAATTACAAGCTTTATCAATATCGATTATCTTACAGAATATTCTATGAGATTTATAAACTGTTCCATAAACATCATGCTTAAATGAGTGTATATCACATGTCTCCATTTCATTAAATAAAGCATACTCTGCCTTCTTCTTTTTCTCCTCTAGCTCAGTCTTTAAAAGAGATACTTTTGATAGTTCGTCTTTAATAGACATAAGCTCTTCTGTTAGCTTTAGTATTGTCTCGTCCATTCTACTCTCCTTTTCTCCATTTGATAGGTTTATTTTTCAACATTACACATAATGTATGCGGTTTAACTTGTTGCTTATTAGGAACGCTTGCTACTCTTATCAGTAATTTAAAGCCTTCTTTACTAGTCATAAAATCAGTAAGTTGACCATTGAAAAATATTTTATCTATAACTACTTCATTATCAGTCTTACTTCCTACAACTACGGGTATTACCCCGAAAATATCAGCCATTTTTTCAGCTATAGACTTACCTACACATTGCCCATGTACGTATGATATACCCGCTTTAAATATAAACTCAATAAGTTCACTTGGTTTCTTATAATCTTTTTCATAAAAATTAAATAGAAACTCTAAAAGTTCGGCATTTAAATCTTCAAGCGTTACATCAACTTTTACTTTTGTGATTTTTTTATTAATCATCTTCGCCTTTCAAAAAATCCATAATTATTTGTTTATCGAGTACGACTTTTTTATCGTCTAAAATTTGCTCTGATATTTCTCGTTTCTTGAGTAACATTTTTTCCCATCTTTCATCAAGTGTGTTCTTTGCTAATAAAGATATGATAGTGACATTATTTTTCTGGCCTATCCGGTGAATACGTTCCTCCGCTTGAATAACACTTGATGGCGACAGAAACGCTTTTTCAAAGAAAACTTCACAGTCAGCTTTGAACAGGTTTAACCCCATACCACACGCAAGTATCTGCCCGATAAACACTTGTATCTTACCATCTTGAAAATTATCTACTATCTCTTGTCTTTCTTTAGTTGGAGTACTGCCAGTAATAACCGCAACATTATACTTCTTTGAAAGCTTGTCCGCTATAAGTTTAACCGTGTTAAGAAACCTACACCATATTACTATAGGTTTATCATTTTTAACAACCTCATCTACTATATCTTCTAATACTGGGAGTTTAGCATTGCTCTCAAAGTTGTGCATACTCTCAAATTTTTCATCCGAAATAAACCCTGATGTTATTTGAGACAAGCGTATTAACTTAACAAGAATATCTCTGGTCTGTGATATGATTTCTTTTTCATTTAATTTTTCTACATATACAATCATTTCATCACGCATCTGATTATATGCCATCATTTGGTCTTTTTCAAGTGTCACTTCTCGTTTCTCGTAAATCTTTTCAGGTAAATCGAGCACGTCTTTCTTGAGAAATCTTATATAGAGAGGGTCTAACCTCTTCTTTAAATGCTCTATATTTCTGTAGCCTTCTATATTTTTAAAATACCCACGTATTATGTAATTGTCTTCAAACGACCACCAACTTCCCATGTGCCCCGGCTTTAAAAAATCTATCTGGCTATGTATGTCTTCTAAGTTATTAGCTATTGGATACCCTGAAAGGATATATTTATATTTTAATTTTGAGAGCTTCTTAACAGCCTTTGTCTGCAAGGCTTCCGAATTCTTTATTTTTATTGATTCGTCAAGTACAATCGCATCTAAGATAAGATACTTACTAACTAAATCAATATCAGCTCTAAGTAGTTCATAGTTTATAACAAGAAATAATATATCATTAGCATCTTTGAACTCTTGATATTGCTCCATACGTTTCTTTTTTGAGCCATCTACTATAACACTTTTTTCATAAGTATGTTTTTCTATCTCATTGCGCCAGTTATACTTAAGAGAAGCCGGAGTTACAACTAAACATTTTTTAATCTCAACATTCTCTTTTCGAGAGATTATGGTAGCTAATGTCTGAAGTGTTTTTCCAGTCCCAAGTTCACTAAAATTCCCCGCCTCATTTCTGCAAAGCATGAACATTACACCGACTTTTTGATAATTGAACAGCTTTGTTTTAAGTTTTGGAAGTACAATGTCACAGTCCGATAACTGTTTTATTTTAATGGCTGTTTCATTAGTTAGTCTATTTTTCTCAACAACATCATTGGCTTGTTTACTTACAAGTATCTCCGGAAATACTTGTTTTAATGCTTTCACCTTAGCAAATGTGGCTGGGAACCGCCATGCTTTACGTTCCTTATCCCACGTTGCATCGTTAACTGATTTTGCTTTTTCTTTATCTTGAAATTTACATCTTAGTAGAAGGTAGTTATTATCTCGTTCATCTAATTCTAGAGATATCATATATTCCTTATTTATTATATGTTAAAGTTCTTACTATATTCTTTAATGTCATAAGCTCATTGTGGAACGTATTCGCAAATGAAGACAAGAATACGCTCTCTATATTAGTAAAATCAAGAGTATCGCTCTCAAAAATGAAGATTACCCTCTTTTGTCCGTTCTCTTCAATTTTTACTTTAGAGCTAAATTCTATTTCTGCTTGGTATTTTGCTTTAATGAATGCCGCTAGAGGGGTTACTGCTGTTTCAAATACATATTTCTTACTCATAAATAATATTTATCCTTTCTGCGATTATTGTAAATACATTATATCATATTGCGACCTATTTGTCAAGGATAAACGCTCATTAAATCATTTTTAATGCATTTATGACATTTTTTACCTTTGTTATACTGATTGAGTTTTGTTCCACATTTACATGTCTTAGATTTTTTCTTAATTTTATCAGAACCATCTGATAATCTTTTTATCCCTCTAAACTTGCTTAAGTCATATGAAGGATTTAATAGATTTTGATACCCATATTTTTGCGTCATTATTGTTCCTTTCTAAAATAATACTTACTTTTTAATCTATCCTCCATTTTACAGCAAATAATTTCTTGCATTTCAGATGGTATTTTTTCGGTAAAAGTATCATATATAACCGCATGTGTAAGCTCATGTATCAAAACTCCAGTTGACTTATTATGTTTTGACATATAAATAGTCTTCTCTATAGGCGAGTAATACGCCAAACTTTGTTTCCCTATTCTTTTAGAAATCTCAAGCGTGTTTTCTAGATATACAACATTCACATTAACATGCGATTGTTTATTTATTCCAAGTGAATTTCTTATATCGGCTATTATATCATCATACTTATTTATTGAGTTTCGGCCCTCCCCCCATAAACTAACATTTATTATGAACAACAGTGATATTAAGACTAACCCCCACAATTTTATTTGTGTTGTTTTTTCTTGCATATATTCCCCGATATGTCGTATTTCCCCGCTTCCTCAAGCAACTCTATAAGAGTTTCATTAACGGGTCCACCTTTAGCTATTATTTCAGCCATTATCTCGTTGTACTTCTTCATGCTTATTTTTCTTCTTTTCGGCAGTTTTCGCATAGTGTTCTTACCCATCCTTTACCATTTGTTTTAACATTTTTTGTAGTCCCACATGTTTCACATATACCAGCACTTAATGATTCAGCAAAACTTATCATCGCCTGTTGTTTCTCATTTGAATGGTCAGCGTAAAAGCGAAGTGTACCAAACTTCTCCTTTATCTGTGATGCTTCTAATTGTGGATACCCATTGTTATCTATATCCCATTGTAACTGGGAACAGAGATTACGTATCAACCATTCCCAACCGTCGCTACAATCCACACCCCAACACATACAAGTCTCCGACATAGGCAATGTATGTTGTCTAAATATCTTAGGGAAATCATCATATAGTTTTTGTTGCAGTTTTTCATCCATTTAAAATCACCTCACCTTTCAAATGAAACTCTTTACCATTTTCAAGTATAACTATTGTATTGCCACATCTCCCACATTGACACGGAAAAATAGACTTTACTTCTGCTTCTGTAAACTTAACCCACCCACCGCCAACTAATTCGTATCTTTTTAACTCATTAACTTTCTCGCTCATAACTCTCCTTTTTAGTTCGTGTTTGCATGTAACGCATCTTGTAATCTTTGCTTAAACATAATAGCCGTCTTCTTACCAATAGCTTTTCTCACATCTTTATTCTCAATTATCTCTCCTTTAGCCTCTCTACTCACGTCTTCAATCATAGTTTTAATTATCTCTGGCGTATCGTTTATGCTATAGCTTTGCATTTTACCGAGAATATGCGATAGCCGCATTTCTGTAACCCATTCATCAGCTACTTTATTTGTTTCAGTTAATATTTCAAGCTTTTCACCAGTAACTTTAGGTTGATGTTCACGCTCTTTGAACAAATCATTCTTATGCTTCGCTATGACACGCTCACCGTTATTCGTTCTGAATTCTTCAAGAGGGCGTAATACAATGCCCTCAGCTGGCTCTGAGGTATTAACACCATTACGAACGCCTTGTATAGATGTACTATCTCTAAGTTTATCTAACTCTTCGATATCCGTACTTGATTCTACATAGTGAACAAACTCAAGCCCCAATTGCTTTGCTATCGCTTCTGCTTTTGGAACGTTTAACCAACAATCGCCGATTTTAACATCAAAAGCAACAAATTTCAAGTCTTTACCATATGTATGTGACATGCCTTGAAGTTTACCGCCATAAGCTTCACCGAAAACTATAATATCCTCTACACCTATTTCTTTAAACTTTTCAGTTAAGAACTCTTGGTTAAATAGCTTTACAAAATTTTCGTAATTACACCCACCAGAAAAGAATCTAAGCTGAACAGTTTCACCATTACGCCATGATATGTGTGCGCTTGTTCCGTGTATCTTCTCCATTGCGTAACACCTTTTAAACATTAGTATCGTTTGATTCTTGTAGAGGTTATCTATGTGCATATAGGCCATGATTAACTCCTTTCCCAGTAATATGGTAAGTTATCGGGTACGACCCACTTAAACTTACTATAATACTCTTTATTTTTTCTCAAAAGATTACTTCTGTGACTTCTTATGAACTTATTTTTATACATCCATTTAGGAAATTCAACTCGTTCTTTACAAATTTCAAGATTTCGCATTAGTTCGTGGTGAAATCTACTATACATGTTGTCTTCATAACCACGGTTACTCCACTCAATGCACATTGTCATACCATAAATCAATAACGCATTTTTATATTTGCTCCACATTTTAACTATTGGATGATTACGCCACCCGGATTGACCGTTAATAGCTTGATATATTTGCCATGCCTCAACACGCTGTTTTCCTAGTCTACGATAATCTAAGCAACGAGCTGTTTTATTGAAATTTTTATATGGAAGAAATGTTTGCATAACTCCTTTCTACATTTTAATTACTGACCATTGTATCATTCCCGCACCTACCCAATATAATACTTTATTCCATTGTCTTTCACATATGAACACAATCGTTATTATAACATACTGCGCTAATAAAAGATACATTAAACTTTTACCTAACATGTTTTCCTTTGAATTTCTTTAATAAGTATCTTATTTTAGATTTTTTATATAACCATTCTGCAATTAAATATATCCAAATAAGCAATGGAGCTAAGAAGTACACGACAACAGCAAGACTTCTATATAATATCCCTTCAGTCCCCCATATTTTTATTCGCATACAACCTCTTTAATTGGTAGATTAATATGCATATTTTGTTTAGGAATTACACTTTCATCAAACTCCCACTCTTTACCACACTTGCACTTATACGGAGAATGTCTATTAGCGTCTATAGCAACACTTATTGGTACTGATGTATTAGGATAACAGTTAAGGCAACAATCTCCACTCTTACTTTGAGCTTCTAACTCTTCACCGCAAGTACAGTTAAAATATATACTATCGAACATGCCCATGTTATAACTCCTTATGGTCGTTTCTCCCAAAGTTTGCCTTTTTGTCCACACGGAGCAAAAAGTAACTTGCTTCGTTCTTCACTACAATCAGAGCCATAAGGTTGACCACCACGATTATGCGCTAAAGCCCAATGGTCTTTCATAACAACTTTGGGGTTAAAACATTTTTGACTCCAATTTCCTAAAGAATCAACTTCTGACCACACACAGTCCATACATAACTTCGGGACACGCTTTATTTCATCTGGAACTCGATACTCGGTACTCATTACTTATCTCCTTTCATATATGAATTGAATTTATCAAGAATCTCTTTACTATTTAAATCGAAATGTCCTCCACTTATATTATCTTTTTGCTTTTCTATATCTTCTATAATCATCAACGCCGCAAGAGCAGTTCCACCAACATCATCATTACCAATAAAAAATGGATATGTTGAGAAAAACTTTACTGCGCTTTCAATTTTATTCATACTCGCTCTTTCCTCTCTGATTTCAGTTAGTATTCTTCTCCGGGATGGCCCGTTTCAAATTCATAACGACATTCATCTGAACAGAATATACCATCGGGATATTCTTTTATCTCAAGTGCTTTGCCCATCTCTTGTTCACAAAAATCACAATATAATATTCCATTTTTTATCATAATTACAATCTGTGGTTATTACACCACTATTCTTCTTACGCTAGTATGTTTAGGGCAAGCTACTGTATCTCCATCATAACTAGTAAACTTTGCATACCCTGCATGACGTATTTCTTGTATTACATAAAAGTGTAGTCCAACTTTATCTCGTCTTTCCTGTTTTGCTAATCCATCTTTAGACAATTCTCTATCATCTAACATTTTTTTACATAATTTTCTAGCATCTGATATTTTCATTTATCCCCTTTTATATATGAATTGAACTTATCAATCCAAAACTTTCCATCAATCGTACTTATGTCTGGGTTATTTTCCATATCTTTCATTACCATTAATGCGGCGATAGCTAACTGTATAGCCGTGTTTGAACCATTGCCCTTTATTTCTAGTTGGTTAATAGCGTAATCTATTCTATTGCTCATTTTACAACATTTAATATTGTCATCATGGTTATTTATGAAAACCGTTCCACACTCTAAACATAAATACCATTCTCTAATATCATTAGAATCAGCTTTATCATCTAATTGCGTATTATTGCTATGACAAGTAGGACAACGTATCTCTACTTCTTCTATGCACTCATTTGTCTCATACTGCGTAGGTATCATTTTATCACCATCCTATAAACTGTTTAAGTTCTAATAATGGTTTATCTATTACATTCATCCCTCGGACTAATTTTGCCGTTATTATTTTATTCTGCACAGTGTCAAATAATTCGTCTTTAGAAACAAGTAAATCAGAACCATCTATACCGTGATACCACATACCATCTAACTCGCATTCAACTTCTTTCAAAAACTTTTTTGCATAATATAAAGCCATTCGCATATTACTTAATACCTTATCTCTTGCCCAAAGTTTTTGTTGTAAGTCTTTAATAATATTTTCCGCTTCATCTAGAGTTCTTTTTCTAATTTTATCTTTTTTCATAATTACCTTATAGTTTTAATTTATATCTACCATAGCTTGATTATAACCACTTGTATATATATCATTTTTATCAACATCAAAATAAATACTTTTTACGGACATATCTTTCATTAATCTCACGCCTCTAGCGATATAAAAGTCATATATTGTCCGTGCAATCACTTCAAAATCAAGCAACCCATCTACTCGAACATAATCCATAGCTGTTTCATCGCTAAGGAACATTGAAGATTGACTTTTCATTGATTTTCTTACAACATTTTCTAGTTCTTTTAATAAATAAATACTTTTGTTTGTATTTTCCATTTAAAACCCCTCAAATTTTATTGTATTATCTGAAATTCTAACTCCGCATTTCTTACATCTAACTCCATTAAAATCCCCGTAGTATTCTCCATGTTTACACTTTAGTCGTTTGTCTAACATCTTTTTTATTGCTTTCATATCTTTTTTAGAGAAGTGTTTCATAAATTCCACCTTAGTATTTTAGATGGTTTCACACCTCTTACAATCTTCCATTCATCAGAACAAAACATAACGACATTGTGAGTGAACGGGTCAAGAAACGCAATTACGTCAAACTCTGTCATAGTTTAGCCACCATAACCACCACACGGACCAGATGTAGAGCCGAATGTCTCCGTCCATCCAAAAAACTTAAGTCGGTCTCCAGGATGGTCCAACTTATCCTCTGCGAAATGGCGCATATCATATAAAGATGTAAAATTATGTTTCATTTCTTACTCCACATTTCTTTTAATTTACTATATAGTTCTTCTCTAAACTTTTCACGCTTTTTATCATCAACATCATATCTCATACGTTTACACCATGGGCACTCTTCTATACGTTCTCCGTATAAAGTCCTCGCTCCAAGATGCATCCATGCATGTCTATCATATATATTACATAATATCCATTTTTTAATCAGCAAACAATTCATATTATCTCCCTTTTACACCTGGGTATAGTGAATCTAACTTGTCCGATTGCCAGTATTGTTTCGTGTCTCGGTCTATTATCGTAAGATATCCCTCGTAGCCCCCGCCCGTGTCGGCGCCTATGACATTACACACGAACATAGGTTTATCTGTTTGAAAATAGAACGTTGTTGTGTGCCCAACATATATTTCATTATACTTAGAGAACTTATATTTAGGATTTTCTTTATGTCTCCAATATGCGCATTCAAGTAACTCTCTATCCCACATCATTCGTTCCGTTGACTGTTCTGTTATATCTTTATCGCAATCGATACCGCCATGAACGAACAGTGTATTTGTCTTATCATCTACATAAGCGTAAACAGCGTTTCTGAAAAAGTCTATATGCGATTGTGGAACACATATATTCTCCGCATTGTTATATGAATGTATCGTCGCCCAACCGCCTTGCCCAGTCCAAAGTGAAGGAGCATCAGAATATAAAAACCACTCTAATGCCCAAGCGTCGTGGTTACCTAATATTAATATTAGGTTTTTAACTTTAAGAAGTTCTTCTACGCATTTATACGTATCAGGCCATCCATCTACAACGTCTCCTAGAACGATAAGTTCGTCTTCTTCATAGTTAAACTTTGCTCGTTCAAAACACTGCATCATAGATTTATAACCGCCGTGTATATCGCCTATCACGAAATGTTTCATTTATCTTTCACCTCAATTTCTGCTGAAACCCTATAATCAACTTGACTCACAACCATTTTTATATCATTGGGAGAATAAACCCCATCACCAAATGGGTATCCTTTTGTTATTAAATAACAAAGTATCGCTTCTTTTATTTGCGGTTCATCAATTATAATTTCCATTATATCTCCTGTTTTAAATCAGCGAATACAATCGGGAATTCTTTAACTAACATATCAAACGCTATATTCATTACTTCCCTCATTTGAGGATGAGCTGTTTTCGCTGTTCGTAACTTAAATATATGTCTCCACTCTCTAAAGTTAGCTGTAACAACAATCTCTGTTTTAAGACTATTAGGTAAAACACCTCTTGCTATTTGCGGAGTAACTCCTAATTTAATTAAATCTAAATATGATTGTTCGCTCTCATTCATACTAGCTTCCCAAACTTCATACTGAGGCATTGTTAAATCTGGTGGTTCAATCACCGTTATTTCACTTCCAAATTTTGCACTAGCGTAAGAACAGTATCTGGTGCTTTCTTGTGCGTAACTTGCCATCCTGTGTCGTACTATTTCATGTGTTACACCTCTATCACAAACAAACAACAATGAAGCCGAAGCATGTTCTATCATAGCTTCATGACCACGCTTTATTAACATCTCCACAAACTTATTTGCGCTATCCTCAGTAATTTTATCTTCTGACTTATAGCACGTTCTCCCGGCTCTTTCAATTGCTTCAATAGCATTGGGTGTTGCCCAAAGTAACTCAACGCTTGGTTTTATTATCTTCATTCTCTCTCCTTTACTTACTCTTAAACGCTACGCAATGATTTCTATTTTTGTTTACTCTCACAACATTTCTACCCGCCAACTTCTTAATTAGATTATTGTGACACACGTAATGCGTATCTGTCCCCAAATCTCTATACGAACATTCCCCACAAGTGTGGTCTGACCGTTTCTTTTTGGGTCTCATGTCAATCTCCTTTTTAATAATACCTATCATATCTATATCTACTTCTATGTCTATAGACGCTATAGCCACAGCTTTCGCAAATTCTTTAACAGCTTTTTTATCTTCTAGAGCATCTTCTCCTTTTATTAACCACCCTATCCTCTCAAGATAATCAATCGCTCTAAGAATATTTTCGTGCTTTATTTTTACTTTCATTATTTCCCTTTCTCATCAGCTTCTTTAAGCGGCGATGTGTCTAGCATATGATTTAACACCAAATTACTCACTACTTCACGCCGTTCATTTGACCATTTAAGATAATACGCAAGACGTATAACCATTTCTTTACCTAACATGTCATGTTTGAGGTAATTGCTATACCCCTTGTTGTTATCATATCTAACAAAAGGTTTCGCTATATCATGCAAGAGTGCCGCCCAACGTAACATTATATCACATCCTACATTATCTACAACATATTTCGTATGCTCCCACAAATCACGGCTATGATACGGGGAGTTTTGATTATAGCTATACTGTAAAGATAGTTCTGGTATCATAAAGTTCATAAGTCTTGTTCTCATCATAAAATCAAGCCCTAAACTAGGTTTTAATGTCATAAGTAGCTTATCTAACTCAAGACACCATCTCTCTTTACTTACTTCTAATATCTTATAACTCATCTCAAACGCTGTTTCCTCTGTGTCTGGATGTACCTCAAACTCTAATTGGGACATGAAACGTGCTACTCGAAGCATACGTAACGGGTCTTCTTTAAATCTGTCCTTGGGCTTCCCAACGCATCGTATAACCTTATTCTTCATATCCTCTTGCCCATTAAACAAGTCTATGAACTCTCTTTCGGGTAGGACTGTTCTAGCCATAGCGTTTATGGTAAAGTCCCGTCTAGATAAGTCAGAGTTTATATCTTTCACAAACTCAACTTGTGGTTTACGATTTCCTTCTTCATATTTCTCAGAACGAAACGTTGTTATTTCAACCATAATTCCGTTTATTTTAACTCCCACAGTCCCGAAACGTTTTCCGATTGAGTACGCATGTCTACCAGAATTCTGTATAGCGGTTTCTATTTCATCTGGGGATAGAGGCGTCGCAAAATCAAAATCTTTTGGTTCTTTATTGAGCAGTGTATCTCGTACAGCTCCACCTACCAAAAAAGATTCGGGTATTATCTTTGCAACTTCAAAACATATTTCAGCACAATTCATATTATTTTCCTTTAAATTTTTCCTCTATAACCGACTTTGCTATGTTTTCTATGGTTTTAGATGTTATACTATCCTTACATTTACGTTCTATATGAGAATTCCACATTTTTATATCTTCGTCCATTTTTTTTGATACTTTAGATAATTCTTTACTAACAATATCAGTTATTATAAATTCCATCTCTTGAATAATTTTTGCACGTATATCTCTCCCAAGTTCTTCACTTAGATATATCGAATTATTATTCCATCCACTTCCGCGAGTTATACCCATTTGAGGAAGAATTTCTTTAACATGCCTCTTTAAATCATTTTTATATTGCTCAACCTCTCTCACAATCTCATCTCTCATTAACGGTTTTAACTTACAGTTTCTTAAATAATTAAGCGCCGCTTGTTGAATATAGACTTGAAAGTTTTTATCTTTCTCACATAACTTCAACATTTCATCTTTGTTAAGTTCAATCTTAATCTCCATAATTCACCTCATCTTTCTTGTTTTAAATACGGGACCGATGTGAGGTGCTCTCACTTCCCATTCATGCTCGGTCAACACACTAGTAGTCTAGACAAGAGCCTTCCCTTGCGGTGCTACTGGAAACTTTAACTCTCTGCAATCCCTTCAGCACTTAGGTGGCAGGATTGTATCAGTATGCCCATCGAGAGGCGATTCTCGCCTAAGTTTATATCTCTACTAAGAAACACTCCTAGCGAGACAGAGAGTTAAATTATTTTAAAAAATTACTTATAGATTTTGAATATTCTAAAACATCCTTCGTGGTAACCTTATTAGTTGTAGCTTTAATAACAGCTAATGGTTGAAGCTCAGTTATTATTTCCACTAAATCAACTTGGTTATTCATTACTTCGCCTATATCTTTATACGCACCACTCGCCTCATCTAAATCATTCTTAGTTCTTATACCATGAACAATTCCTTGGTCGTCAAGCTTCTTTATCTCATCTTCTAAATTTAATTCATTACATGCTTTTGTTCTGCTCATAAGACGTCCTGCACCATGACTACACGACATAAAACTATCGACATTACCTAGACCTTTAACGATATAGCTCTTCGTGCCTTGTGAGCCCGGTATAATACCTATAGTATCTTTTCTTGCTAATGTAGCACCCTTACGATGAACAATTACATTCTTCCCAAAATGATTTTCCCAAGATGCGTAGTTATGAGCTATGTTTATAGCTTTAGAAAATATAATATTTTGGACTTGATTTTGTCCAAAACCTATTAAAATTTGTTCAAATACATCTATTATTCTATCCATCATTAAACTTCTATTAGCTAACGCAAAATCCACACAATATTGCATTTCACGCATATAACTTTTAGCTTCTTCTGTTTCTATTGGAAGAAATGCTAATTCCCATTCCGTAGGAACACATGAACACCACATACGATTTAATTTAATTGCTAACTCATTATAATGCGTTGCTACTTTATGCCCTAAATTTCTACTCCCTGAATGTATCATTATCCAAACATTATCTTCTTTATCTTTTTGTATTTCGATGAAATGATTGCCGCCGCCCAGAGTGCCAATTTGTGTTAATGCTGATTCGTACTGTTGAGATACTATCGGATAATCTCTTATTAAGAGATTTTCTGTTGTAATATATTCTCCTAAATTTTTAGGAACAGGCATTAAACTTTCATCTTGTTTCTTAGCGTGTCTACCATCTTTATCGTTACCTACGGGTATCGCTTCTCGTATCTTGCCCATTATTGTCTTTAAAGTTTCTTTATCTAGTTGTTCAGCTTTTAGTGAAGTCTTTACTGCACACATTCCACAACCTATATCCACACCCACTGCGTTTGGAATTACTACTCTATCTGTCGCTAAAACTGACCCAATTGGAACGCCATAACCCTGATGAGCGTCGGGCATTATTGAAATATGATGAAATGCAAAAGGTAGATTTGCAGAGTTACATGCTTGTTCCAAGGCTCCGTTTTCTATATTGCTTATCCATAATTTTATCGGGATTCTTAGATTCTCAGATAGTATTTTTAACATTTAAAAAACTCCTTATTTTATTTCTTACGACATCAAATTGATTATTAATATCATATTCCCATAACACAAGATATTTATACCCTTTCTTTATTAGTATTTCTTTTTTAATCTTATCTTTCTTATGCTTATTTTTAATTTTATTATTTGAATTGAAAAATTTTGGATTAAAATGCCAATAATCACCAAAACATTCTATAATAAATTTTTTATCTACTAAAAAATCAACGTTATATAATCCCATTTGTACATGTCTTCTATGTTTTATATTCAAAATATTTAAAAAATTTGATATAATTTTTTCTATTTTAGTTCCTCTTGTTTTTCTACTAGATGTAATAAGATTATATAATATTTTATTTCTTTTTTTAGTATCATACTTTAACCAGTTACTCTTATGTGATTTTCGCATTTTATTAATAGATTTTCTAGTATGCTTTTTACCAAAAAAAGGATTGTTTTCTCCGTGAAAATCTTGATGATGTTGCTTCATTATATTTTTTGTTTTCTTACTATGCTTCATCCCCCAAAAAGAATTTCTCTCTCTTGAAAAATTTGTATGTTTGACACAGAAACCACGTTTATTTCTATCATCAATTATACAATGACACTTTTTACATCTTTTTTTTAAAACTTGTCTAAGTATCTGACGTTTGTTCATATATTATTACTATTTTTATTTATTTTTATTAATTCACTCAGTATCTCTTCCAATAATTTATTGTTTTCAATCATAAGCTTATTATCTAACTCTAATTGATTAGTCTGCCCTTCTCTCTGCATCATATCTACAAGACCAGCATGAGCTAATTTACATACAGATAAAGCTATTATCAGAGCTACAATAAATTTCACCACTTCTTCAACTCTTATTCTCATAAAATCTCCTTATAACAGTTTTTCCAAAACTGTTTAAACAATGGTAAGTCATGACACAACATTCTCATGACTGGTATAAAAACTAAAACCCCTAATAAGACTTTAATAAAACATTCTTTATCCAATATTAATATTATTGAACATGCTAAGTATATAAATAATGCTGTTATATATATAACGCCTAAGATTCTTGCGGCTATTATGTGCATAACATTTTTGGTTATTTTTAAAGATATCATTCTCGCTCCTTTACTATTTGAGATAACTTATTTATAACAAACTCTTCTAACTCATCAGTTCTTGGTCTACTCGGTAATTTAGAACTTATTGCCAAATCTTCAATTTCTTTCTCTAACTCATTACTAAAATCTAATATTTTACTCATCGCCCACTTACCATTCTTTATATCAAGTATCATCTGACGCTCTTTTAATGGAAACACTAATTCACCAGTTTTAAGTAACTCGATTCCTTCTAACATAAGACGCACAAGGTGGGAACCGAACTTCACATCATAACCGTATTTTAATAATAACTCTTCACGATTACCGATACTCGACATTCGATACTCTAACACTTTCAATGTTTCTTGAACTGTTTTTGATGGTGGTAATTGTAAATCACCTATAATAACGTTCTTTATATTATGCGCTTCATCATGCCCAAATGTTATAAAATTAGGTCGCATTGATGATAATACTACTTCTAATAGAAACTTCCTACTATCTTGTTTCTTTAGGAAGTCATATGCAAGCATAAGATTAAAATAGTTATCTTTTTTAATAACCATTTTATGCTTTTGACTGAACGCATACCCTAAAAACTTAGCTTTTAGACCTCTATACGGAAACATATGACGCATTTCTAACAGTTCTTTTCCGAAATCATTCACAAACAACGTGTCCTCTTTATTCACAAACAATATTTCAAGAATATTAGGGTTGTTCTCCATTGCTAGTTTAATAAATTTCCTGAATTCATAAAATTTTCTGTCTACTGCATTAACTGTATTCTTACCGCTTGAATCTTTCTCAATCACCGATAGGTCAACTTCTTCACATTTTTGAAATCCTAAAATATGCTCTACGTCTGGAATAAAAATTCCGACAAAATCTTTGTCAGAGGTTTCAGTCTGCGTTCCATATAAATATGAACCGGATATTATCTCTAATATTCTACGTTCTTCAGCCATTTGTTTTTCTATCATAATTACCTTTCTTAATGGTGCGGTTTTTATACGTTCCCGCTAACCCGTCCTCATCCTTTTCTTTTATGTCTTTGATGAGTGTTGCAAAGACCTTATCGAACGCCGGCATTGACATGCAAGAGTAACGGCTAGCTTAAGTTTAACTCGAAATTAAACTTCACCAGCTTTTACGCTTTAACGTATTCTCAGGGGGTCACCCACGGCGAAACTTTAATCTATTCTCAATAATGCTTCTAGCTCATCAATCTCTTCCCGTGTCATTTCTTTACCACTCGCCGAAGTGTTCAACCCTTCAATTAATTTCGCTCGATACTCGGGTGTTCTACCATCCCAATCTAAAAACAATTTAACAACTTGCATTGGTCTTGTGAAATACCCTTTTCTCGCATACTTCATGAAACGTAACGTAGACGATATTGGACAATGTATATTCTTAATCCTTAAGAATTTATTCTTTTCATCTTCTTCAAAATCATCATCTACCATAGCATTATCTGCATTAATCAGTCCACATCGTATTACTGTAAAATCGAAGTTCTCAAGTATACTCCCCATATCGCCGTTAGCTACTATTGCGCCCTCTTTAACGGGTTTTATAAGCTGTATAGGTGGATGATACGAATATATCCCATCATCTTTCATAGCTTTATATGTTAAAGCCATGTGATTCTCATATCTTATCTCAAGACCAACATTAGCAAAATGCTTTTTAAGAACCTCAAACGTTTCCTCATCTTTACAATATACATCAACATCAGTAGCTTCAACTGGATTCTTTAATGGTGATGCGCAATATCTCACGTACCCACCACAGATAAATGCGTCTTTATCTGAAAGATAATTTAATAGATTTCTAATCTCTGTTATCCCACGTCTAGTCTGAAGTATTTTCATATATCCTTTCTAAATTAACCTTTTTCTTTATTACTATATCATTCTTCTGCAAGATATTAACTAATTCTTTTATCTTATCCGCAGAAGGTTCTTTTAACCCACATTTCTTGCTGTCAGCTCCAATATTGATAAATAATGGTTTTATATCTATAATCCACTTTGACAAAATATCTACATCAAAGTCCAATATAGGCTCTAGTGTTATAAACGTATCTGTTTTATGTTTATAAGACATCATACCATTATATCTATCAATTGGTTTTGGGGCTTTACTAACATCAACATCTCTGTTAGTTTCAATTGTTGTACCAAAAAGATACTTCTTAGGGAATAAGTCTATAAACTTATTCGCTCTCATTGGATTTTTTGTTTGAAACACATATTGGTTTCTATACTTATTACAATGCTCTAATATCTTCATTATCCATTCATCTTTAATTTCTTTAGCGAACATATCATTCATGTGTTCAATAAATATGGTATTACCAACACCATAATTAACTTTAAGTTCGTTATCTAAAAAACGAACATCACCTTGATAGCGTTCACTAACACCAAATCTATTCTTTTGTACATAGCAATATGAACATTCATGTGGGCATTTACCACCTAAATGACTATGCATATGTGTCACCCAGTCATACATGTTCCCATGTGATTTTTTTAAACTCATGTTTTTCCTTTTATAAAAATAGTAGTTGGCAGGATTTGAACCTGCTTTAGTATAGAGTTTTTTGAGCTACCCAACCCTCTCGCTCATCTTTGAGATGAATCCCCATATGATGATTTATATGGGCAGTGTTTTAATGGTCACAATGTTTAAGACCCTCGCCCTGCTTGTGTTATCGGTGATTGTCAGCCTACACACACGCTGTCTATACAATTGAAAATACGAAAACTCAGCGTTTTCACCATGCAACGCCACAACTACTATAAATTATTTATTCTGTTTTCTTATCATCAACACTTACGGTATACATACCCGTAGCTTTACCCATATTATACAACGCTTTTTCTGAAATTACGCTACACCCATTCAACATACCTTTTAACTTCTCAGCTTGCAACCCAGCTATTTCAACTGATGCTTTACGTGACCCAGATTCACCGGCGTATAAAGCATCACGTTTTAATGTAGCTACTTCTGCTTCCGCTTTTCCTAAAGCAAGAACACCTGAAGCATTTGCTAAATTAGCATCTCTATTACCTTCAGCTTCAAGCACTCGCTTTGCTTTTTCAGCTTCCGCTTTAAGAACTTCTTGTCTTGCATTAGCCTCAGCGTTAGTTATTTGTGATACCTTAGACGCTTCTGCTTCCTGTCTAGCTTTCTCAACAACTGACTGTCCTTGCGCAAATATCTTCTTAGCTTCTTCTTGCGCCGCTTTTGTTTCTTCCTGTTTTCTCAAAGCCTGTTGCTGTGCTATCTGTTTCTGCGCTATTTCATTTTCATACTGTGGGTCTAAATGAATTTTGTAGATAATCGTATTCTCTATTTCAAGTCCTCTGTCTTTAAGAACAGGGTTGCTTTCAAGAGCTTTTTCAACATCCATTTTAAATTTCACAAATCCAGACCCAGAGTATATCTCTAATGCATTACGAGGACGTGCAATTTCGTTAACCACATCTATTATTTCTCTCTTAAGAACAACTGATTCATACGTCTTGCCAATACCCTGCTTATGCAACGTAACTATTTTAGCAGGGTTAAGATGATAATTTACAGACATCCCAACAGTAACTTTCTGACCACCATTTTCACCTATATCCATAAGTATACGTGGGTATTCTGCATCAGGATTATAGTCTACTGATTTTGTGTTCATTTCATCAAATGTAATTTTCTGCGTTCCTATGTCATACACAAATACATCATCTATAAAGTTATTATAGAAGTGCATTCCGGAAACGAGAATTTCATTTTTAACACCTTGCCAATTCTGAACAACTGCGACTTCATTACCTTTTAATGAAACAAAAGCAAAAAATCCACCAAATAACAATACACAACAAAGCACAATCGCACAAACAATACCTACTAGAATCACAATACCTTTTACGCTTGAATCTTCATCTCTCATTTTACTTTCCCTTTCGTTTTATTAACCATTTATACGCACAAACCGCTAGCCATAAAATAAACACTACGATAATCAAGTCCCCTAGAATCACTAGTCTTACCACAACTCCCCCCCTCTCAATTATATTTTCTTTTGCCGTTAAACCCACAACCTAACCCCATGTGTTTATATGTTCCTTCTAAATTCATCCATGTATGTCGTTTACATGCCGGGCATTCAATTACTTCTTTCGCTTTACAATTTGGGCATTCTTTTGCTCGGTACCCAAAAGATGGTATATACATTCTATAATACATTTTCCCAAATTTTATTCTATCTTCTTCAAGTTTCTTTTCATCTATTGGTAATTCTGTTTCACAAAATGGGCAGTGTTCATATGGAGATTTATATACTCTTCTCTGTTTCTTTTTCTTCTTAATCGCACGACCACTCATATCTTTTTCTGGTATAAGAGGGTCACTTATTTTAGTATGTTGTTTAGTAAATTTTCCAGGATGTCCCCAATTACCCGCTACAGCTTGTTTCTCTTTATTATTTATTCTTCCTTTGCTGAAACACATAATCACCTCTACTATTATTTTTTAAATAACCCAATCATGCTCTTTATCTTCTATAAATATTTGATGTACACAGCTATCCGCAAATGAATCTCTCGGGTCAACAAATGAAGAACGCACAATCCAACCACCTGGAACTGATAACCTTTCAGTAAGAAAACATCTTGGTTCTCCTGGTACTTTTTGCCACATATTTACCTCTTTTCTTCGTTTATCTCTTTTATATATACACTTCTAAGTAAGAACTCCAATTCTTCATCTTCTTTATAGTAATTATCAGGTGAATTGGGCCCGAATAAATTACCCAGTATTTGCATAAGTCTTAAATCGGGGTTACGCTCCCACACTATTTTTACTAGACTTAATATTCTTTTTATTCTTTTTTGGTCTCGCATTTTTATCCTCTTTAAATTTTTGCTCTTCTGTACTAATCTCCAAAACTAATCTATTAAGTTCTTTCTCATATCTCTCTTCTGATAAAACATTTTCTGGTTGAATATGAGTTATATCTCCACAAAATACACATATCCCCACAAAACCATCAAATGCTTTCTTATTTTGCGGAATAAATTCTTCATGCATTTCTGTAATATCAACCCATTGTGGTTTTAGCATATAACTATGAGAACAATACTCAACTAAATTACCGCTTTTCTCATCTCTATACTGTTTACCGTTAATATTTCTAGCTTTAATAAACTCTCTATGATACATAATTCCTCCTTTATATTACATCAAACTTTACATCTTTTGAAGCATCTTTTAACTCGTGCCCATCGCCTACAGTATAGCACACCTTAACTCTTCGCTTGTCATATTTTTGACCGCCCTCACTGAAATAATCTATAAGCTCATACAATACACTTATAAAGTGGTCACGATTAGTTTCATCATTAGCGTCAGGTTCATTAAACACCAGTATATTAGACTCTTTACCTTCGCTAGTTGTTAAAATATAGCCATTACCCGTCTTCTCTATCGTTGCTTTCCATTTCATATTATCCCCTCTCCGATAATTCCCAAGAATTTATAAGTTTCATTGTTCTTTTTTCATTGCCAACTCCTGCAAAACACCCATCTGTTTTAAAAAAAATCAATCCTTTAATCCTAGCATCTTTCGACATTTCATCTGATAAATGATTAACTTTTATCATAAACATATCTTCATATGTTTTCAACGCTTCCCAATATGCTTTAATTATAGCAAGTTGCTTCTTAGTTGGTTTTATTGAGTATTTTCTTGTCTTCATTTCTCCTCCATTGATGATACTTCCCCATTAAATCTTCAAATGTTTGAGGATAAAAGTTATGCACATCACATCCTACATTAATTAAATCAGTAAACGTTTCTCCGCTTCTTACTCTTTTACACATCCATTTTTCATGTACATGCCCAACAAAGTTAATATTATATCTCATATCTGCATATTCTGGGTTATGTAAAAGACAGATATCGTATCCTGCATGATGTATAACCAGTTTCATTATATTAGTCTTAACAGTATTGTTTCTATCGTGGTTACCTTGTATAAAGATAAATTTACCGTTAAGATGTTTTAAATAGTAATCAGCTTTATACTGGTCACCTTCGCCTCGTTCCGATTTAGAACGAAAACAAAAATCACCTAAGAAGTATACGATATCTTCTGGTTTTACACGTTCATTGTGTCTACGTATAATCTCCGAGTTCATATGCTCTAAATCTTTAAATGGACGATTACAGTACCGGATTATATTGTAGTGCCCAATCAGAGGTGATGGTCAGATGTGAAAAAATAATTCATTTTTCACCTCTGGTCATCACAAATTTCCCTCCTAATATGCGATTCATAATGTAGACTCCTTATTTACCGTTATATATTAAATCATCGACTATTTCAACTTCCTTATCCCACGCCCCTAATATATAATACCATTTTCCAAATGGTGATGGAGCTAATAATATCGGGTCTTTCTTTGTTTCTTTTCCACCTTCATCTATAATGAGCTTAAATTGTGGTTTATCTTTTCGCACTAAAACCCATGCATCTAGAAATTTCTCAAGTTCATCAACAGCTTCCATTGGAACATTCTTGTAATAACTATCAAAAATCACAATGCGAAGTTTATATATTGAACATAATCTCTCAATTAATTTTTGGTTAGTTGTCGCCCACGCAAACTTAGTGACAACTTTACTTAATTTTTTTCTAGCATTAAGATATATTAACGCCTCCTTTTCATCACCAGCACTTAATCCCAATTCACTGAACATGTTAAGCCGTTTACGAACTAGTTTAATCTGTCCATCTAAATCGGATAGATTTATCTTTGGTATTTCAGATACAATCTCACGATAAACTTCAACGGGTTTTTTATCTATACGATTATCTAATGGCATATCGGGTGAAAATCCAACAGTTCCATTACTCCATTGTATTATTTGATTAGGGCCTGGACTGGAAATATCTACTGCTAATTGCGATAATGGGGTAGCTACATTCCCCCACCCAGACTTAAAAGCATACTTACTTCTATTGCGTAACTTTTGTATTAACTTCTTAAACATAAATCTCCTTTAGTTTAATGCTGTTTAAATACTGTGTCAACCGCTGTTTCTTTATGATAACATCTATCACATGTTTTACAACTACCGGGGCAATGTTCACCCATTTCCATGTCAATATACGCCATAGCGTTCTTATATTTATTCTCTTTATACCACATCATGTTCCATAACATCGTTGAATTATCTGCACTAAAGAATAAAATCATATTATTGGGTTTATTTTTATATTCTAAAACTGATTTTGTATACGCTACGAATATTACATCTGGTAACGCTCTTATAATCTTAAACCACTTTTCTAAATACTCTTGATTATAAAAATCCCCACTTTCATGTATTCTGACTTTTTTTCTTCCACTACCACTTATTTCTTTTATCATGGACTCTACGAAGTCATGCCGATAGCTAAGAAATAAGTTCCTCATTCTTTGTGGTTTACATGCCGGAAAACATTCTCTTTCGGCTTTTTTGGCGTAGCACACTTTCCTGCATAATTCAGTTGAGTCCGTACATGTAATTAACCTAGGTAAATTGAATATCGCTATATCTTTAGGTAATTTTCTATTCCCAAAAGAAAGCACAGCCATTATGTTTATCCTTTCACTGAACAGTTTTAATATTGCAATTAACTTCTTCCATACAAAAGTGTTTTATCGGTTTATATATTTTAACTCCACCAATTAACTTTACTGTTAGAATAAACCCTAACACCCAAATTAACAGCGTTACTAGCAAAGGTAACCACATACCTCTAATCTTAATGTTCATCTCTTACTCCTTAAATACTTTATTCCTTTATCTGTTATAAATCTTCTATGCGTAGTTATAAGTAACCCCATCCTTCCTAAATAGTCTAAGTGCATATCGCTAAGTGTTATTCTATCTAAATTCACAATCCCAGCTAATGTGCTTATACCTACACCTTTTGGAGAGTTTTTAAGTGTTCTAAGTATAACTAAATCATTTTGATTAAGACCATTCTTATCTATCTTTAAGTCATGCAACACACACTCAACTATCTCCTTAGTGATAATCTTCCCGCTCTGCACAACTCTTTTATTATCACAAGCTAACACCAAGTTAACACCTATTCTAGGGTTACCTCTGCAACACTGCGCTATTGTTATAGCGGCTTTATCTGTAATATTAAACCCTCGTTGACTTACCGTAAATCTAATAACTTTAAATAGGTCATCAGTACTATACGCCCTTAATGTGCATTGAACAAGAAATCTGTCACGCATAGAAGGTTTTAATAAAGCTGGGTCTGTTGTAGCACCTATTATCGTAAATGGTTCAAGCTTTAAAATATTACTTTGTATCAACCAATCATCTATAAGCTCACCTTTTAGATTATGATGAAACTTAAAATCTTCAAGTACAGGATACCACAGCGTTTCTTGAATATTCCCTTTACCTAAATCGTGCACCTCATCTATAAAAAATATTACTCGCTTATCATGGTCTTGCTCAGAAGCAACCTTTATTAAATATTTTATAATATCTTTTTGGTTTCTAAACTCTGAACCTATCGTGTCTATGAAACTTACATTCCCTATTTCATTAGCGCATATATTCGCTAACGTTGTCTTCCCTGTTCCCGCTGGTCCAAATATTAAAATATGTGGTAATGGAACTTGTTTTATCTTACACGCATTCACGGTATCCCGTAAAATTTTAACAGCCTGCTCATTTGATTTTGTTATAAAATCATCAAATGTTTTTGGTCTCTGGTCTGTCATGTTTTACCTTTTTATAAAGTTGCGTTTGATACAGCATTCCTATATACTTTGTATACTCTCTACTCGGGCTTATCTTAAAATCCGATGCATTTCTTAGTTGAAGAATTTTCTTTAGACTAACCCCCAGAAGATATTTAGCCCACATTAAATCCATACCACTCTTTAAAAATAATACCGTGACTATTTCTCTGAATTTTTGGCTTGTAATACAAAACTTACTATCTGATTTTCTCACCACGGTATCAAACGCATCTTTAAGTATATGATATGGTGATTTGTTACCGTTAGCGTCATGGAAAAGATACTCACTATTCACTGTTTCTTTAAGTAAATACAATCTTATCGCATCCCGACATTCAGGTAATATAAATCTGAGTTTCTTTTCGCCTTTACTTGAAAATGTGAGTATTCTACAATGCTCCAACTGTAAATGTTCTCTTTTAATCTGAACAATCTCTTTAAAATGTAACCCTGTAGAAAAGATTAAATACCATAACGCACTAGCTTTTTCGTTTACTTGCCCTAAATCAACAATCTTCTTTTGTCTTCTTATGTCTTTATAATACTTATTAGTTGGTGGTCTAGTATACTCTTCTCTTTTCACGAACTCATCTACAACCTCATCTGATATTGGGTATTGCTTCTCGTTTCTCAACCATATAAAAAATGCTCTTACCTTATAGTAATTACGCAATCTATTAGATACTCGTCCATTTGGATTTGACGATTCTAGAAAGTTTTTATACTTAATCACATCATCTTTGGTAATATCTAGAAACTTCTTCCCCCCACAAATTCTGTGAAAGTTATGGGTATCCCATAAAAATGTTTTTGTATAAGTTACATCACCAAAACATATTTTTTGAAACTCATAAAATTCAAGTGTTAATGGGTCATACGGAAAGTCTAACTCACACAGCCTTGACCTCTTATATACATTCCTATGCATTGCATCCCGCTTTTTTTGCTTCTCTGTTTCTAATAAAGTCTATTACAGTACTTCTGGGGTAAAAGTTCTGATGACCAACTTTTTTAGATGTTAGCACCCCTAACGCTTTAAGTTTATAGATATAGAACCTATTAAATGATTTACCTATATTTTCTTTTAAGTATTTCTGTAACTCCTTTGTTGTAAAATATTCCGATGTATCAAGTATCATTTCGTCTCCTTATTATCAGTTGTTGTTACTTTTTTACCTACAATGAGGAACTCATGTTTTTTCGCCGTAACTTTGCGGCTCCACACCTGACCACCGAAGCAAGCACCTATACAGCTTTGCCATGGTACTATTATAATATCATGTAGCTTGAACCCAACTTTTTCCATTAAACGTGCCGTATCGGCATGATACATGTGATATTTTCCATCCATTCTAAAGTCGTTTACATTAAACACGCAATATTTATTAGATTTTAATACACGATAACATTCACCTATAACTGCTTCCAATGCATCTAAAAAATCTTGATAAGTTCCTCTCAACCCTAATTGTAACGGGTTATCGTCGTAATGCTCAATTTTAAAATATGGAGGCGATGTCATGACAAGGTCAATACTATTGCTCTCTTCCACCATTTTCTCAGACGTCTGCTCTCGCAAAGTAATTGTATATTTTGATGGGAAAAGTTGATTACTCAACAAATTTTCTTTAACTTTTTCATTAAATAGGCAAAATTCGTGGCAAATGTCGTACCCAATATAATGCCTATTTAACTTATGCACGGTTTCTAATCTGCTTGCATGACCACAATTTTTAATCACTACACCATTCGCAATATAATTGTGAAACTCATCTACAGAAATGTTATATACATCCATATAAAAGTTATCATCTATAACTTCTCTAACTTTATGATTATAATTGCGCATATTTTTTACGATATTATACACCGTATATCTACTTACTCCAACAAATTTGGCTATTTCTTTACGTGAATATATATTTTTCTCTAACAAATCAACAACTTTTTTAATGTATGATTTGTCCTTTTTATGTAAAACCATTTTTTTAATTTCTGATTTTGTGTGTTTTCTCCCAATATTCCTATTTTTAGATGATAACCCTATCTTAATTTTTGTATTTTTTGTATGTTTTTTACCATAAAAATTATTTTTATTGCCAATTCTTTGATATGTTTTTTGGTGTTCTTTATATTTTAATTTTTCTAAATTTTCAGGTAAATCATTTAGGCTATTATTATCTTTATGATGGATACAATATTTTTTTGTATTTATTTTCTCCCCAAAAACTTCTTCATAAACATAATGACTTTGCTTTATTGATTTTTGATTATTTAAACTTAAGCACCATCTATCTTCATTACTATCTTTTCTTCTATAAAACGGCATTAAACTATCATTTAATTTTAATTCTTTAGCCATTTTATATGTACCATCACGCAACATAAACATATGCTCTGGGGTTGCATAAATTATAGCATAACTATCCAATATAACTTTTATTACTTTGGTATTTTTATACGTTTTCCATATTCTTAGGGCTTTTCTAATTCTTATTTTATCTCCGTCAAAACAAAAAACATAGGGTGTTTTATTTACTAAATCTTTTATTGGGAAATCACCCGATACTGTTGATATTAAAGTTTCCCCACCAACACAACATGGGTCCAATATAGTATCACCTTCCTCACTATAAAAAGTGACTATCTTTCTACATAAATCAGGGGGGAATGTCGATAACCCGCTCCCTTTTCCTCTAACATTTTGTGAACTCATAGAGAAGGCATCGAGCATTTCATTATGCTCTACAATCTCACCTTTTGAATTCTTGAAACTCTTAATATTATAATCCATCTTCTTATGTTTCTCAACAGCAACCACTTGTTGCTTCCTAGAATCTAACTCCATTGTTGACTTACCCCAATGATAATCAACATTCCAAATAGATGTTGGGACTTCCCCAAATTTACGGATAACTTCATCTCTAACTTTTCTACTTTTATCTAAATCCTCTTGTGTTTTAGCCATCAATCCTCCTCATCTTCGTCGTCATCATCATCTAAAACAACTTCAAAACCATCTTTAAAGACAAAAAGGTCGGTGAATATTCCATTGCATTTTTCATCAAATAAAATCGTGAAGTTATTTTCGTCTTTTGCCATTACTTTTATTGTAGGTTTTTTACTTTCAGCATCTTCTTCTAACTCTTCAAACGCCTTTTCTATTCCTAAGTGAAGTGTCCTTTTGTCGCAGTTCTTGAAAAATATTGGAGCCTCGTGGATAAAATACTTGAACAAACACCGCTTTTCTAACGGTGTAAGAGTTAAACACTCTCGCTTTTTAGTTTTCATTTTATTCCTTCATGTAATCCCCTCTATTCTTAGTCCTTTTCTCTCTTTCTGTGTGCATAGTATATCATATATTATATGTTATGTCAAGTATTTTAACTAACCACTGGACGTCTATTAAGCTCACCTTCGTAAACGTCTTCTTTCCCTTCATCTATAAAAGTAACTTTAACCTGCAACTTTTTATTACTAAAATCCTCTTGTATGTCTACTTCAAACTCATTCAATCCATCGTCGAAATGTATTCTTGCCATTATTATCTCTCCATTTTTATATTGTCTATTGCGTCAATAATTTTATTGGCTCTATCTCTACCCAGCGAACCTCTAAGTTCAGCATCAATATTTAACTTGGAATCATCGCATCTATCATCTCTATTAGATGATAATCTTGTTGCGATATACTCTTGTTTATCCATCTATCACCACACTATATTCGATTTTAGCGGGAACTTTCTTGAAAACGCTTATCTCCCCGGCTATAATCTTATTATCGGTAAGATAAGGTTTTATTTCTGTTAATGACTCAAAACCAACTACATTATTATCGGTATAAAGCAGATAGTTAGATTTCGTGAACGCTACATTAGCATTACCGTTGTTTCCTTTTTTCGCAATCCTATTCTTATAATATTCATGCTTCATCTTCCTTAATTCGGGATTTTTAACTAGTCTAAACCATGAATACAGCCCAGCAACAGTTAATCTTTTTCTAAAGAGAACAAAATATTGCTCCGTAAGATTGTTCTGTGCTATCATCTTTTGCGATATTAACCCAGCATCTATTTTAGACTTAGCCCATAAATCTTCTTCAACTGTATGCTGATTACCTTTTCTTACAATAGTCTCCTGCATATTAACTCTCCTTTATCTGTTTCATAACTTCCATTGTTTTGATAGCCGCTGGGACAAACGTTATCCTGAGGTTATCAAAATCATTTAAGGCAATAGCTTTATATCTTTTATATATATAAGCTCCGTTAAGTATAAGTGATGTTCCGCATTTCATTCTTCTCGCACCTTCATAGTGAAGATGTTCGGGCTTTTCTTCAAGACAATACCCATCTTTTGTTAGAATTACATATACTGCATTTTGATTGCCTCTTGAAAACTGCCTTCTCATCTGACAAATCGTTCTACTTACTTCTTTCGCATCGACTCCTATTCTTCGAGCTAATTCAGGACCTTTCATCTTCCCACCTTGCGCAAGCAAAGTAACGATACTGTTCTCTTTACCCAGTAACTTTCTCATCTCTCTACTCTCCTTTTGTTATGATATTAAATCTTTCGCAGACAACCTCTTAAACCTTATATCTTTAATCATTTTCTCAACTTTTTCGTATATCTTCCTATCTAAAAGCTGTAAAAAATCTTTTCCTATCTGCTTATCGTTATCTTTCGCTATTTGTTTCACCTTACTTGCTATTAGTATTTGAAGCATGGTCTACTATCTCCTTTTCTAAGTTGTTTTCATATTCGTGGTATTTACTTACTTCTTCCGATAACCAAAATCCTTTTAAAAATATCACTTCACCACCATCTCCGTATTCAACCATTACACGCTTCCTATGAAAATCAACCCAGATATACGTGTCATATTCCATTGCTATTTCAGGTTCAAAAAGTATATCTTCAACCGTTCCACCAACACACTCAAACCCAAACGACTTAAATAGTTCTTCTCTCTCCATACATTTTCGCCTCCTTCCTATGAAGTTTCCACAACGATTCTAAAAGTTTATCTGGACCAATCTCGCTATATAAATGTTTCAGGAGTATCTCTGCACATTTCTTTTTAAAAATCTCTTTTTCTTTATTCATAACTACTCCAATACTTCTTTAACATCCGACAATGTTTCTTCAAGTGCGGTAACTCTCTCCTCTAAATCATCTAAATGGTCTTCGTCCATATCCTCTCTTACTCTTTCAACTATATCTACCTTGTTATCATCTATTGCATTAAGCACTAAATCTTCAATCACACCATCCTCAGCAAGCGCATCTATCTCTTCTCTTACTATTTCTTTAACCTTTTTCTTAATAATTTCATCAATCTTCTCACTAACCAATTTTTCAAAATACTTCTCATCAATCATACGCCCTCCTTATTTTGTTAATAACATACAATTACCCGTATCTGCGAGTATTTCAATATTATATGGTTGCGCCATTAAATATCTCTTTATTTGGTTACATATAAGCGCAGATACCGCAAGTACATTGTATATAATAGCTTGAGCTGTACACGGTATGGGCGCCACAACATTATCCGAGTATAAGTATTTTTCATAGAATTTTCTGTCCTTAGCAGAATGCGGGTTTATTGTATATATTCTAAACGTTTCACCACCAGTTCTGGGGTCTACGATTAGACTAACATCTTCAGTCTTTTGGCAATTTTCATATATACGTCTTCTTGTATCCATACTATCAACTGCGAGTACTACGACACCTTGTAGTTTCTGATTTTCATATTTCTTATTTTCAAACTTTACATCAATTCCAGTGAAGTCTTTAACTATATTAGCCGTTCTTTCAGCTTTATACCCCATTAAATCATTTAATCTAAACAATTGATTGGGGAAGTTGTGCTCCTCTACACTATCAAAATCCCATATACTGATTTTGTTCATACCCATCTTAGCTAATGCTAACGCTACAAAACTACCCGTAGCGCCTGCTCCTATAATACATATTGGACATGTAAACTTCTCTTTACTAATTATGTCTAATTGCCGTAAGTAAACATTCGGCGATAAGTTAACCATTATATTCTCCTTAATTTACGTTTCTTATATCGGGACATTTTGATAACGGGTCAGCTAAATCCATAATCCCATTAGCTTCAATCTCATCTAATGTTAGAGTTCTTCCACCGGAGAACACATCGTACATCTGCACTTCATTGTTCCATCTAAACGTCATACCGCCCATTGTAAATGTTTCCCCGAAAACATTTTCTATATCATTAGCGTTTAATCCGTCTTTTATAGTTTCTTGTTTTGTTTCTTTTGCGGTTTCCTTACTGGGGAAAAGTTCTCTGTCTTGTTGCACGCCACCACGCACAAGATGCCCATAGTTATGTCTATTCCCATAATAGTCTGCGTAATTATTTGCATAATTATTAACTACTATTGGGGCTTTCTTTTCTGTTGATACTTTATCTTTGATTTCATCCATACATTTACTCATAATCTCTAATATGGGTTCATCATCTGTCATTATAACTTTTACACCATCTATTTCAATAAAGATAGGTTGATATATCCCAACCTTACACTGCATTTCGCCTTTATGAGTTATTACTAATGATATATAATAATCACATACGGAATCTGAACTTGTCAACTTATCCTGCTGTGACCAAAACGCACCCATAGAATTATGCGAATGCCACCAGCACTTCAATTTTCGTATATCTTTACCTTCTTTATCTAATCTATCCATTAACGCACATTGGTCACCAACATCTATTTCACATCTTGCACTAGACACAATCTGTTTGAGTAAATACGCTTCCGTTATTCTAAACGTATGCGCATTTATTTTTTCGACATACCCTAACCCAGTTATTTCCTCATCTATCAGCTTTGCATAGGAACGTAACTGATAATACACTTTTCTAGGTATTTCTACTCTTATCGAAGACTCCATTTTTCTGTCTGTATCACTCGCTAAAACAGCGTCTATTTTTACATCCAACTCATCAACGTCATCCTTGATTGTAACGGGTTCATACTCTTTTTTCGTAACTGGTGTTACGTTAGCACTGTTAACTTCCTCTTTTTTAACTTTCTTATTAGCTTTTCGCATACATCTCCTTTATGATATTTTATATTATAATAGATTACATCTCATATCGCCAGAATGATAGTGTCCACACGCCCTACATGGTGCATTTCGATATAATAAACTACGATTTAATGGGCATCTATTACACGAACAATTCTCCAAGTGATTATGACATTCCGGGCATACGTTTGTAGCATTTTGATTTTCACAAATACATTCAGTTTTGGGTGCGTCACAGTTTATGCACCAAGTTGATTCGTTAAACCCTCCCCACCATCCTATATGAACAAATGGTCTTGACCCACCAAGTTTTGTATACTTATTTAAATAATCATATAACAAGGTAAATAACATCATAAAGTTATAGTTAATTGCTAGGTCTGTGATTGTTTCTTTAATATTCCCAAAACATGCGTATCTATCATGTATATGAGGGTGGTCATAGTCAAGGTATCTTGACGTTAAATTATAGAACGTAATTTTACCAGTAAGGTCAACTACAATTTTAAACTCACCAATAGTATACTCTCTATTCTTATATGTTATTTTTATAAGGTTAGTATATCCTATCATAGCCGAACTTGTGTATTCAAACAGCTTATATTTTTCACTAGATAATAGCGGCTCCATCATCTTTGAAACAGCCACTTCATCAGAATCTAATTTATTTTTACTCATACGTTTATCTACCGTAGAAGCTAGGTCTGATGTATCAAGTAACTCTTTTTCTTTTTTAAGAATTGCTTGGTAGTGTGTATGAATATCGTTTTCAATGGTATTCATTTGGGATTTATACACATTTCTAGCGTTCGATTTAACATTCCGCATGAAATACATATACCCATCTAAGATACGTCTATCAATCAATGCACGTTTAGTCAGCGCCGCCTCTTTATCATACTTCTTATACCTCTTTATAGCATGGCAAAGAAGCTCTTTCATCATAAAAATGTTACTTATTTTTGATGAAGTTGACATTATATCGGTAAGAAACGCAATCTCATCTTTAATACAAAACGCATAATATGTGCCATAATTCTTGGGGCAATAAACTAGTTGGGCTGGAGTTTCTTTTATCCACTTATTAACAATAGCATCCGATACAAACTGTGCTTTTTCTTTTAATGATTCATCTTCGCCACTAATATACTGAATATATATCTTAGTTACATCATATTCAGGTAGTTTTGTAGGACAGAAAATTCTAAATTTTCCTTCTTCAACAAGTTTAAACTTATCATTTATACGATTATATGTCATACCAATAATTTCAATATCTTTGTCTATACTATTAGCAAACCTATTTATAACCTTAAGAAGTTCTTCAGAAACCTCTATATTAGTCACCATTACAGTGTGCTTAACCTTTTTCTCAACATTTTCTTCTGAATCAATTTGTTCTTTTGGTGATTCAGTTAGCCCTTCTACCGTTACTTCTGGCATTTTAATCTCCTTTTTACGAAAAAATTGGGGAATACACAGATACTATCTGTATACTCCCCAATTACCGGTAACTGGGATACTATATAAATTAATTCCCGGCTATATTCGGGACAACGTATACTGTATCACCGTTCTCTACTATGTCTTCTTTATCCGCAGGCTCGTTGTTAACACGTATCTCTTTTGTAACATCAGTCCTTGCGCCTGCCTTTTTCAACGCATCCATTACTGTGCTATCTGCTGCCAATTCGACTTCTTCTTTAACTCCGCCCTGTTCCCATACTCTTACTGTAATCATTTTAATTCCCTTTCGTTTTGGTTTGTTCAATTTGACTTTGCAATTATAAAGAGTATAAACTATATCATCATCTCCTTTCTATCTTTATAACTGATGAACGGATAAATCGAACTGTTAAATCCGTTCTGAAAACAATTTAGCCGCAGTAAATTCTGCGGCTAGACATATTTCTTCTTTCACTTATAGATACATTATATCACGAAAATGTTATTTTGTAAAGAACTTTAATCACCACTTCAAACTCTTCGATATTTCAGGGGTGAACCCGCCTTTTTCTTTTAAGACTTTAGTAAAGTATTCACCTGTATCACCTTGAAATAATGGGTCTCCAGACTCTGCAAATCTCCACGCACAGCATAATTCAAATTGGTTCATACTATCAATCTTCTTTTTTTGTGCTTCTGTCACCACTCACCTCGCAGACTTTCTTCTGCAAAAGATTCACCCGAATTGTCTCCAGATATATCTGTTTTCTTTGTAATAAACTCTTTAAATTCTTTAAACCACCCCAACGTCTTCCCTAAACATATAATCTCTCCATTTGGCATTAACAATACTTCAAGATTACATATCATGGGTTTATTAGATTGTTTTTTCATATACGCCTCCTATAAATTGTTGGAACATCACATTTTTTTAACCAAAAAGTTCTACCGTTAATAGTTTCTTTATACCCATAACTGCATATCGCTGAGCTTAAACCAGAGTGCACCTCTTTATAATCAAGATATTCTTCATTATCATACTGAGGATTATTCTCTCTATCCCATCTTGTGAACTGTTCATAGGTTATGTTACGTATTAAAACTGAATTCATACCTTCACCTCTGTATTATCTCCACACAAATCATCTTCGCCACTACACTCGCAACCCCAAAGAAAACAAAAATTTAAATATGTTATTCTATGCTTGCACAGTTTCATTTTCATTATTAGAAATCTCCTTAACGTTGACCTTTTTACTATGGTGATTTAATATATTATCAACATTTTCTTTGGTTAAGAATGTAATAATTTTCTTATCGCTTTTTCTCCATATAAAGTATACTTCATTGATTTTATGTATCTTCCTATTATTACTTAAACTAAATACAAACTCTTTTTTACCTTCTGGTAATCTATGCTCCCCATATCGTTCAATAAGCCTAGTCTTTGCGTGATGATATAATTTTTTACTTATTCGCATGATGCTCTCCTTTAATTAAGAGATAATTCATCCAAATTTTCTATTTCTTTCTCAATCTCAACCTGCATTGCGTCTAAATCGGGGTAACCATCTGGGTTTAAACTCTCACCGTACCATTCCCAATTATCTACACCGCCCGCATCAAGTCTTGAAATCATTATCTGCGCCATACGTAACGCAACATACTCTTTCTTGGGTATCTTTATCATATCGCTCATATTAACTCTCCTTTTAAATTTGAATACACCTCGGCAGTTAGCGAGCTTTACTCTTGTCTTATCTTCCTTGGTTACTGCTCCTACGGTCAGAGTTGAGCGTGTATACTTGCGCCCTTTCTGCATACCAGATAAAACGCTACGAGGTGTAATGTTTATTTACCACAACATTTACATTTATTTTCATTACGCAGTTCTTCTATCCTTTTTATTTCAGGTAAAATATATCTCTCAAATATATGTTGAACCCACATTCCTAAAACTACTCCTAAAACAAACACCATAGCTACTGCTTTAATTTCTTGCATGATTTTTCTCCCATTCACCTAATGATTTGTGATAGTTAAAATGATTTCTATACCCAAAATACCAATTATAGTATTTCTCTACACCTCTCCATATAAAATATATTATTATAAGTTCCATGATAAGTATCAGTATAATTGTTTCTTTTTTCATGACTTTACCTTTTCTGGAACTCTAGCGACATTGCCCGATAGTTCTGTGAATTGTTCTTCCGATATTTTTGTAAATTTACGGAATCTTCTTATCGCCAAATCTCGGCAGTTATTATAACCACCTCTATACGCCATAATTTTGATATTCTTTCCATTATCGTAATTTGTCGGCTTCCTGTCAGGTATAATCATGTTGTAGAATATCTTTTTTATCTTCTTCATAACCTTTAAAACACGTTTCTTATCATCAACCGCATTGCAATAATTACATTTTTTGTCGTTTATCTCACATAATATATTATACAACATCATTCTCCTCTTTCTTTGTAAACACACTTCTTACCGAAAGTTTAACGTTTTCAATAGCGAATACTATAACTCCAGACGCTATTAAACATTGCTCCGTTGATGATATCTCAAAATCAGAAGGGGTTATATGAAATCGTGGATGTGTTATCTTCGGCATTGTGTCGTACTCTAATTTGAACCTGTCCTGTTTCTGCACCTTCATTTTTGACCTCACTTTTGCGTAAATGTTTTAACAGTAACGTATTTAAAAAATCATCTATCAGCTCTATTCCACAATCTTGTTTAAGATAAAACACTTCACCTGGTAAACTTAATAAAGTCTTTTCGGATATTGAAGCTATTATTTTTCTAACCCACATTTCATGCTTACAATAACTTCTCATCGCATACCCGGTACAGCTACATCCCCATTTATTTTTTATACTTTGTAGAGTATAAACTGACTTAGGTTTATAGCCATTGTCATAATCATACTCATATTTTATAATCTTGAACTCATCTTCTTTGGTCCTCATTACTTTATACTTAACTGAATGAGTATACGCACTAAACCTGGATAATTCTTGCATCTCTCCTCTCTTTCTGTATTATAAAACAAAATAACCGCAGATGTTTTCTGCGGTTAGACATACTTCTTCTTTACGATTATGTAAACATAATATCATGTATATATTAAAATGTCAACTTGTTTTATCGCCACTATTTTAGGCAACATTTTTTATACTTGCGCCCGCTGCCGCACGGGCAAGCATCGTTTCTCCCCACACTTTCAACTTTTTTATGACGAAAATCGGTGATGAGCTTACCTTCGCAATGAGCTATTTCCTGCTGTATACACACAGCCTCAATACCACTAAACGTAGCGGTGCGTTCTTCACCTAAATTATAATCTAACCACTTAGCTACTATATGATTATATCTATCCGTGTCAACACTAACTCCGGGCATACTAAGACACCCTTCATTTTGAAATATTATAGGGTCATACGCTTCTAAAATCACTGGGTTTATCATATCTAATATCAACTCTGAACGTAGTATAGAACCGTCTTGACGCTTCTGCTCTGGTATGCGTATCGCACAAGCTCGTCTATGTACTCCAATCTGTACTGCGGATAAACCTATACCTCGACCTTGAGTTTTCTTTATCTCATCATCCATTCTCTCAAATATCATTTCTCTATGGCACTCTTCAACAGAGGTATCTCTTGACTTTATTTTTAAAACTTCTAAGCTCGTTACTATCATTTATTATCTCCATTTCTTAATCTATATAACGCCTCTTCAAGATTAGTATGTGTCTTATGTTTACAATACATACCATCTATAAGATGTGCCGTTCGATAACCTCTAACTACTTCCCAACAGTGTACATTCCCCACACTAAAATGTAACCCATCAACATAATCATAATACGCCTCGTATTGTATTTTCATTTTATATATCCACATTTGAATCGGGGTATAGTTTAGTATCTTTAAATATAGTCCACCACATCTTTTTATTTTTCTTTATTATTATATCCCTAGCAGATGAGCTACAATCATGAAAATCATAATAGTCCTGTTCTTCAAGTTCTATGTATGTCTCCATATCACCAAAAAGAATGAACCGTGGATATATGTGTCCTCTCTTGTCGTCTGAAGACATTATTCCTCTCACCGCTGTAACTTTTAACCCTACAATATTCTGCATACTATACCTCCGCTAATACTTGATATTCACCAATAGCGGTTATCTTCTTAACTTCAACACGCTTTGGGTAATACCCAGCTTTTCTTAACTTTTGTAACTCCTCAAGTGTAAACCATTTACACATTTGTTTCCTATTGATGAATCCACATATTTCATTTGGTTCTATATTCCTCTGTATACCTTTATCATTCATAGGGTTTGGGTGAAACTCTTTATCTATATTATGTTTATAAAGAAACCCATCGCAAAGTATTTCATCAATTAAGTTATACGGACATTCACCCATGTCATTTTGAACTCTCCATATCTTCATCTTTTTAATTTTCTGTTTAAATGGCCACATAAGTTACCTCACATTTTAGGCATTTCATCATCATGCGCATTGGGTAAACTATCAAGCCCATACTCTTTCGCTAATAACATGAACTTATTCGATGGTTCAAGTTTCATATATTCTCTAAAAAATGTTAAGAATTTCTCAAGTTGCTTTAGAGCTATCATGGTGTTTTCTGACATCTCAATATACTTATCTTGTAAGCTCCTATGCATCCTCGCTAACTCCATATAATCATTATGTGATTTCTGTAAGCTACTCAACAATTCTAATACCAACTTTTCATTCTTATCTTCTTTCTTTTTAAACCAAAACATTATTTACTCCTTTTCTTCGAAAGTTTTAGCATTTCAATCACATCATCATTTGTTATAGGTAGTTCTTCGTTACAGTCAATACAATAAAAATATGAATCCCCAGCTACAGCGTGGTCTTCAGTAAAATCCAACTTGTAATATTCGCTATTCTTAATTTTAGATATTCGCACGTCACTTATGTGGTCTCTGTTTTCATTAGCTCTAATAGCTCCTTTTAAAAGTAAACTTACACCACAATGTGGACACTTTACTAAAATTTCTTTTTTCATACTACCCTCTCCGTGACATACTTCGCCACTGTTTCAGTTTTCGCTATATCTGAACAAAAGAAATCTCTAACCTTTTCTTCAGCTTGTTTCTTATTATCCGCTTCAACTACCCCGAAATCTGTTGTATCTACAACAACAAACTTGACACTAAACTTTGGCATACTCGACCTTTCTATTTGGTTTTGAGTGTGTATACTCTACACAATGAAACAATAACGTCTTCCTACTTGACAATATTAACTGCGCTACTCTATACAACTGCCCTAGTTTATGGGCGGCTTCTAAAAAATTAGCGTAATCTTCTGGGATGTTAACACTTATAATCTTACCAGTACAAACTCCTTTTAATCTCTTTTCAACTTCATCAAACGCTTTCATCCCATACTCATGCTTAATCGGTAATGTCTTCATTATAGCTTTAAACTTCTTTACGGGAATAATCATTTAATTTCCTCTTAATTTATTTAAAAGTATATCTGTCTTAAAGGACGTGCAACTCTCTAGACTTCCTAACACAACTTCTTTTAAATTTAAAGGTAATCTCTTTACATTTATCTCATCTGCTAATACTATAAGACCAGTTTCAATCTGACATTTCTGTTCTCTAAGGTTACGGTTCTCCTCCTGCAACCCATCTGATATAGCTTTTAATATAATATCTCGGTGTTTTTTAACATTTTCTCTAACATACTCATAAACCATATTTGAATCTCTCTCCATTATTCACCTCTCTTTTAACTATTTAACATTTTCTTTCTTCGCCAAAATCTTTTTTGTTTCTTTCTTACCAGCATGTTTCAATTTTTCATCTAAACTTAACTTATCATACGCCTCTTGCCTCTTCGCCGCTTCTTCTCTCTTAACTTTGATATTCTTTGGCATAATGCCCTCCTTTTTAGTTATTACTAGAAGATTTAAAGAAATTCCACATTTCTTTTTCTGTCATACACGCATACTTAATATTATTCTTAATCCATCTTTTTAATTCGATACTATTCTTACCATATTTTTTTCTTGTTTGGATATAATCATTTGCTATTTCTTCACTTTCATTCCTTGCATCTTGCATATTTTAACCTTTTCTTTAAGAGAAGTTTTTTACGGTATCTTTTATAATACCATTTATTGTACCTATAAGACATATAATTAAAACGCTTAACATTGCATTCAGGATGATACATCTTTTTTCTTTTAGTGTCAATATGTAACCCGCAAACATTACACATCCCGCTCATAAAAACTCCTTAATTTCTTTAAAACTTCTACACCTTTTAAAAATGTCAGATTCAACTTGTCTAACTCTTGCCGGAGATACTCTAAATTGTTTGGCAATTTTTTTTAAAGGCTTTGCATACCCATCGTAAAATCCATATCTATGCCTTACGATTTCTATATTTCTTTTTAAATAACGTTTATCATATTCACTTTTAGTTTTTATATTAGCAAACATATACTCCACAGCATCGTTTAAATTAAAAATCATATCACCCTCTCAACAATGCGTTTCTTCGTCCATATACTCTATTAAAAACGATTGCTCTTTTTTAAGATACACCCAATATCTACCCGTCTTCTTAAACTCATACGCCACTCTATCGTCACAATCATACGCACCTAAATACACTGGTTTATTCTTTACTGTAAAATGCCCAAGAAATTCATATTTATTCGTTTCTTTAAAATCTCCATTATTTCTTGCACTAGGCTTTTCTCGTATCTCGACTTTATTTATTCCATCTCCATACCCATTATGAAAAAAGCAAGACAGGCCTTCGTTGAATATCTTGATATTCCCCATATCAGAACCCGTTTTTACTATCATTATATCATTTCTCCTTATTTATGAAATCGCAAAACGCTTTTACGATACTATCAATCTCCAACTTTTTACCGTTATATATACGGTCTTGACTCTTCAGCCATGTTCTCAAATCAATTTTTGATAACCATTCATCTAACTTCTTACCGGACATCTGTTCTGAAAAGTATTGAAACTCTTTTTCTTTTAGTAACTCAGGTCTCCCACATCCAGCCCCGGGTGCATGTCCCGGTTCAACTATTGTGCCCTCATAAATAAACGACACACAACCATCGTGGTGTCTATACCCCTCTACAACTTTAGCTTTCTTCCATACGTTACCATCATAACAATACGTATACACCACATCATTAACATTATAATAGTTATATGGTCTGCTATCTGCTAACATTGGTTTATACTTTAACGTCTTCTTTATTTTACGTAAAGCCTCTATTTCTTTTTTACTCTCTTTAATTGAATTTTCGGATTCTTTTATATCATATTCCTTGCTCTTTATTATGGCTGAAACATCATCCGGAGATAACTGAATTATTTTACAAACCGTATCAAACTCAACCTCTCGCTCATTTCCATAGCTTTTCATTAACTCACAATCCCCGGACAACATGCAACTGTGCCGATAGCTCCCGCAACCTTGATATTGGCACCACCCACAAGTTTTTAAAGTGGTATCACCTTTCTTCTTATTCATATTCTCCGCATTCCATTCTGGTTCTCTACTCATGATACTCCTTTCTTAACCACGTTATTTGAAATATCTTCTTCATCTATCCACTCAATCAATGGTAATGACTCACCTGAAATTTTAAAATCTATTAAATAACGGCGTCTTCTAGGCCATACATCAATTACATTTCTAACCTCTCCTGAAAAACCTGCATAAAAACCTTTAACAACTTCAACTTTGTCTTTAAAATGAAACTTGGGTTCATTATTCATACTTCTCCTTTATTTATTAAACCACATAACGTGTGTCGCCCAATCGAACTCATCTATATCAAACTCTTCGCCATCGTGACTTAACTTTACTTTGTCACGTTTAAATAACGATGGACAAACTAACACGTTAGACACCTTATCTTTTGTAGCTAATACACCATACCCATCATAATCAATTAAAGAGCCGTCATCAACTGAACTCTTAAACCTTTTAAACGTCATTAAATCACCAACATCTGTATCTATTTCATCAAAAATTACATCGTCAATGGTATCATATTTAATAGCAACACTATCCCCGGTATAAGATTCAATAAACAGCTTAACAGCCGCTATTAAATCTTTTTTGGGTATTTGTTTTTCTATTTTTTTACCCCACGATGTTTTGCTTTTAGTCATTGCAATATGTATCATATTATCCCTCAAATGTTTTATCTTGGCATCCTTGACATAGACCGCTTATATCAAATTCTTTTCTACTCAACTCATCTTTAAAATCCTCTCGCTCAACTTCTTCTCCACACACTGGGCATTTCCCTTCGTTTATTAAATCTAACGCAAACGCAAAACCGCCCATACTAACTAAATCAGAGTTCATACTTAGATTTTCTCCTCTATTATTTTTACTATTTCAAAACTGTCCTCAACATACTCACTCGGTAGTTCTATATTCTCAAGAAACTCTTGAGCGTCTTTTTCTTCTTCTGGTATTACATACTGCAAATTCACATTCACAATACCTATGCGTCTTACTGCTTTTTTCTTTTTCATATGTCTCCTTTCTTATAATGTGATTATTTCCCCTATTACAATAAGAATATTATGACCTTTACCGCAATGCTCTTTAATTAGAGGGTATTTATAATCATCATAATATGCTTCTCTATGTTCCGATATTAAATTCAACCCCTTAAATGAAAATGGGTTTAGTTTATAATCAATATAAAAATTCGTTCTTGCCATATTAACTACAACTATATAGCGTATACCTCTAAATACTAGATACACAGCTTCAATCGCTAAAGATATTACTATCCATGTTAAACTCGCCCAGAATAAAAACTTAAAAATTTCTTTAAAATATTTTACAATCAAGTAAATCCATGACAGAATTCCACATATAACTAATAACTCTAACGCTTTGAAATATAAAAATATCCCTAATTTTTTCATTACTTCTGACTCCTTCCTCTTATTGTTACAAGCGCCGACATTAACAATTCTTGGTCGCTACAATGTATTATGTACCATACATAATCTTTTAAAATCATACCTATATTTTTTAGGTATTTCTTATCATTATCCATAACAGCCTGATATAACTCCTTAGCTTTAAGTTCACTATTAACCGCTTTTAACGCATCTTGAATTAACAATAATCTTAAATTTTTTCGAGGTAGTTTAAGCTCACCAAGTAACTCTTTTTTTGTCATGACACTCTCTCCTGTTTTTGTTTTTCTTTATACTGTTTTATTTTAACCGCTGTAACCGTGCGAAATGTTTCTGGGCTAAATCTATAATTATCTAACGATAACATCCCGGTAAAACAATTTATTAAAGCTACGCATTGGTTATCATACAACTCTAATTCAACACATGATGCCGCTACGCAATTAGCCACAACATCATAGTCCTTACTTGTCATTTTATTCTCCTGTTGATATGTAAATTCTTTCACCCCAAATATCATCATTTATATACACCATTGCAAAGTGTACATCTAACATCGCAAAACCGTCAGATGATAACGGGTGGTCACCTCTATAATGCGAATGAACACCTTCAATCATAATCCCGTGCTGTTGCGAATAACCACTAAACACTGCTACTTCTCTTATTTTAAAAATCGCCCACTCATACTTATCTGTCTTATAAGTTCCTAAACTTTCAGCGTATTTTTCAGCATACTCTTTAACCGTTTGCTCATCTTTACACATCTTAACCGCGTCAACTAACTCTCTCGCTTTACTCTTAGTTAAATCAAAATGAGCCTTACCGAAGCCTAATAAAATATTCACTTAATCTCCTTTCTTATTTAAAACCATGATAAACATATACTCCCTCTCCCAAATTCAGCAAGCCCGGCGTCTAACACACTCTCTATATCGCTCCCATTATACTCATCCCAATTACTAACGTGTTCTTCGCATTTATCAATGAATATACGCTCTCCTTCCTTAGCGTCATCAAACGGGATATTCTCTGATACAACACCACCTATAATAACTATAACTGAACCTTCGTACTGTTTCATTTTTTATACTCCTGATTTTTATTGCACCCTCTACACGTTCCACGCTGACACTGTTCGCAATAACATTCTTGACACACGCCACTACCCTTATCAGGACAATCTTTACACGGCTTTTGAAACACAACCACCTCCCTATCATTATGCACACATCCTACGCATATATCATGATTAAATGTATCATTTTTGATACACTCCTTACAATGAGCTTTTAGTTTCATTTCTTCTCCTCTAATTGCATATCTATCTGTTCATCCTCTTCTGTATATACAGTTGCCCATCCTTGTTTGAGCTTTTCTTGCAACGCATATATCCCATTATGTGGGAGTTTCTTAACTACTTCTACCGCTTTAGCTAGACTTCTAGCTTCAAACATTACCTCTATATCACATTCCAACCAGTCGCTATCAGTATCATACGGTGAGTTATGAACGTCAACTCTAACAAACCTTTTTTTATGTTTTAAACTATCATATAGCAGTCTTGACATTTCACCTTTACCACCCCAATTCTTTTCACTATGATGTTCGCTCCACAATAATCGATATTTCTTATTTTTTATTTTCATTCTGTTCTCCTGATGAAAGTGTAACTATAAACTGTGCTTCACCACCACCTAAATAATCATCAAAGTCTATATTATCTATAAGACAACCGTTACTTGTAAGATACTTTATGATTTTATGATTTAAAACCAAATCTCTTAAACTATTCTCACTTATGTCTTTTTTTGCCGTAACGAACACTTCTACACTATTTATTTTAAACATTATAACTCCCCTCTCCTCTATTTCATCATTTTATCCATCTCATTTATTTTAATTTGTTTCATTTGTTCGCCTCTAAAAAAGCATATACCTCAAGCAGCCAAAGCGATGCAAACAACATACAAAATTGCACATTACCATGTGCGCCACATATAACGGCACATAGAAAAAAGAATTTCATATTACTCATAATCAATCCCACTCTTGTGACGAAGACTCGTCAGGCACAATAATGTATTCTTTAAGATTGTCTTCTAATTGGTCTATAGAAAAATTCTTAAACACGTTATTTAACTCCTCATCACTTGACATCGAAATCTTACTCCCCACTGGTAACTTCTGTAACTGTTTAATCAGTTTTGATACTAACACGACATCCTCCTTTGTTATTTCTCTACATCTTTCAATAACGCACTCATGGCTACACTAACCTCTACATCAATTTTAATACCTTTCATCTGCTCCATTATCAGATAATTGGCTATTGTATACAGATGCTTTTTTCTTTCTTCTTTTGTCATTACCATCTCCTTTTTGTTATTTTTATTCTACCTTTCACCATCATATTATTCGCTACTATTATCTTTTCACCTACTATATTTTCACCGGAGCATACAATATCTCTTAAGTACACCTTCTTTATAACAACATCACGACAATACCCCCTTCTAACAAACTCAATCTCCGCTTGTCTTCTTGTCATATAAGCATGAAACCCTTTACTATACAAATATGTCCGTGATACTAAATCACTCGATGCTGGTTTTGCTTTTAACCATTTATTGGGTTCCAATACTCTATTCGCACACAATGTAATATATTTTCCAGTTCTTTCACACGCTGATTTTTCATACGTCAATATTTTATACCCAACATAAACCTTATCTTTTTCATAATACTGTTTATTCCTTAATACTTTGTGGACACACATCTTATTTATTCTCCACTTTTAAATTGATTTTCTGTTGTTTACCTTCACCTGTATAATCTAATATCGTATCTCTCGCAAATAAAAACTCAAATGGAGTATAATGCGTATTATATTTAGAATTATACACCTTAACTTCTACTGATGCTTTGAATAAACTTATAACGGGTGTCAACATTATTGATAATAACAATATTACCCATATAATTTTAAATAAGTCTTCTTCAAAAAATCCTCTTTTATTATTTAGCATTATTTTATCTCTACTTCACTCATCTCGTCCGCTATTTCTGTTATACTCTGACCATCTTCATTATAATACTCACACCACTCTTTACCGTCAAACTCTTCTAACCCTTGCACATTACTATAATCAGGTTTTACTCTCTCTCGAAACTCAAAATCATCATACTTCGCAAGTATGTCCAGTATCTTAATCGCCTCAACTACATCTTTGACATTTACTTTAAACGCCTTACCCGGAACTTGGGGTATATGCCACACACGCAACTGACCTTTCTTCTCATTTGCCATTACAACTCTCCTTTCTTAAGCTAATTCATAATGCCCTGGTACATACTTTATATTCACCATTCTTAATATTAAATACTTTTCACTTAAATCATTAAACGCTTGATACGCCTCGGGTATCGCTCCACTCAAATACCACTCATCTTTCTTCGGTTCTCGTTTCTCGCCTGTTAAAACAAAGCCTCTTTTAGGCGGTAACATACTCGGTTCAAGATATATTTTTTTATTATCTCGTATATCCATTAAATACCCGCTTATCTTGCAAATTGGGCAATGTTCAGTTTCACCATCAAGCGTAATCTTTTCTTCGTAAAATATACTTTCACACCAATTACATTGTACTTTTCTCATTATAAACTCCTTGTTATATGAACAACAACTGGAGAGAATCGAACTCTCAACAGGGCTTCTCGATAGAACGGTGTGATTGTTTTCCGTAGGGTCTTGTATCTAATTCTACGGTTACGTCATATCACACATTTCACGTTCGGCAAGATAACTCCGTATTGCTAAGCAACTTTGTTATCTCGTAGCTTCCGAATTCTCCGGTAATTTCAATCTATCAGTAAAACGCTTGCCCTTTGCATTATAGTTTGCGTTTTCTACGTGAACGCCATCAGTTATTGCTTTGTTATTTCTTTTCCGCTTCTTCGATTACTTGTTTACAAAGCATGATTGATGTATCAGGTCTAACATTATTATATTCCTTCCCATTAAATAATGAGGTTACAGCTTCCCATCGTTCAACCATATCATTCAATGTTTCTACAAGTTTATAATGGTTATTACAAGCACGTTCTATAAACTCAGCATTTGCTTTTGCCTCTTCTTTTCTACTTGGGCTTGCAAACACTTTTATCATATTGCTCCACAATCCCTTTTTTGAGCCGATATACAACTCAGGCAATGTTTCTTTCTGCACATGCCACGGCAACTGAGTATGTGTACTCCTATTACACTTATTGCACGTGACCATGTATATTTCTCCTTCACATCCGCATTTATCGCATTTCATTTTACTCCTCACTTATTTTATTCATTATATACTCAACCAACTCTTCTTGTGTCGCTTCTGGGTTATAATCTTTATCATCATCTAACCCAAAATGTTTTATAATCTGCTCTAAAGATAATACCTCATCATGATACATAGGTAAACGTTGTAAAATATATCTTAAAAATATTTTGTTTATTTTCACTTCACACCTCTCAAGAACTCACCTAATTCACAATCTTCTTCAAGATATACAGCGTGTTTACCTATATACCCAAACGCACAAATCTGAGCCGCTTTCTCGAAATTCTTATCTCCTCTCGGAACTACAAGATACCCATGCCCAGCTGTAATAATTTTACTATACCCTTTAGAGTACTCTATTACTCCGCACACTTCATCATCCGATTTTAATTTCTGTAACTCTTTTTCGTACTTGTTCATACTGAAACTCCTTTTACACTGTCATAGTTATATCTATACCACCACAACACCCTAAAAAACTTATTATCTTCACTCTTATGCACTGGATGAATTATATATCTAAACCAATGTGTCTTGAAATATCTCGTGAAATACCATTTTATACATTCCATCGAAACATCCTTTCTTACATGAACTCATCTATATCAGAATAATCATACGGTATTGAACACCCGATAACTCTATCTTCTACAATTTTTATCTTCGTAAACCCGCCTTTATCATTCATATACCTTTCAAACTTATCGATATTCTCACCTTTTCTGCCTATCAAAATCCCCGGTCGTGATAACGTAATACACAACTCATTACCTTTTACACTTATCTGCGTCAAGCCTAACGCTCTAACTTCTTCCTGTGCGTTTTTATACTGTAAATCTCTTGACTCAATCGCATACTTATCTAAATAATACCACGAAATCAACTCTGCCGCTGTCCTATTCTTACGCTCTTGATTTTTTAATCTTCTCTCTATAAACAACGCTACCGGGTTCTTCATCTTCACTCCTTGTTTCGTGACACTCGTTATTCTTATGACCTCTACACTCCTCATCTAATGGATATCCTTGACCCGCAACACACCCTATATCTTTTATATAACTTTTACACCGTTTCTTTTTCATGCTTCACGGTCCTTTTTTAACATTATTGTTAATAAGTCCTCAGCTTTACTAATCATCCTCTTTGCAAACTGCATTTCGTCCGTTAAGTCTTGCTTATCTGAAACTTTATAGATTACTGGGTTATCTAAAAACATCTTTAAAGCCCCAATAAGTTGTATGTTACTTTTCTGTAATGTTTTAACGTACCTATGTATCTTCATCTTATCTTTTAGACTCGCATCCATATTTTCCATTGTTTCGCAATATACATACTTTATCTCCGTCATATCACATCTCCTTTATATCAACTTCATTCGACCGCTTATCTCATTCACATACTTTGTTTTTTGTTTCATACCTTCACCTTCCTCTTTTTCATTTCTTTTACTTTTAATAAATTCTTTAAGAAATTATCCCGTATCTTAACCCCATCCACTTGCCTGACTAACTTCACCCCCTCAGGTAACTCATTCACTTTTCCTTTTAACACGCTCTTTACCCATTCTCCGTGTTTACACACCTTATGTATCTTTCCCGCTATGCAATTGCACGATATTATCACACCCTTCTTTACTACACTATAATCCTGCTCGGGGAACATACCATGGTCAAACTTAATTACATGAAACTCATCTTCACTAATCCTCATTAGTTCGTACATACACTCCTCATTTCATATAGTTTTGGTTATCTTTATTTCACGTTTCGCCATTATCTCAACTATCCTATCCACCATACCCACGGGTATATATCCTTTATCAGTAGCTTCAACAAGCCACTGTTTATCATCGCACCATATAATAACTTCATACTTCTTTTTATCGCTCATCTTCATATCTCTCCTTTCACATCACACCTCATTTTATCGTTCTTTGTTTTGAACGAACATCTATACCTAATAGAATTTCTTTTTCATAAAAATCGGCAGAAAACCCGAATTCTTTATTAAAGAATAATATACAAAAGAAATCTTTCAAATGAGCAATCGCAAGTTTTATACGGTAATGTTTTGTGTATCTAATCATTTAACACCTTCTTCCTCTTATTTAACCACCATAACAACAAAACTTCCGCAACAATTTGATACTTTTATACCTTTAAACTTATCATCCTCAAATGATGTAAAATAGTTTCTCGTACCACCCACCACCCAAACACCTTTTATTCCTAAAGTATACCTCTCATACTCATTCTCATATACGCACTTACTTACACCATTACTTACCTGCTCAACACAGTCAGTCATACCATTAAAATCAGAAGTAACATTTATATATAAATTCCCGTTATTCTTCCTTATAAAACTCTTAAGCGTAGCAAGTGTAATCTTTTTACTCTTCTCCATACATCATCTCCTTTCACCGTTCCCATCACTTCCCGCGGTACGCAAACCCCATATCAGCTATACTCTTATCTTCATACCTCAACGTCAACTTATGCTTCTTCCGTATACACTCAACCATCTTATACGCAAAGAATATTCTTCGACTCCTACGCTTCTTACCGCTAACCTTTATATAAAAGTTTAAATTAGGCCGTATCGTCCTCTTCCACGTCTTCCTCTTCTCACTAACAAGCGCCGCATCTTCATACTCCATAACCTTATCACTAACCTTCCCACACGTCTTACACACTAACACAGGGATAAACTCCCTCTGCCTTCCCCTCGGCCTCGCCTCATACTGCTTTACATTCAACGACTCGACCTTCTTCTCACTCCCAGAGAAATACTGCATTAACATCTTACTCGCCTGTTTTCTATCATCAGGACTCGAGCCTATATCCTTACTTATCTCCGTCAACCTCTCCTTAATATCATGCCTATACTCTTTACTGCTCTTCAACCATATCTCTTCACTAGGCAACAAATGCGTTATACTCATTACTCACCTCGCTTATTATACTCATCAACTAACTTACTTAACTTACCTAGAAATCTATCGTTCTTAACCGCATTACTCTTGCCTCGACACTTGAAATCTCCTACTATAACTTCACTCACATACGCTCTATCCGCAAATATACTGCTATACTCAACTCTTACTTTCACAATGACCTCCTTTACCCTATCGTCCTATACCTCATCACTTTCGGCGAACTATAATAATACTCTCTAACCTCTACATTATCAGGCTTACACTCGACCGCTTCCCTGATTTTTCTTCTCTCACCCGGCTCTGTATAAGAATTTGTTTTGCACGTTATCCACACCTGCTTCTTATTCTTCATCTGCACAATTATATCTATAATACTATGACTACCAGCACTCCTTACTACCCACATCACATCACTCCGACACTTGAACTTACGCATTACTCTAAACTCAAAGGCTTCCCCTCGTGCACGGTTATCCGCTCCTCTTCTGCTATTCTTCTCCTGTATAACTTTCATCATCTTTACATACTTTGACTCTTTGGTGGTAAGCATTTTATTCTCCTTTAACTCATGCTTGCACTTTCGTTTACATACTTCTACTACACTAGAAGTATATCATATATACTTTAAAAAGCAAGCGTCTAGGTGAACTATCTTCACCTTCTTTTTTAGCTCAAACAAAAGTAATTTTAGAGCTGGGCCACACAAGGATTGAAATTTGAGGGTAAAAGTCGAAAATGAACAGGCGAGCCTCGATACTCGTGTCTCTCGGAAACGCTTCATATTCCTACGCACGAGGCGCGAGTGTAGAATGACACGCCGTGTTGCTGTCTAAGTAGACAGTAACGGATTACTCTCTAGTTAGAGAGTGAAAGACTAGTAAAGTGGTAGTGTATCGGTAAAAGATAAAGGGTGCTTGAGGGTAGACAGTTGAGGTGCGGTGCTTAGTACTTGATACTTGATACTTGATACTCGTGTCTCGGGCGTTAGCGGTGAAAGATTAAGGTAGATGGGTATAGTAATATATATATAATAGGATAAGGTATATAGTATAGGAGTTTGGGAGGGTATAACCGCTTGCTCAATTTACAGTAAAGTAGTAAGGTTCCATCCTGTGTGGAGAGCGTCAAAAAGTTAGATTTGGGCTAAGTTGCATTTAAAGAAAAACGCTCTCCGACTGTAGAACGAAAAAACGCACTTTTGGAAAGGAAGAATAAAAAGTAAGATATTTAAAGTGTTAACAATTCCGACCGTTTTTAACTAGATAAACTTTAAAATTTATAAACCATTAGGATATAATTTAGTTCTCATCCTTATATCATAACTAGCAACCCCCAAAAAAAAGTGTATTCCTGGGAAAGCTCTTTTTTTTCACCCATTAGTTACACGGGTACTGTATGAGAACTAAATCTTTTCTTAATGGCTTATAAAAAATGCAGTTTGTGTAGTTATCAAAAATCGCTGTTTTTGTCATTCTTAACATTACGGAGAGGAGTCTGTCTTGTGGGGTATTCATCATACTCATCAGGACTGAGCATTTGATTGAATGGGGTTCTTCTGCGTATTCCGTATTTCTTCATCCATGTATAGACTGTTGAAGGGCTTATCATATTACCGAAATAATCACGGGATATCTCTACTGTTGACATCTGTCTATTCCAATACAATTCTTCAAGCAACGCTTTCGTTAAGACTTGACCATCAGGACTATCATACTTTTTACGGTCATCATCTTGATTATACTTCCAGTACGGAGCATCACCATTTAAAAACTCTCTTTGTTCTGCGTTATTATGAGGCATACATTCTCCTTTATTATTATAGAGGTATTATATCATATCACCGCTGATTTGTCAAGTATAAGTTTACATTGGTGAATAAATATGTTTACAATATATATATAACATGATATAATGTATCTCTATAAGGGAACGAGTATCGAGCCGTGAGTATCGAGTATAGCATTTCGGGTTGACCTCCTTCAATGCTATATGATTTGTCTTTACAAGGGACATACGAATACTCACGGTTCTTATTTTAAGTATAATTCGTAGGTTCCATCCGTGTGTGGATGTGTATGGATAGTGCAGAGTATCGAGTTTCGAGTGTTGAGTAGCAAGGAATGACAGCCAGCAGGGTAGGATACGAGGATTGAGGGTAGAGTAATAAGTAGAGTGAATTGGGTGTGAGGATGAGTGGATTGTGTGTGAGGATGAGTGGAATGAGGTGATTGAGGGTAAGGATGAGTGGAATGAGGTGATTGAGGGTAAGGATGAGTGGAATGAGGTGATTGAGTATAGAGTATCGCAAATCGTGGTGCAGTATATGTTCACCAGAGTAATTGACAATCACACAGAAACATGATATACTAGATGTGTAAGTAAAGAATAAGTAACAGAGGAGGTCGGGTATGCGTAAGTATTAAGATTTTATTTGCTCAAAGCGACATTCGAGGAGCGAGAGTCAAATGGCGGGGCGTTGAGAATTTAACTTTGACTTTCGAGTTTCGAGTGTCGCCTCTCTAAGAGGAAAGAGCCCTGGGACCATGGAGACGGCCCGATAGGTGGATTCTTCAAGTTACTTTGAAAAATCTAAGTAGTTTGATGGAAACAAAGCGAGCGTGGTTGGAATCATCCGGGGAGGCGTGAGTGGTGAATTGGATGATGGGTGAGGGGCGCGGGTTGAGGTGCAATATAGGTTCACCAAGAGAGTTGACAAGTGAGATGTGGTGAGCTATACTTGAAGTAACGAAAAAGAAAGGGGGTCAGTCATGAGTAAGTATAGCGAAGTAGTAACGATGTTAGAAGAGGCGGGAAAAGGAGAGGAGTTGACTATTGCGGAAGGGTGTACTTGTAGCAGATGTGGGAGGACAGTTACAGAGTATGAGGTAGAAAATGATGAGAGTATCTGTTGTAAAAAGGAGGTCGTAAGATGAAGAACTTGTGCGGTAAGACAGTCAAGAGAGAAAATGCGTATGAAGTGTGGCAGACAAGAGATGGCAGTTGGACATGGTACTGTTTACGAAAATACCAAAGTCCAGATAACGAGTTGAAAAATGAATACGCACGATGGTTTTGTGATGTTGTAAGTCCATTTTGTCCAGATGGCGAAATGGGTGATGTGTATGTAAGCGATATTAAAGGACACGCTGTAAAAGTAAAGTAAGACGAGGAGCGAGGCACGAGGGTAAAGTGGCTATCGCTCCTTTTTTAGGCTTAAATCTCGAAGGTTCCATCCAATAAGACGCAAAAATTAGGTTCACCAGAAGTTTGACAAGTGACATTATATATGATATACTATAAGTGTAGTAAGAGAGAATAAAGAATAAAAAAAAGGAGGTCAAGATGAAAGTGAAGACAATGAACGGAGAAGTATTAGATTTACAGTGTCAGCAGTACACACTTGGGTTATATGTGTGTTTATATGAGAAAGGTAGAATGCACAGCCAATATGTATTCGATACCACGCAAGAGAAGTTTATAAAAGATATAAAAGACGGTAATACTAATTTTAAACTCGTTAAATAAAAGGAGGTCGGTCATGGGAGTATTTAACAGAATTAGTCTTGCAGTAGAAGAAACATGCCAAGTGTGTAACGAACCGAGTTACAAGTGTAACGGATGTCAAGTGCGAGTAGATTTGGGGAATGTGATAATATACGCTTCTGGAGTATCAAAAGAAGTGATACGAGTTACGAGTAAAGGGCCGCTTATGAGTGTAGGAAGTACGTTCTTATCAGCTATAAGAGTTGGGATAGTGCTATTGATGATGTGTGTGGGAGCGTATGCTTTTGATACCGAAGCGTCATATTATACAGTAGCGAGTTGCTTAAGAGAAGGCACAAGCGGTATATGTGCGAACGGTGAGAAGTTAGATGATAATAAATTAACGTGTGCAAGTTGGGATTATAAGTTTGGGACCATATTAAAAGTAACAAATAAAAGTAATGGGAAATATATATATGTAAGAGTAAATGATAGAGGACCTAATAAGAAGTTATATAGAGGTGGACGTAAGATAGATTTAAGTAAAAAGGCTTATAAGAGTATATCAAGTATTAAAAGCGGAGTATGTCAAGTATCAGTCGAGTTCGTTAAATAATAATCACAAATTCCCGGGACTATAAATATCTTCCGATTAGTGGAATAATCCAGATGATTTATAAGGTTTCATCCAAAAATATCCCGGGACTATGGATATACTCCGATATGTGGAATATCCCGGGACTATGGAATGTCTCCGATAAGTCCAGAAATGTGGTTTTTAAAACTCTTTATAAAGAGTGGAAAAAACCATTTTAAAAGTCTTTATAAAGTTGTTTAAAAAGACTGGAAAAATCCTTTTTAAATGTTTTAAAAAAGAGTAACAGAATGTGTCATTATGAAAAAAAATATCAGTATCAAGACATGATATTAGCTGTAATCGTGCTGTAATCGTGCTGTAATCGTGCTGTAATCGTGCTGTAATCGTGCTGTAATCGTGCTGTAATCGTGCTTACTATGTCGCTGTATCATAATTTTAGACAAAAAAAATACGCTATAAATTTTTAGTTTATAGCGTATTGATTTTTTAATCTGTTGTGAATGTAATCGTATATTCTGCTGTACTAATAACTTGATTTACAGCGTCACGTACTTTTAAAAGATGTGTTACATATTTATCACATCTTTCACTTGTAAACTCTTGTCTTATATTCTCATCTTCTGAATGAAACTTTATAGTTTCATTCAAGTAAACTAACATTTTTTCTGCTTCGTTTAGAACTTCATCACAACAAGAATATTTTTTTTCATTATCGTTTAACATTTTTTTTCTCACTTTCGTTTTTTATAAAAAAATATACTCTTGTTTTTTATTAGTCACGTTTTAATAATGTTATTATTATATGATACTTTTACACTACTTTTGCGCTTTTAGCTTTTGCGCTTTTAGCTTTTGCG